ACAATGATTAATAAAGAATTATATAAAATATATCATCCAAATAATATAACTACATCTATTGTATAAACATTATCATTATCAACTACACTACATTTCTTTGATATGAGTTCTATTTTCTCTACTTCCTTATCATTATATTCAAGTATGGATAATAATGATTTAAAATTATTTACTGCAATATATGTAGTTATATTATTTGGATGATATATTTTATATAATTCTTTATTAATCATTGTCTATGATATGAAATAATTTCATTAATGCTAATATTATAAGTATTAGAATGAATAATAAAAGTATGGATAACATAGTTATTCAGTCTTTATCCCTATAAAATTACAATCTACTAAGGTATGATTATCTTCAAAACAAGGAGGGTCAGAAATAATACATTTACTAATAATATACTTATTTCTCCTTTTATCAAAGAGTAATACTGTACTTCCTCTTGGAATTTTAAATACAGATTTATAATGGTCCTCATTTAAATATATATCATTTCCTTGAATTATTAATTTACCGAGATTAGTATCTTTACTAACTTCTATTTTTGAATCTACTTCTTCAATAATATACTTTGGAACAAACCATAGATTTTTCCTAGAATCATATCCAACTCTATCTGGATAGTCTTCATGGATCATGTAATCCTGAATTTCTGGCCAAGTAACTGCAATATATTCCATTTTATTATATTGATATAATTAAAGGTGGATAAGCTATATTATACATTTCATCTTTTATACTTACATTGTATCGATTAGTCTTATCGATCTTTACACATTCATGTGTAGTAGAGTGCAAATGTCCACAGAATAGATATTTGGGTTGTTTTAACAATATAGCCTCAGTAAGAGGTTTATTACCTATATGTTCTTCAGTATTATTCCAATATAGCTTTTGTTCTAATATATCACCCCATCCGAATGGTTGATCATGTGTCATAAGAATATCTAAACCTTCTGGAATTTGATTATATAAGGATTTAAGTCTTTCATCAGTGTCCATAAAGGCCCAATTACCAAAGATTTTACAGTAAGGAGTACCAAATATATGATATTCTTTATTGTTATAATTATATATATATTCTTCATGAAATAGATAAGTAACCTTGTTCTCTCTTGGAAATACAGAATACATAAATTCTAAATCTTGTGTATAAATATCGTGATTTCCTGATATAAAAAGTACTTTATTACAAGGAAGAGATTCGCACCAAGGTTTAAACTTATTTCTTAACCAATGTTTAGTTTTTCTGCTACCTGATTGTATTTGTAAAGGAACTATATCCCCACAAATACAAACTAAGTCACACTCCTCTTTAATAGGGATTAAATCTCCATGTAAGTCACTTAATGCAATTACTTTCATTATATTCTAATTTCTTAATTTTTTGATCAATTTGATCTATATGTTGTTTCAATCTATACTCTACAAGGCCTACAAATAATAATATACATAATATTGGAACTACATGTGACATAATTAAGCGTATTTAATAATTCTTATTTTAGATACTTCAATTTCTATTGGATCATCTTCCCATTTAGGTAAACCTAATTTTCTTATTTCTTTAGATGCTTCTTTCCAAAACATTCCAAAGAATTGACACATATAAGGGTGATCCACAAAGGCAGCAAGATATAATCTATTACCTCCAATCCATACTTTATTTTCTACTTTTATTGGCTTTTCTTTACACATTATAAGTTTAGATGCTCCATCTTTGTCTGTTACTAACCAAAGATTACCATAAGTATCTCTATCTTTTGGAATATCTATTCCTTTTATAAATTCATTTCCTATACTCCTCATCTGGAATGGTGTGTTCTCTGGGAGATCTATTTTGTAAACCATTTGTTCCATTTTGTATTTGATAATTTATTATTTTACATATTTGTTCCCATGATACAGGACTATAATTATTATTATCTACTCCAACATCATATTGATAAGGAAATAAATTTACTAGTCTGTCTGTATCTTTACCAGAACTATATGGTCCTGAATGAGTATGACCAAATAATTGATATACAACTTTTTCTGGACCTCTAAAGCTGCCTGCATAACATAGAAAAGGAAAATGATTCAGATATACATATCTACCATCTATATCTAATACCATTTGCATTGCGTAATCCTCAAATAAACTCATTATCTTGTCTCCAGGATAACGTATTTGATCATGATTTCCAAGAATTAAATATATTTTACCATTAAGTCTATTAATTAATTCTTTCCATCTACTATTTGTTGCAAAAGCGAAATCGCCTAAATGAAATACTATATCATTTTCATTTACTGATGCGTTCCATCTATTAATAAGTGCTTCGTCATGTTCTTCTATTGTCTTCCAAGGTCGATTACAGAATTCCATTATCTTTCTGTGTCCAAAATGCGTGTCAGAGGTAAACCATATCTTTACCTCTGATGTATTTAATTTTAATGGTTTCATACATTCTTATAAAAATCTATATGTTTATTATATTGAACCTTTAAAAAGTCATTAATATCGTTAAATACTTTGTAAGGCATAATTTCATTCCTTCTTGCATAATAAGCTGGATGATAGGATTCAATTATTTTATGTGATCCTTTAATATATTTCTTTAATTCTCCAGCTTGATTTCCAAATAATACGAAACATAATCCATTATCGTAAAGACTTATATTTTCTATTAATTTGGAAATAAATGGATGCCATTTCATAGTATGACTTCCTACTAAACCTACTTCACAAGTCAGTGCTGAATTAATCATTAAAATTCCTTGTCTAGCCCAATCTTCTAGAGTAATATCAAATTCTATTGGACCATGAGGAATTTCATAATTTATTACACATTCCTTTACTACTTCTAAAGAAGGGGATAAATGTTCAGTCCCCTTCTTATTACCAAATACTATACCAGTAGCAATACCTTCTTGAGGATATGGATCCTGACCTACTATAATTACCTTACAATCCTTCAAAGAACATAATTTAAATGCTTTAAATATGTTTTGTTTAGAAGGACATAATTTATTATCATCTAAAGTTTGAATCCATTTTACTACTCTTATTAGTTCTCTTTTATCAATTACTTTAATCCAGTCTCCAAAATATTCTTCAGCCGACATATCCTCTTTCTTTAAATTCCTTCATTAAAGGATTAACAAGTTTGAGCATATCAGGATGTGGTTTACCAGTTTTTGCAATACTACTTCTTAAATTAAAGAAATACTTCCAATCAGTATCAAAACCAGTCATAACAACCTCTGTCTTTAAAGCATTAGGAAGAATTTGTCTTGCTTCTTCAGGTCTCCATCCTAATTTAATTAGATTTAGATAGTCGTCTTCTGCAGAAGATAAATTTCCTAAAAATATTGACGTATCTTCTAGTGTACTCCTTACTTTATTTCCTTCTATAATACATTTTCTATCATAATGTCCTTCTCTAAGTTTAGATAAGTTACTAGGAATTATAAAAGTAAGCTCATTATTAAATTTATCTTTACTATAATTACAATATCTGCTACTTTCTTGAGCAAAACTAAATTTTCTATGTCTTACAAGCTCGTGTGATATACCTCTGTCTGTTATAAACCTTACTGTGTATCTTCTATGATGTTTAGTAGGTTCACAAGAGAAAATTAAATCACGGTGCCAATCATTCTCTACAATCACTCTCATATTTGTAGTAATATAACATCCATTTACTACTTCTGAATAAGGATTAATAGAATATTTTGTTATTTTTCTAGCAGCAGATTCTGGATTTCTATTTAATTCTTCTCTTAAATCAAGATAAATTGTACCATGCTCTAACATGCTTAGATGTCCTGATTTAAACATTCTTTTAGCAAAATCATCAAAATCAGCATCTTCGTTCCTTCTGGAACTTTTATAACATGTTCTTCCTGCTATTTCTATTTGTTCACAAGCTCCTTTTATTCCAGGTTCTTGTTCTAATATTTCAAAACTTGATTGAATTAATTTCATAAGATACTTCTCCAACTTTAGAACAATAAGGGCATACTAATGTACTTGGACTCATTACACTTCCACATTTAGGACATACCCAACCGTATAATTTATCAATCATTATCAATAATATATTCTACTTCGTCAATATTCCAATCTTTAAACAATCCATCCATACCTTGAACTACTATTCCAAATTTTTCTTTTAAATAGGAATCGAGAGCATTAGGATATTTATGTGGAAGAATTACTTCTTTTTCTGCTAACTGTTTTATTTGCTCTTCAGTAGCATCATCTGGAACTTCAATATAAAAGTCAGTACTAAGACTAGTACTGACTGTAATGTTAATATATTTACTCATGTCCAAATATGCTATTAGCATTAGGATGTTTAACTGACTTTATAAAGTCCCCAGTTAGAAATGCAGAATCCCAATGAACATCCTCGGGAGGATCTATTGCAAGCCCTTCTTCAGTATGACACTTATCCCAATAATATTCAAGAGTCCTTAACTTATAGAGTTCTATAGAATATTCTTCTATATCTTCTAGGCTATCCTTACATTCATTACTCATCCAAATAAAGGGATCATAGTTTTCTGGACAGAACTTCTGTGGCTCTGTCATCATAATCATATTTCTAAGATTATCTTTAGCTATCTGTAGATATGTTGAAACTTCGTTAATTCTCTCTTGAACTTCTTCTTTAGAATTAAAAGTTTCTCTACTAAAACTTAAATTGCAAAATAATTCTGTACTCCAACTCATTTTTTTAAAATAAACTTAATTGTCCGTCATCGACAGCATTCTTTAACTTCATTGCTTCAGATATATAGAAATTATAATTAAGATTATAATCTTTAATATCTTTCTTTTCATATTTGTTGAAAATTGTTGCACAATATCCAACATTCACTCCAGATACCTTATCATTTCCAAAATCCTTAAATAATGTACCGCCTGTTTTAGATATATAATATCTTGTAGTTCTATCTAATGGAATATCAACTACCTTTTTATCTTTAACACATCGATAAATTGCTTGAGACTTAGAATTAGTCTTTAACCGTAGACAGAAATCATAAATATCAGTATGATTAAGGATAGTTTCTCTAATTGGAATATTATAAATAAAATAATTCTTTACTGATAAAGGAACAATTCTCATTGAAGGATCTTTATGAAATTCTTTATCTATTTCAAAACATCCTTTTAATTTTATGTGCTCATTTTCCTTTGTTGAATCCTCATATACTCCAATGTAATTGTTTACGTCTTTAAGAATCATCTTACTATAGAATACTTCTTCGATTGTAAGACTAGTTTCTTTTGTTAATTGATTGTTTACTTCTTCTATTAGCTTTAACTTATTTCTTGGAACGAGAATTGTCTGTCCATCAGTGTTTGTCTGTAGAAACTTAAGTTCTGGAACTGCTTTTACCCATCTTTCTGCCCACATTGCTATGAATAATTGTCCAGCAATAGTAGTCTTAAACGTATATAAAGGATCATAAAGAAAACTACTTTCCTCGTTAGATTTTCCATATGTACCATTCAAAATCAGTTTATATCCTTCTATAAGTGTATTATTACGATCCTTTTTGGGCTTATGCTTTTCTTTCAACCGATCTTCAATAAATCCTTTATACAATTCCATAAATTCTGGACCTAAATGCTCTGGATATAGATTAAGAGACTTAGCTATAGATGGATATAGTGATCCAACATCATAGTCAGCTATTACCCATTCATCATTTGATTCATATATTCCAGGTTCACAACATCCGTGTGAACCTCCAAGACCAAAATCAAAGGTATAATCGTGAAATCTAATACTATAATTGAATTCTTTTCTTGATCCAGTAATACTCGTAGATTTAATAGAATCTAGAAACTTGTTAAATTCAGGAGTTTCTATTTTTGCCCAACTTGGAATACAATCTTCCAACCTTATTATACTTCTAAGAGTTTTCAGCTTCTTTAAGTCATATATAGATTGATTTACTGCTCTGGAATATAAATGGAGAATAAGATTATATCCCATTGGCACATCACCTAAATTCAAAACTGGAACATGAAATTGTTTTTCTATATTCTGTCGTAATTCAATTTTATTTTTTCCTTTATAAAGAGGAAAATCTGTTTTACCTAAAGTTACAAGTAAAAATTTATAAGTAGCTTCAACATCATTTCTATTATATGAGAGAATACAATTTTCATCTCCTTCTTTGCACCAGGTACTATGATGAATAGGCATTTCTTCGATATTATCCATTCTCATAGCAATTTCTAGGTCTTTTAACGAACAGGACCTAGCTTTATTATTGTAATGCCATATTCTATAAAGATCTAACTGCTTTATATACTTATTTTTATCAGCAATTGATGAGAATTCTGATTCTATTATTGCTTGAGACTTATTATATAACCTACCAGCTACTTCTTGTCCATCGCAGCATTTATACTCCTCATAATGGTTAATCAAATGATGTAATAAAGGATAATCATATGATTCATTGTTAAATCCAACTTGGATTAGTTTATCTCTAAATAGATGTTTATATAGTTCTTCTAAATCATTTCTCCATTTACATATTACAAATTGATAATATTTCTTTTCTTTGCAGTCAAATCCAGTATATGTAAATAGATTAGATAAACATTCTAAATCATATACCTCAAGAATCATAATAAAGTAAAGTAGGATTATCTTTATGAATATCTACAAAATCCAAATTATTTTCTTTTAGCTTATTTTGAAATTCACTCCTATTAAATCCATAACTAATTATATGATAGCCATGAACAGTTGGAATTATACACTTTATTCTTTCCGTACTTCCAGTACAACTGTTTACAATCTTCTTTATTTCTTCCAATTTATCCGGATTATCAACATCGATAATCCAAAGCGACTTATATCCTCTTGCTCTAACACAACCGCATGAACTGTCCCATATATTATTTCCCATAAAGGAATTATCATTTAATACAAGATCAGCATATTTCCTTATACATTCCAGTGCTACTTCTTTAGCATTTCTTATATTTAGATTAATATAGGCTCTAGCATTATTGTTCTTACATAATTCAATGATTCGATCCTTTAGATTTATAAGTTCTTCTTTACTATATATATAATAGGATCTAATTAATCTATATCCATTCCTTACATGTAAATCTGTGTTTCCATCTTTCTTTCTTTGAATAATTTGAAGAAAATAAAATTCATTCTTATTATTAAATGAAATTTGGTCTAAAATTAAATTAAAGTTATCAATAGTTAAAGTAGTCATTGTCTCCTAATGGTTTATAAGAACTATCCATTACTTCTACTGTAATAGGATTACCAGGACTTGGAGACAAGCGTTCTTCAGTTTCATTTAGTATTTCTGAATCAAGAATAGTTTCTGCTTCCCCACTACCATCTTCTATACACATTTTAACTGCTTTATCTAAGGAATTAGCTTTAACTAATATTCTACTTCTTCTCCATATAGATACTTTTTCATCAATTATTAATTCAAATGATTTCATAATAATTCTCTAAGACGATCACCATAGTTACTTCTTATCTTATTCATAGCCTCATGTTGAATTTGCCTTACTCTCTCAATACCTATACCAAATCTACTTGCAATTTCAGCATTAAGCATTGGTGGCATTCCTAGTCCATAAGACATTCTTAGTATATCTCTTTCTCTAAAAGATATAGTATTAAGTACTTCATTCAACTCCTTAGATATACTGTCTTTAATTAATCGTTTGTCACTACTATCAGCATTATTATTAGGTAATACATCTATAAGAGATCCTGAAGATTCGTCATCATTGAAGGGACTATCTAAAGATAGGGTATATGTGTGGGAATTCAATGCGGAAGAAATTTTGTTTATACTTAACTCACTATTACTTTGTATTTCTTCAGCTGATGGTTTTCTTTCATTATCTTGTTCAAATCTTTCAATGACCTTGTTTATCTTACTGAGGGAGGAAATTTGATTCATTGGGACTCTAACTGTCCTTGATTGATTAGATAATGCATATACAATAGACTGGCGTATCCACCACACGGCGTATGAAATAAATTTGAATCCGCGAGTTTCGTCAAACTTCTGAGCAGCTAAGATTAGCCCAATATTACCCTCTTGTATAAGATCTACCAAACTTAAACCTTTATTTTGATATTGTTTAGCAACTGAAATAACAAATCTCAAATTCGATTTAACTAATTTATCAATTGCTTTCTTATCACCTTGTTTAACACGTTTAGCTAATTCAATTTCCTCCTCTATACTAATATTAGGCTCTTTAGACACATCCTTAAAATATAATCCTAAGGATGCGTCTTGCCTATTAGTTATACTCTGCTTTATTTTAAATAATTTCAAGATTCGTCTTCAATATTAGAATCCCCATTATCAAGAAGAGTTTGTTCTTTACTGAGAAATTTAAAACACTTTAGTTTAAATGCCCTGGAAAGACCATCGTCTATTTTTATAACAAGTCCTTCATGTGGAACCTTATTATAACATTCTGGAGAATTACATTCCATATAGAAATTCTTATCGTTAGATAATCTTTCTATAAAATTTTCATTCCAATTATCTTTAATATCTGGATATAAGTCTTTTGCTTTACCATAATAGCATTCTTTTACAGGAGCAAGTCCTACCTGTTCACACCATTGTTGAACTTGATGCGGAGTATATTCAACTACTTTACCATCTACATTAGTATAAGTTACTCTGTAGATTCTTACTTTGAAATGTTTTTCTGGAGTATATTCTTCCCCATCTTTAGGAGGAGTACAACCATAGTCATATCCTTTCTGAATATATCCTCCGTTAGGAAGAAACCCAACTATTTCATAGTATGCACTTTGACCTTTAGAAAGACATGGTCTAACTACTTTATCTGCTTCTTTCCAAACATCTACGCCATAGAATCCATTACTTACTTCTTCATTATAATACTTATTCTTTATAACAGTACGAGATGAATATATGTAGTCATATTTATTAAATTCATCTTTAGTAAGCCATTTAGCTATTTTCTGTTTCCAATTTAATTTCTGCTTACATAATACATAAGCAGAAATTCCAGAAGTTCCATGTATTTTATAAGAAAGTTGTATGATAGATTCGGGATTAAGTACAAAAGGAGCTTTCTTTATTAATAAAGTATCGTAATGAAATCTAAATTGAGTATCAATTATTTTATCAAGCCCTTTCTTTACTTTTTTAGTAACTTTTCCTCCAGCTATCCCAATAGATTCTCTCTTCGGTATATACTTCTTACTGATCCAGAATTCTTTATCCCCGTCCTCAATTGAATCAAATTCAGTGTTTTCAACTATATTGGACAATTCTTTATTTGTTACTGATATAATATAATTTTCAAATACACTAATAGGGATTATGAATCCTTCAGATAATTCTCCTCTAAGCTTAATTGCTTTTACTCTTCCATTATCCTCAAACATTCCAGACTTTTCTGGATCTTTATTTAACTCTTTGTGACGATATAGATTAGCATAACTTAGAAAATCACTATTTATTTGAGAAAGTGCTGGAAAGTATACATATAACCCAGGTTCTGAATCAATTCCTGTAATTATATTAAATCCATCTATTGTACAACATTTTAGACGTAGTACCTCGGGATCACTGTGTTTTCTGAAGTTATTTATCTTTACTATCTTAGAAAGATAATTTTCACTTGCTTTTTTACTTTTTATTAATTTCATCTTCTTTCAATTCCCAATCATTAGACATAATTGCATCAATATAAAAGCTATCAATCTTATATGATAGAAATTTCTTACCCTTTGGTGTACACATTACAATACCGTTCTGCATACGGTAAGATCGTTCTACATTACCCATAGTTAAACTAATAGTTTTTCCAGCTTTTAAATAAGTTAATGCTTTTGAAAAATCAAACTTCATTATAGGTTTCATTTATAGGATCATGTACTATATTAGGATCAATTTTAATTCCACTAGTCTTTATAAATTCTAACATAAGTCCTGCATAACTTTGTGCTTCCCATTCATTAGTTTCTCCTTTAGCATGCCATTGAAATACATGGAAGAGTTCATGATAGAAAGTATGTTCTATTTGTTCAGAACTAAGTGTAACTAATTCTCCATCTGCATCTTCCAATTTATGTGCTATAACTATCTCTTCTCTTGCATCATCGTAATGCCCGAAGTTATTACTTTTTAATTTATCAACTTCACGGACTTTTATAGTATGTCCGTGAAGTACAAAAGATTTAGGTAATTTCATTTTTCAAATGGATGTTCTAATTCTTTAACAGATACTCCAAATGTAAGATACCACAAGTCATCTGGAACATCTACAGTTAAATCTACTATATAAGATCCAGAGAAAGAACAAATAATCTTTGAAATTTGCTCTAAGTATCTAGACCAATCGTATAATCCATTAAATCCTCCTGACACTTCTACCAAAACTATATTCTTGTTAATTCCATTATTGTCAGTATCGTATTCTGCTTTTTGGAATTTAACCTTATAAAGATCAAGTCCTCTAAAAAATCCTTTAAAATAATTGTTTAATTCATTCGAGATCATAACGAAATGCTAAAAATTTAGGTTGACAAGGTATACCATCATCTGATAATTCAAAATATTTACAATCACCTAAATGATTTTTATACTTTTCTTCAAAGTTATCTATATATTCGGATTTTACTTCTCTACTTCCAAGCGGCATTGCTTTAAAAGTTCTACCATCTTCCATTTCACAAATAAAACACATATCTTCAGAACCTCTTAAACCTAGTTCATATCCAACTACTTTAAAAGTTTCATCCATATATTGTTTTATCTTAATCATATCATTAGTTCTACCATTAGGTTTATAAGGCTTATTTGGATCCCTAATTACCAAACCTTCAAATCCTTCTAGTACATATTTATCATGGAGTTCCTTCATATTATTCCAACCACTTACAATAACGTGGGGAACTATACGAATTTTAACTTCACTTTTCTTGAAATCTTCATCAGGGTTGAACTCTAAATTATGATTATTTATAAATGATTCTAGCCACTTAATTCGATCTTTAGCTGGCATATCTAAGTTATCTAAGTGAATACAATCATATATCCAATACTCAAGCCAATCACAATCGTAAGCATTCTTTTCCATTCGAGCTGCTCCACTAATTTGTTGCAATGACTTTCCATGTTTATATAATTCTCCATCTAAAATAACAGTAGGATTTAACTCAAGAAGTCCTTTTATAGAGGGGTGATTTCGTATGTGAAAAGTGGCTGGATCATATGTTTCACCACCTCTACTAGCTGTTTTAACTTCTTTACCATCCCAATACATTAAACAGCGAGTACCATTTATTTTTCTACTTGCCAACCATTCTTTATCAAATATTTTTTTATTAGTTACTTTTTCAGATTGTTTAGCCAGCATAGGTTTAATAACTCCATACTGATTAGTAGCTACTGACCCATAAAGTTCTTTTAGCTCTTCTTCAGTATAGTCATTGGGATGTTTCTCTACCTCCTTATATCCTTTATCTAAAAACTTTTTTACTTCAGAATTAAATTGAAGAGTATATTGCTCTTTCCAATTTCTTTTCTGTTTAGTTCTATCAACAATTATGGCAGGTGAGAGAGTAGTTTTACCCCCTACCTGACCATAACTTCTCTGGATAATGTATCCTTTTACATCATCATTCCATTCTTCATTACATTCAACTACAACAAATCTAAATTTACCAGAAGTTGATTTTCCAAGAAGATATTTTATCAATTAGATTATAGTTTTAATGTAATTTAATATTTATCTATTTCATTACCATCAGAATCTTCTGTTACTATATAAAGGTCTTCCCAGCAAACATAATCTCTAGCATTATTCATTACCTCTTCAGATAAGATTTCCTCAAGAGATTTCTTCCTTTCAACCATTTCATCGATTATCCAATCATTGTCAGAATCAAAATCACTAGCTGAAACTTCACGTTCGTAAAATGCCTTAACCTTAATTGTTACACCGGAATCACTTATTAGATCGCTTATTTGTTCACGAAGATCATCAATTTTATCATCAAGTTCTCCATTCTCATTATTCTCTTCAAGTCGTCTAACACGATTAATTAATAAAGTAAGTTTATCAAGTGCCATAATTAATACCAAGTTGTAAAATAAATACCTTCAGAATCATTTAACTCATCAAACATAGGTAGTAGAGTTTCTTCACAATAATGAAGTACCATTTCTACATCATAAAAATATCCTTCATCATACTCTGTAGATCCAAAGAAGAATCCTTCACAAGTAGGAAGTTCTTCTGGAGCTTTACTATGATCATCAAGCACTGTTTTACATCTATTTATGAGTGCAATAATGTGATCTTTTTTAATCCAAAAGGGTATTTGATGTTCCACATCAAATCCAAGGTCTTCAAAGTATGCTACAAGAAAGTTTACTTTCCTAAAATAGCCTATTTCTGAGTGTTTTTCGAAGAATATATCGAGTCCCATTACTAATTAAGAGTTTCTAAGGTTGCAAACTTAAATACATTCCATCCTTCTTCAAAGAAAGGAGCTTCAATCTTTATTATCTTTGCTTTCTTTGCAAGATCTATAAATTTCTTAGGATTCCTTAAGAATAAACAGTCACTACTACCATCATTTGGTTCATTTGTGTAGAATTTAATTGGACTTTTATCATCAAATCTAATTGATACATAATCAGTACCATCATAAGAACTACATAATAATTGCCCAGAATTAATAATTAACATTACATCAGTTCCATATTTCTTCGTTTTCCTTACTGATATATACATATAAGTTCCATGATTATAAGGAAATGAAAATGTAATAGTATTTGTAGATTTCAATGATGCAATTCTTGTTTTGGAATCGTTCATTTCATCAATATATTCTCTGTATGACCAAGAATCTACAGTGTCTCTAACCTCTTTTATTGTATCTTTTATTGTATCTTCTAAAGTATCTTCAAGTCTAATACTATCAACTGATGATACTTTAGAATTATTACAAGAACAGAAGATGATTCCAAATAAAAGAATTATATAACTAAAATATTTCATTTTGTTCCAGTACTACCAAATCCTCCAGCTCTATCTGTTTCATCAAGAGAATCTACGAGATTCCACTCAATTCTTTCTACTTTATTCATTATAGCCTGACAAATTCTTTCTCCATCTTCAATCCATATAGTTTCAAGACCTTGATTGACTACCGGAACACCCCATTCATTGCGATAATCAGCGTCTATAGTCCCTAAACCGTTAATCAAGTTTAATCCTTTCTTAATAGCAAGACCTGATCTAGGTCTTATCTGTATTTCATATCCTTCAGGTATTGAAGTAAATATACCAGTCGGGATAAGTGCTCTAGATCCTGGTTCTATTCTTAGCATAGTTTTAGAGTGTCCTTCTCCTGCAAAGATAATTTCTCCATCTCCATATATTTTAATAGGATTTTCTGGAGAAACTCTACTAAAATCTGCACGCAAGTCAAGACCCGCTGATTGAGGAGTTTCATACTGAGGGAGAGGATTGTTTGAAATGTTTACAATATTTACATTCATAATTAAAGAAATTTAGGTTCAACGTTATGATCTTCAATTACTAAATAGTTCTTATTAACTAAATTATCACATAACCAGAGAGTTTTACCTTCACTATTATTTATTCCACTAATTTCTCTAACTGGAGTATGACCAACTACTTGATTATATCCTGGTATCATATAATTTATTAAGGAATTTGGTCTAATCCAAGTAAGAGATTGTGTAGATGAAGTCCCACTTCGATCAAAGTAATTATCTGGAATAAATCCAAATGATTCACTTGGTCCCATTTTATTTATATGATTCAAAATAACTTCTAGGTTTATAGACTTCTCTTCTGAATCATTAACGTAATCTCGTTCTACTTCATTTTCTAACCAAATTATGGATACTCCCGCATGAGAAAATATAAAATCATCATAAATATATATCCACTGAGTAAGCTCTAAGAATCTCTCTTTGAACGGATCTTTAGACATATATTCTTCCAATTTAATGTTATATCCAGAACATTTTGCCCAATAATATCCAAGACATTGATTATCATGATTGCCTCTTAGTAAGATTACCTTATCGAAGTTATCTTCCTTATATTTAAGAATATTTTCTAAGTTAGATAATTGTTGATCAACTGTAATTCCATCATGAGTTGTAACGTAATCTCCAAGGAATACTACTTTATCAGGATTCTCCTTTTCAATAATATCTTTCCAGCATAATCTTCCATGAATATCACCAAGTACTACTATTTTCATTGACCTATGATGTTAAATTGATCAGAAATATCACGAAGAACACCACATAATATTTCAATACATTCTATACGTCCTTCATCATCTAACTTTTCTCTCAACCACTTTTGCCTAGTTTCCTTTTGACAATCTTCTAGACAGGTAGGAAGTTTTTTCTCATCTTCTGGAAATTTATCAAAGATATATATTCCAGTTAAATTTCTTCTTTTATTCATTTAAATAGGATTTTAATGATTTGAATACATCTTCTCCAGTTTCTGAGTAGAAAGCTTTAATTGGATTTCCATTTTCATAGATAGCTATAAAAGGAGTAAGTTTTGCTGCAAAATGTCCTTTAATTTTCCATGAATCTTTTTTTCCATGCTTAGTTCTATCATCTATAAGATGAAAAAATGGAGATACTTTATTAGTATCTTCTAATTTCTCAACTACGTTATCAATATTATGTATAATATATATATCTATCAAAGTAAAAAGAATATTAAACAAGCACAGAATAATCCAATTAATCCATCAAATACTAATATTGCTATCTCTATCTTACATTTAGTTTTCCAACTTACATTTGGATGTTCTTTAAAAAATTCTTCGTAAACACTTTCTGATGAAGAATTAATCGAAAAACATAAGAGTAATTTTGATAAACTTATTACTACTAATATAACGGCTAATATTTCCATAATTAATTGCATTTAGAGTATCCACAACTAGGACATTGGACACATCCTCCTGAGTGATTGAGTTCTTCTCCACATTCTGGACAAATATCTTTACTACTTACTATAGATTTAGTTGGTTTCTTATACGATTGTCTAATGGCCTTAGCAATTATATCTGGACAGGAACTACCATCAATTTTATTTCCTTTCGCCTTTGAATATATACAAGATTGACATTGTATAGATTTAAGAGCATCAATTACTTCCTCAACTCGTATACCTGTTCTTAATGCTAAAGATAGAAGTCTTGTTTCTCCATTTAGGTTTGCTTTACAAGTTCCATTCTTGGAAGAATTTGTAAATACTTCTACAATATTTCCATCAGAATCCTTGTTTACAGTTACATAAAGAGTACCACATGCAGTCTTATATTTATAAGTTTCTCCAGATAATACTTTACCAATATCATCTCTACTTATAGTAGATAAACTATTAAGCACAATCTCATCAGTAGATTCCTCTTTAGACTCAGAAGTAGTAAGTATACCTTGTCTTTGACAATTATCACGCCAAATTGTTAAACCTTTAAGCCCATATCTCCATGCTTCTATATAAAGATCATATATGTCTTTAACAGATGTACTTTCAGGAAGATTAATAGTAGAACTTATTGAAGCATCAATCCAGGATTGAAGTGCAGATTGTACATGAACTCTATTTATAGGATTTACAGTATGTGCAGTTACAAAATAATCAGGTAGATCCCCATTATTGTCATTTATAACCTTACGATAATCACTTACAATCTTAGTATCTACTTTATAAGTAGTTTCTTCGTTGTTTAACGATACTGTTCTCCTATTAAAAGAGAAAGCAAAGTTGGGTTCCACTCCAGTAGACACTTCGAGCATGGTTGCAGTCGATCCGGTGGGAGCGCAGGTTAACAACTGACTATTGTAAAGTCCATATTTTTCTATGTCCTTAATAATCTCATCAGGAAGACGAAGTCTATTTATAAATGGATTATGTGCAATAGCTTTAGGGTTACAAATTGGAAACATTTCTTTCTCTTTTGCAAGTTTAAGAGATGTAAGTACTGCAACCTGTGCAATATTTTGAAATATACCATTAATTAGAGATATACTTTCAGGACTTCCATATTTAATTCCTAATTTGATAAACATATCTCCTAAACCAAAGGTTCCGAGTCCTATTTGTCTCCACTTATTAACAGATTCACGTTGTTCTTTAAGAGGATGTAAAGGAAGTCCTTCCATTAGTACTTCGTTAAGAGCTATTACAGATTTCTCAACAACAGTACCTAATTCGTTATAATTAAACTCCGCATTTTGAGTAAATGGATTAATAACCAACTCAGATAGGTTAATACTGCCTAATAAACAGGATCCGAAAGCCGGAAGAGGTTCTTCAGCACCCTACTACATTAGCTTTCGCTAACACAATTTTCATTGTTTGTAGTCTAGACTATATCATCCTCAATCTTATCAAGTTTTTCTTTAACTCGATCTTTAAACTGAGGGTGTGCGCTAATTCTCAGAAAACAATTTTTGTATTCTTCCGAAACATATCGTTTTTTATCTAAAGACTTTCCTCTATATCCTAAATCTAATTTATAAAGAAGACTTGGAAAGTTAACAAAAGAATTTTCTAACATACAGATAAATTTTTGATAATCACCATTTAATTGAACACGAAGTTGTCCTCCTCTTTTTCGGTCTATTAACTTTACTGTATAACCTAAGGATTCAAATTCTTTTTTAATAATTTCATGTTCTTCTTGAGTAAAATTATCCGTACAAATTTGAACTCTTCTACTTCTAGCAGATTTCGTTTCATTATTTATTTGTACTAATATAGTCGTTCCATCATCAGCATACCATAATGCAAATCCTAATGGGTCTAATTTAAGTAAAGAACCTTTTGGATATATTTTCTTCCCGTCAGGATAAAATAATTTATAAAGTTCCTTTACCTTAGGATGATTGACACTAAGTACCCAATATTTTTGATGGTGAGTTCCATTTTTATCTGTATACTCATCGTATTCCTTTATATTAACTTTTGCGTCTAATAAATTATCTTTTATAAAATTAGCTTTAAAATAGATTAAGTCTTCAGAAATCTACTTACAGTAAAATACATTATTATGTATATAACTGTCTCCAAGTAGAGTTCCGATAAAAAATGATTCAATTTTCGGATTATTAAAAATGTTTTTCATAAATAAGAATATTTAGTCGTTGAACTTTCATATACAAATTTAATATTTTTTTGAGTGCAACTCCAAAATAAAATGGGATTAAATTTTGTATACGCTTAGCTGCTGATTTCCCAATTCTCTTGATTTTTAACATTCACACTTAGAATTACTTCTTATGTTGTAGTTCAAAAGACTCTAAGGGGATTCCAGCAATTCACACACTTTTAAATCCGCATGTATTTTTTAATAGGTTAACGGATTGACCCCTGCGTAGCTAAAATTAGGATCTTCAGACATCAGATTGTTATCGTTTATATTGTCCCAAAACAATATGCCCGGTTCTGCCATTTCCCAATTACGCTTAGCAAGAAGCATAAGAATATCTTTGGCATTTACTGTTTTCTCTATGGTTTCATGTTCAGTAGTAAAAGATAATTTCCAATCAAGATTATTCGCTACTGCTTCCATAAAGGCGTCATTAACTCGTACAGAAATGTTTGCTTTAGTACAAACATTTAAATCAGATTTAAGATTAATAAATTCCTCCAAATCAGGATGAGTGCAATCCATAGACAACATTAATGCACCTCGACGTCCAGACTGGCCAATTAACCCAGTAACATAACTAAAGAAGTCCATAAAACTAGTGCAACCAGAAGTTGTCTTTGCAGCATTGTTAACTAATGCATTTTTCGGACGTAGTTTACTTACATCTACACCACAACCTCCTCCATAACTATAAGTTCTTGCAAGTTGAGATGCACAAGTAAAAATAGATTCTATATTATCTTCAGGTGGTGCAATTACATAACAATTAGAAAGAGTAACTCTTTTGCCAAGTTTTTCAAGACCTCTATTTGCAAGTATTCTACCTCCAAACAAGAATTTCTTTTCTTTAATTAGCTCTCGTATATCCTGATTACCTCCACTAACTCTATCTAACCACTGATCAAAAGATTCATTTTCAAATCTATATTTGTTATTCCAAATATCTAAAGAGAGTTGATTACCGTTAAGCCATTCTTGTTCTGTCATAAAGTTAAAATGTTTTTAAGTAAAAGTGTTTTTTCACACTTATTTAATATATCTTTTGCTCCTCCTTCCTTAGTACCATCATTAGAAATAAGTTCTGTAAATGCATTATATACATTAAACATATCTGTTTCGTCACCTGGTTTTACATAGTAAGGAGAGTCCTTCTTTTCATATAATAATTTGTATGCATCTATAGGCATACTCGTTGCTAACTTAACTTTATTAAATCCAGTATCATATGAAGAAGTAATAGAATTTCTCACCCATTGACCTAGATTCTCATTTATAAGTTGTTCATCATAAGGAATTAGTGTATTAGACAATTTCTCTAACCAAGCCTTAATATCTGATGTTTCTTCCATCAATCTAATAATTGGCTGATAATTCAATGCTTTCTCTGGTTCTATTTCTTGTACACTTAGAAAGGAAGGATTAAATACACATAAATTTAAACAAGCCATGTTTAAAGCTCCTCTATAAATCTTAAAAACTGGCTTCCGAGTATCAAGTCCATATACCATTCCAATAACTTCTTGATGATTATTAAATGCAAATTCATCAGGAAGTACAGCTTGTATCCATACTCTATTAAATACAGTATCTTCTAAGTTTAAATCCTCTTTTTTAGTAATACTAATTTGATCTGGTAACTTAGCTTGAATTCTAAAGTCATTTGTAAATTTAGACATTCTTTCGATAAAGGGAGTAACATATGCTTCAGTACTGAAGTATTCTTTCCCTTTAATCATTGTTGCTTTTCCTTTTAAGAGTTCATCCAATGTAAGCTCCATTTAATAAAAAAATTTAAGAAGAAGAGAAGAGTAATAATACTCTTCCCTTCATGTTAGTTATTCATAGAAATCTACTTCTTCAATATCAACTCCATGCCAATCTCTCCAATCATAATATCTTCTATTTGCTTTCTGAAGATCTTTAATACTATATTCTGGAAATAATTTATAGAGATCTTCTACTTCTGTTTCCTCTGCATCATCGGGATTTACTCCACGTTTCTCGTTATAATCCCACAGTTTATCAAGGAGTTTATCATATAAGTCGTTAGATATAACTCCATGTTCATTATATTCATCTTCAATTTCTTTCTGAAGTTCTTTTGCTTTCTCTTTGGTGTTACAGACTACGATAGCGTGTTCCCATCTATTTTCATATTCTCCACCAAATTCACTAACTATATAAACTTTTCTCATACTGTCTTAAGATATTCTTCAAGTTCTTTACGAGTAATTCCTTCAAGTACACAACACTGTACTTTAGAAAGATACTGTGTTCCCTTATAAGTTACAGGTACTGCCTTGTGATTAGGCTTGTAATTCTTAAAACTATAAAATGATTTCTTATCCATAATTAATTAAAAAATTTTACATATTTAAATGATATATTACCTCCAAATGTACTTACAGATTCAAGTAATTCATCTAACTTCTCATAAAAAGTACAGTTTGTTAATGATTTAATAGTTGTGCAAAAAGTCCAACCTAATTCATCATTCCATGTAATATATCCGAATGGTGCGCCATTCTTAACTACTATTATAATTCCTTTATAATCTTCATTAATTATATTTTCTTCTGTAGAAATAATATTACTCAAAGTACCACGATCATCATCATATTTATTAAAATCTGTAAATTGACACTTTATAACTTTATCTGGATAAAGTTTTTGTATTTCTTTCATTAAATCACTAAAAGTATCAGCATATACTATTGTATTACTTGCAGAAACATTGGAAGTTCTACAAAGCTGCCAACCCATGTCATCACTATACACAATAAGTCCGATACCTTTCTGACCAATAACCGCTATAAGACTACCTTCAGTGTTTTCGTTAAATTCCATATTTAAAATATCCAAGATTTAAATACTATCTCATTATCTTCTTCTAACATATCATTCATTAGATCATTCAAATCCTCATTCTCATAATTTGGATTATTACAATTTATTTCAGATAATTCAATCCATTTACCATTTACATAAACAATAAACCCAAAAGCCTTTCCTTCTGTATCACATACTAATATTATTCCATTATGATCCTCGGGATCAATATCAGAAGGAGTCCATGACTTTTTTGGCACATTTCTCCGCGGTATAATAATATTAAAACTCATAATTAAAATTCTATAACTTTAAATGTTTTTTTCTCAGAATCTTCCTCTAACATATTCTCTATTAGATTATTTAAATCCTTGTTTGAATAATTTGAAATAGTGCAATCTATAGTAGAGGATTCAATCCAAACGCCATCTTTATAAACAATATATCCAATTGGAAATTCACCAATACATACTATTATAATTCCATCAAAGTTCTTAGGGTCAACGTCTAAAGAAAATAATGGTTTATTTTTCTGAGGTATAAGTTCTCTTAGTTCCATAATTATTCAAAAGCTAAAAATTTAAATGTTACTTCTTCATCTTCCGAATCTTTTAATGCACTAATTAGACCTGATAAAGTATCTTTACATAATTCTTCTTCTCCAATAGTTACATAAAATCTCCAATCATCATTATCTTCATAATATGCAATATATCCTCCAATTTTTCCGTCAAAAAGTACAAGTATAATACCTTCGGAATCTGGTCTTATATTAGAAGAAAATATTGCATTTTTTAGGAGTATTTACTATAGGAATAACGTCTAAAAGTTTCATAATTATAAACAACTTAAATATATTTCTCTAAGTACTTCATTTATTTCAAACTGTTTTGCTTCTTTCTCTCCTTTTAACTCTCTAAGATGACATTCATTATAGTGTTTCTCTATCCAATCTCTTACAAGTCCTTTTGCATTAGGAACTCCTACATATAATTTAGAAGCACTTAATCCCGATTCCTTTATGAGAGGAATTACTTTTTCAATTAAATCTTCTATTTGGGATCTTAGAATATATCCATAAAAGTATGCGGAATTTAAACAGAATACTAAACAATCCTCTCTTATAGTAGGTTCAAGCTGTGAATAATATCCTAAAGCCTGAAGCAATTGTTTAGTTAATTGAGTGATTGTTGGATTGACATCTCTTTTAGCTTCCTGTAAGCCATAAAAGGAAATGATTCTTCCATCATATCTAAATCTCATTAATCCGTCTGTCCAGCCTTTCTTGACTATATCTACTTTACCAAGACTGGACATTATAGTATTATTATTATATACTGTTTCAATAACAGATTCTTTTTCTACCTTACTGTAAAAAGGTATACCATCATAAAAGTCAGGAACAAATTCAATTCCTTTTATAGTATTAAAAAAGTCTTTAGGAAGTCTTTGTCTCATTATTACATATTTTCAAAAGTTCCACTAATAACATTATCTCCTATTAAAAGATCATACGATACACCATACGAATTTCTACTAAAATTATAATTGGAGTAATCAGAAGCTCCAAATAGACTTAATACATTTCTATAAGTAAACTTCCTACATGAATTCATACTATTAGAATGAAGGTCACCCTTTATAAAATGTATATTATTTCCAGTAATACCTTTAGAATCTAACCACTCATATAGCATTACCTTATTCTTATCATCTAAGTTAAGGGGAAGACCTCTCTTACAGAATTGGTCATCTTTACCATGTGTACAAATGAAAATATGATTCTTATAATCAAATGTACCATAAAATTCTTCCCAAAGTGTAGTATTAACATTTGGGAACTTAGTATTAATAGATGCCATAAGAGCTTTATTACATATATACTCAAAATTACCAGCATGGTTACCACATGGTACAGAATATACATTTAATTCAGAACAGAACTCCCTATCTCCATCTATTAAAGATTCAATGAACCACATAATAAGCTCAATATATTTATTAGCCTGCTCTCTAGGATCCATATTTTCAGGCATATCATGATCAAGACGTGCTGTCTTTCCAAAGAATCCAGGACAATCAATATTATCTCCAAGAAGCACTATATTGACAGTATCTAAGCAATCAAAGTCAGAAAGTTTCTCAAGTACCTTTGTAAGACGTCTCTTAGCCTCGTCAAAGCCATAATCGATATTCTCCTGATACATTGCTCCAGAATTGATTGAAGCTCCTAAATGGATGTCTGAGAGATATAAATTTATGCCTTGTCCTATTGGCTCATAATCTGGAACCATTACAGGCTTAAGATTAGAAGGAATAGAAATTTTGAACTCAGATACTTCTTTTAATTTCTTTTTAAGTTCAATATTTTCCTGTGCATACTTCTTTAGAAGTTTTTCGTTGTTTCTAATATTGTCTTCTTCAGCTTTACGTAAGAAACTATTTTCTTTCTCTCTAAGCTGTATTTCTCTTAGCTCCTCCTCAGTTTTTTCTTCAAACATATGAGGAGCGAAAGGAGAGGAAGCCTTAGTAATATTAAAAGCACGAAGTATTCTTTTAAAATCAATTAAAGATATTTCAGTAAAGTATCTAGATATGATTCTTTGAGTTAATGAATCTCCATAAAATGAATACAACCTATATATAGTATTCATTTCTTCACGAGTTAAACGTCCACATAAAGGAGTTTTGTCTCTTCTAAAGATTTCATATTTATAATAAATTATTTTCCCGTTCTCATCTCTTTCATAAGATATTTCTGAAGGAGTATCAGTATCTACATTACAAGTAGTTAGTTTAGTATTTGTTACTTGAGAATAGAGAGTAAGAATAGTTGATACAATTTCAGACTCTTCTTGATTCATTTCTCTTATTTTAGAAATAGTCTGGGTAACAGAAGAGTAGAGATTAGTATTATCATTACAATATTCTTTAAGAGTTTTACCACTCTCTTTTACTTCCTGAAGGATTTTAAGATATTTATTAAGTGTTGTTTTTCTCATTTTATTAAAATAAAAAAGGTGAGTACAACTTAATGTACTCACCTACAAAAACTTTTTATGAAGAAGATTATGGTTGTAATTACTATTAACCCTGCTCGATACCGAATACGAGATAGGTTCCTACACGAGAACTCTTAGAAGGAGTATACTCAACTGTAAATGCAGTAGGCTCACCATCGAGTACCTGCTTAGTATAAGTACAGATAAGATTACCCTTGAAACCCTTCTCGGTATAAAGTGACTTGGCAATTTCCTTAGCCTTAGCCTTAGTTTCACTAGTCTCAGCAAGTACAGAACCAGTAGCACGATCAATGATCTGATAAACTGTCTTATACTTACGAGCACCTTTCTCATTCTTTACATCATCGATACGATAAGGACGCTCACGAGTATCAGCAACAGCAGATTCACGAGTAATCGAAAAACCTACACCCGCGCAATTCTTGGTCTTCTTATTAAGATAGTCAAGCATGAACTGCTTTGTGTCAGCGTCAGTAATTCCATTAGTCTGTTTCTTACACCAGATCTTATAAGCCTGAGTAGCATCACCAATAATACCAAAAGGTGCTTTCTCAAGTGCTTCCTCTCTAGTAGTTCCAGTTACTTCCATTCTCTTAAAATTCATAATTTGTGCCATAATTCAATAAAATTTTTTAAAACATTAATTCGTATTTAACATCTTCATTAACTCTGTTCAAATTTACTACTTTTTTATTGAATTAACAAAATAATAAATCGGAAATAAATCTAAATTTTCTTGAATTTTGATCTTTGTTCTATTTCAATTTTGGTAATGCAAATATAGTAATAATATATAGTCCTCCAAAATAGAAAATAGATAAATCTTTTGTTAAAAAATTTAACAGATTTAATCTAACCGATTATCTAATTAAAACGGAATATACATCTTTAATAATTCCTTTATCTTATTTGGAATATCCTTATCTAGAATTCCAAATGTAGGAAAAGATGTACATCCATATGAAAAGTCTGAACATATAACTGCGATTCTCTTTAACAGATCTTCTGGAACTATTCCTTTGTTAATCTCATATAAAGTCTTCCAATGAGTCCAGTCAGGCTTCTGTTTCTTTATCTTTTCAGTAATATATGACGTCAGACTAATTAGTGCAAACTTATTATTTATGTCTGTTCCAAGAAAATCTAAGGAAAAGTACTTATTATATAATGCTTGCATTTCCTCATAAGGAGGAGTAGTTATTATATCCATATACCAAAATCACTATGCTCTTTAGCTACAGACTCTGCAACTAATTGAAGCAATCTTTTAAATTCATTCCATCCTTCCTTAAACATTTTGTTAGTCATAGGAAGAACTTTAGTATAATGACCTGGGATAGTAGATACTACAAGATAATTACCTTTAACTGTAGGATTATCCATTCCATAATACTTCTTAGCACAAAGACTAAGAAGCCAAGAATACATAGCTATCTCACGATTATAGTGAAATCTTTCTATATTTGAAGGCATCTCCGAAACTATTTTTCCTATAGTCTTTACATCATTAACTGTAATCGTATTAGTTTCCTTATCTATAGAATAATGATCTAATTTAGATTTCAGCTTTAATATAAATTTAGGATAACCTTCTATTTCAACCTCTACATCTAATAATATAGCTTGTTCAGTATCAGAAATTGGATCATCTATAAGTCCTTTCGGATTAAGTAAATTCTGTATTTTTTTATTTTTAGACAGAGAATCAATACAATTTAGAACTATTTCTCTACTTCTAGGATCAAAATATAGAACTTTCTTATCTTCTTTATAAGAAGATGAAAACTCAAGTCTGTCTCTCCAATAAGGCTCACATTTTTCTCTTACAGTCTCTATTTTAGAAGAAGACAAATTTCCACCATAATAATCTATAGTAGTAGCTTCTTTAATTATATCCTCATCAGTAACTTCTCCTTTTTCTTTATATAAGTAAAACAGTCTATCTGCTAATGCACCCATTTTTGCAGTTGGCTTATCAACTGTCATACATACCTCAAATAGATCATTCTGCAAGGTTAATTGATGTACTCCACTACCTAAATCAAAAGCAGCACTATATACTGGCTTAAATCCTTGAAAGAACTTTTCAGGATTTCCGTCTTGATCAGGATTTATTAGACTTAATCTTGAATTACTTATATAATTAGAATATTTTTTGGAGAAATACTCTTCATCGTCAATTTTCTGAAGACGTAGTGTATCTATTAATGGTTTTATAATCATAGTAGTTCTCTAAAATATGGAAATACAGTATTCATAAATAACCAATATACTTCTTCTATTTCTTCAGAATCAAGGGAATATACTCTACCTATTGGACCCCAATCTTGATTATTATCAGAATCCATTAGCAGAGTAGGAATACCTGCAAGATTACATTCTATAAAGTTAGCAATAGAGTCATCAATATGTACATCACATCCACTTCTTTTGAGTTGTGGTACTTTACTTAAATGTACTCCAAATACTTGATATATTGGAGCTTTAGGAAGATTATTCTTTACTAAGTATTGTTTTATCCAATCTTTAGGAATAACTCTTGCAGTAGTATAACAGTGTACCTCGAAATTAGGATAATGTTTTATAGGAAGATTCATCCAAAAATCCTTATCAGTACGAAGGATTCTCATTACATTTTGTGTTACTTCACTATCACTAGAAGGATTACCAAATTTTTCTAGGTATACTTTATACCAATAATTTACAGTATCATCTAAATCTAAAGATATTTTCATAAGTTCTTCTACCTCATCTTCATGAGGTCCTTTAAGCTGTTTATTATAACTCTTCAATGTCTCTTATATCTCCAATAATGATATCATATTTGGAATCTAATATTCCTACAAATTCTTCATAGTTCTGGAAATTATCATTAATTGATGAATAATTCTCTAGAATGTTATCAATTAATTTATCATGGCAATCAGAGAGAGATTTAGATAGAATTACTTCTATCCAAACAGAACCATTTTGTATATCACAAATCGGAACTATATATTTATTCATTATAACTCTTCTATTTCATCAATAGGACCCAAACTTTCAACCGTAACATCTAATTCACACATTGCACGGTCAAACGAAGAATAATCTACATTAGGGGTAAACGGAAGTAATTTTGCTATAAATAGTTCATTTGCTTCCTCTATACTTTCTGCTTCAAGTGAATATAACCTTATTTCACCATCATGTTCGTTGCAGAATTTAAATATATATTTCATTTATTATGATATTTTTCTAATAATTTATAAAATAATTCTACATCCATTACAGCTAATGTTCCTTTACTTATTGAACCTCCTTCTGCACTCTTTTTCCAGATCATAACTAATTCTCTTGGATCAGTACATTCAGATCGAATATTAAAATAGTTAGGAAAATTAGCGTAATGCTTTGCTTGAATGGCAACTTCTAGTTCTCCATTAGTATCTGCAATATCTACTTTATTATTATCTAATTTCTTAGATTCACCAGCAGATCTACAAGCACCAGAATAACCTATTTCCTTTAATCTTTCAACTATCTCATATTCTAAATCTCGACCTTTATTCTTACTCTTCTTAGCTCTAAAATGAGATGCAGTCTTTGGATCCAACCATTCAAATAACGTTTTATCCTTTCCTCCAGTTCCAGGTTTATTACATCTAATTTTAATAGCTGCAATACTTAGTCCTGTCTCTTGACTTGCTTCTTCTATAGAAGAGAATTCTTTAGTTGTACCGTTTTTAAAAATTGCTTTACAAGATGTATTCAATTCAGTCTATTTTCTTTTAGCCATAATATAAATTCTTTTATTAAGTTTAATGTTTCTTTTCTACCATATTTCTTATAATGATCACTTATATCTTTTGTTCCATATTTAAATGGAATCCAAGTATAGATTAGCTCAGGATGATCCTTCTTAATTTTATTCATAAAGGAAATTCCAGTATAATCATTATCGAATAATACTATAATATGTTCAAATCTTGACTTTAGATTATCTAATACAGAATCACTTATAAATTGAGTTTCACTATTAGGTGCACAGGCTGGAATTCCCATAGAGTATAAACACATACAGTCTTTCATACTCTTAGTAATTACTAAGAGTTTACCTTTTTTAGGTAATTGATCATATCCTTGTATCTTTTTACTTGGCCAATTAGTAATAAAACGATAATTAGTTCTTTTAGGAAAATAGCACCTCCATAATTCTAGACCTTGATACTTCTTACCATAATATCCATATATAGGACAATTTTGTGTAGATTTAGCTAATAATTGATCATTTAAGAATACATGTTTACAAGAATAAACATTAAACTTCTTTAGTATATCCAGATTAATTCCGTATCTACTCCACCACTTTAATTCTAATTCGGAGAAATCTTGAACTTCAATCTGGATTTTTGAAATCTCTTTATCTTTTATTTTAACTGGATTCTCATTTATTTTTCCAATATTCTTATGAAGGGAATTATTCTTTACTATACCAAAGTCATTTGCAATTATATCTAATGCTTCAAAATAATTACATTTAAATAAGTCCTGTACTACTCCAAATACATTTAAATGTTGACCAGTAGCAAAATCTTTAAATATCAAGCTACCAGAATTATTTCTATAAAAACTACAAGTGGGTTCTCTATCTCTCCTTAAAGGAGATCTAAAGAGCCCATGTTTTACAGGTATATGTAAATAGAATTCCATGATTTGCTCCTCGGAAAACTTGGAGAGAATCATTTCTTTAGTTACTTTAGTTTTAAACTGGAAATTCATATTTTTACATTTACATTAATGTGCAAATTTAATAAATTTCTAGTAAAAACCAAAGTTATTTAAGAATTAGAGGAGGGATGCAAAATCCACTTCCTCTGACTCTTGATCGACAGAATCTGTACTATTAGAAGTAGTACTCATATCAGTAGGCTTAGCTTTGAAATATTCTTCTCTCCTTCCTTCTTCATAAGCAGAGAAAAATACTTTATCTCCGAGGAAATTATCACAACAGAATCTTTGACCTTGCTTATTAATTGCTACAAACTTAGGAAGTGCTGCCTGAACATTTCCATCCTTATTCTTTCCTACCAGCTTAAGTTTAGTCTCTTTATTCTTAGCTTTATCAGTAATCTGAATAAATGCTTTAGCAACATCATCAAAACTCTTAAACTTAGAACTTGCAGCTTGCATCTTTGCAAATCCTTCAGGATTAAGTACTTCTGCTACTTGAGCAATAAAGGTCATTGTTCTATCGAAAGATGAAGCACCAGGATATTTATGTCCATCCTTACTAGTATATTCAGGACGAACATCATCTCCGGCTTTAGGATAGAATATAGATTCCTCATAATATCCATCCTCTCCTTCAAAACGCACTTTAAGAATAGTATATGTTTGAGAAGGATCTTTCTTACCTTGTACAGATTCTATTCTTGCTCCTGCAAATTTTACATTATATATATTCCAAGGTTTGAGACGAGGTTGAGTAGTTGATGTTGCTTGAATTGTTGAAAGAGAACCAAAATTAAAATCGGACATAATTACTTAATAATTAAAGTTGAAAATAGGATGAATCTATCTGTTCTATGTCTGCATCTTTATCATCTACTAATACAGAAAGATCTATATCAAGAGGAAGATCCTCATCTATCTTTTCTGTATTTATATTTTCATCACCAATAAGTTCAGTTATTACATTATTTCCTACAAGTTTAAATAATCCTTCTTTAGATTCATGAGGTACTATATCAAATGTATCACCATACTTGTGCAATTCTTGATTCTTGGCACCTCTACAAGCTACAGTATTACTCTTTGTAACTTTATTTCCTCCTTTAGTACCAAATGCTTCATCCTTACCAATTATAGGTTGCATAAGATTTCCGCACTTTTCATACTTTATATCTAATTTATCATCAGAATTAACGTTTAAGAGTTCTACTGCAGCAGTATTTAGACAATACTTATTATCTTCGAGAATCAACTGTGGTTTTGAAGATTCTCCTTTCTTAGCAGTTTTTGCTAAAGACTTTTTTACTGATTTACATTCTCCAGTTTCTTCATTAGTTATAAGAAACTCTTTTGTGTCAGTATTATACTGAATTTCAAATTTAATTATCATTCGTCCCCGTTTTCAAATTCATTAATTCGATCTAATACAGTCTTAAGATCAGGTTCAATATACTTTTCATCAAAGCATCCTGCTACTGAACGACATGTATCATTACCATCAGTTCTTGTCTTAAAACGATAACCTACTTCATCATTATCAGTAATATAACGTTCACTATATATAATATAAGAGAACAATCCATCAATATTTACAGTTTTATCAAGCATTTTACCACTTGAATACAACTTCCAGCTTTGATCTAGATCAGTTCCATCATTTATAATGTGTGATATAAGTACTACAGTAAGATCATCTCTAAGCTCCTGTGCCTTCATTATAAGGTCATAGTAATTTTTAGCTTGCAGAGAAAACTTCTCAAACCCTTTAGTAAGTGCATTGTCCATTATCTCTCCACTAAGACAATAATTCATATCATCGATGACCAATGTCTTAATTTCAGGACGTAATTTAGATACTACATCTAGTACCTTATGTATTTGTTCATAGTTATGACTTACAAACCAGTTACCAACTGGTTTCTTATCTTTTATTTCAAACTTGGGATACTTCTTCCTAAATCCAGGAATCTGTAGTTGTTTATTAGTACAACTAACAATAAAAGTACTTTCTGGATCCAAATACTTAATGGAAGTTGACTTACCAGAATTACTTAATCCACATAGACAAATACATTGACTCATTTACAATACAAATTTATTTGTTTCATTATTATTATCTTCTGTTTTATTTAATATCCACTTTGGATTCTTATACTTCTCATAATCAAATATCTCATCAGGCTTGGGTAATTCTTTAAAGTAATTAATCCAACCATAGAAACTCGCTCCTATTTCTACATCACAATCTCCGAAACGATTCTTAAGTACCATAATACTTCTAAATGTTCCTTCTAACTGAGATATATCATATTTCTTATAGGTCTTCAAAGCGTCTCTGAATGGATTATACAAAGCTAGCATCACGTTACAATCTTGAACAGTATTTCCACTGTCTTTTGCATCATTAATGGTAAAGGCTGACTTGCCCTGCTTAAAACGCTCTATATTACCTTGCTCTCTATTTGCTTGCTGAATAACAACTGGACTTATTCCACACTTCTCTCTCAGTGTTACTAAATAACTAGATAAGAGATCCATTTCTTGCTTTAGACTTCGCCCTTGTTGTGGTCTTATAAGTCCAATATGATCTATAATTACATTATATATAAGATTAGGATTATTAGGAGTATAAGTCAACTTATTTTCAGTTTCTTTGAAACTACCCATCTCTTCCAACCTTTTTCTAAGAATAGCATATACAGTATTAGCATGTACTTGCTTATCATAGATTTCTAATTTAGAAGAAATTTTATCAATCCAAGGCTTACATTTAAGTAATAATTCATAATGTTCATCAGATAGCACATAGTTTGATTCTCTAGATAGTATCTTCTTAAAAGATAATTCTATTCCGTAAGTTTCAAATATATAGATAGATAATAACTTTATAAATAAAGATGTTTCATTCATTTCTAATGAGAAATACAATATCTTAAAATCATCATCATCTAAATGTGCCATAAGTGGTTTATAAACATATGAAAAGAGAGCAAATGAAGTTTTACCTGCTCCTGAATTTGACAAAACCAAAGTATAGGTATCTCTGCATACTCCATCAATTATTCCCTCCAATTTCGGAAGTCCAAATGGTATACCATGGTTAAGTCCTTCTCTACCTCTGTCAATCTCTTCAAAGATATTATCTGAAATCATAACATTCTTATAGTATCAAAGTTTATATTAGCAGAGTCTTTACCATTTTTCAAAGCATCTAAATCATTCCACTTCTGATCTACTATAAAAGTAGCTAATGAGCAGTTAAGTATATTATTTTCATTAGCCCATTTAACTAATTCTATAATAGCTTTATGTCTATTCGGGCTAAAATTTATAGCTTTTGAATACTTAAAATAAGCATGTTCTAGAGAATCAAACTTCTTAGAGATTCCTCTCAGTGGAGTTAGAGTTCCATTTATATAACCAAACTGAGGATACTCGTCAAATAATTCTTTACCCATTTCAAATGAACTTCTATATAGATTCTTAACAAAGTTCTTATTTATAGGTATTGTATATGGATCGAAGGATACACCTTGTTCCGGAATCTTATATGATTTTAAGATTATTTCTTTCTCTTGTAAACTTAATAAAGTATTTCTTAATGGAATATTATTTTGTTTGCTTACATTTAATAAATCACGAAATAGTTCTTCATTTCCATCATTTTGAAGTATTAAAAGAACTCTTAGTACTAGTAATTCATCAGATGTAAGCCTATATTTATCTAGAATACATATTTCCTCCTCTAGCGTTAATGTTAAGTGTGTCAATAAGTTTAAAAATAGAAATTATATTAGTTCTATCTTCAAACTATAAAAGTTTATAACTCTTTCGAGTTTTTATCAATTATATATGGTTCTAAGAACTCTTGATACAATTCCTCAAAACGATTTTTAATCATTTCTAAATCGTACTTCTGTCGAAGTGCACTCCAAGGAGCATTTCTTAAAAGTGTATCAAGTATCAAGAATTCAAGCATTCTTTCTTTTATCATAAGTTAAAATCTAAAAGTGAAATCTTTTAGTTTCTTTGTATAAGGTCTTGGTTCTTTTCCTTCAAGTACATCATTTAGTCCATCTTCATCTATAGTAATATAAGATTGACCTTTATGACTCTCTGTAAACCATTTAACTTCTACAGTATTATCAAGTACTAGATAAAACATCTCTGCTTGCTTACCTTCCTCTTGTCTAATAACTCTTCCAAGTCTTTGTCTTGCTTTAGTTTTTCCACTATCAGTTCCTAGCACAATACCTACTGATAATCCTGATATATCCATACCTTCATCGGCTTTCCTTACAGTATGTAATACCCCTATAGACTCTTTATTAAATTCTTCAATAGTAGTACGTCCTTTCTTCTTGCTTACCTTACCAGTATATACTTTACCATTCATACCGATAGATTCTGCCATCTTTACATTATTTGAGAATGTAATTATTTTAGAATCCGGGCGAGCCTCTATTATTTTTCTAGCAAGTTCAATCTTTTTTGGATGATTATTTATAAATCCTTTACGAGATTGCATTAGTTGCATAAATCTCTGAGATTTAAATTTAATTGTTTTGAATACTTGCTTTCTTTGTTCCTCTGATCCATTTGGACATCTCTCATTTCTAAGAGCATTACATTCTATATGTCCATTCTTTCCAACTAATTTCATTACTAGACCAAAGTCAAAATTAAAGTACTCGTAACATTCGGTAAACTCTTTATTATAAGTATTATAGGTATCTAAATCATCTACATTAATTAGAACTAAATACTCTTTATAAGGAGCTACCCATCTATTTATTAAACATTCAGCAATAGGTACAGTATCACATATTGGACAATACTTATTTATTAGTTCATGTCTACCATCAAGTCTTTCAAAAGTTGCAGTTAAACCTAATATAAGTTTATAATCCACTTTTTCGAATACCTTACTCAATTCTAGAGCTCCACTTCTATGAATTTCGTCTATTATAAGTAAATCACAAGTCCACTGTCTAGTAATAACAGTATTAATTACTTGGACTTCACAATTAAAACTAAATCCCCAGTTATCCAATTGCTCATTCCACTGTTCTCTAAGTAATGTTGTCGGTACTACAATAAGAACTCTCTTCTCTGGAGCAAGATTAAGAAGTTTTTGAATTATCTTAAGACCTATTCTTGTTTTCGATTTTGTTATCGTATGGCTTTTTATCCATACTTCTTACTATTACTAGTAAGTCCCGCGTACATTTTTACCATATCTTAAAAAAAGATTTAGGTATCAGACACTCTTGGAGAGATTATATTCTATTTTTCAATAGGTTCACTCTCTACGCTGTACGATGCTGAAGATTCTTTGATCTCTTCAGTTATCTCGGAGTTATCCTCTAGAGGACTTTCGCCGATTTTGCCCGATAATAATTCCGAAGATTTCTCAATCGGAACGGCTTCATACCCTGTTACAGGTATATATTCATTTGAATAATAAAATAAACTATTTGTTTTACGTATTAAATAAGGATTATCTTTTGTTGCATCTCCATGTTTGTTTAAAGTACTTTTTGAGGATCCATTTTCAAGAGCAGCTGTGGTAATCTCTCTATAGTATATTACCTTACTATCTCTTTCTATAATAGCATATTTACCCCATTTACTATTAACAATCATAAAATTTTTGTTAATATGATTAATGAGGTCATTTAAGTTCTCAAATTTTTCTTTACTAATAATATATCTATTTAGAAATAAATTAGTAAATGCTCTGTCATGACTAGCTCTTTTTGAACTTCTATTTATAAGTCTAATAGCATCAGCAACACAATCACATTCAGCTTCAAGTTTATATGTTCTAATATTGTATATATAACATTTTATCCAATTATGCTGTTGTCGATAAGTTACCAACTCTCCAGACTTATATTTATCTTTCAATGTATTAGATATTTTTTCTTTTATTTCATTAGTAAGTTTTCTTCCTTCATTAGCAATTACAGAACTAGAAAAATTATATTCAGGTTGTATAAAATCTAAATAAAATTGTTCTCTTTCAAATTGTTTTTCTTGACTACAATATTCTAATACATTATAAATAAACGAATCCTCTCCATACTTATTCCAAGCACTTTGAAAGTGTTTATTATGAGATTTATTATATTTAAGATTATGGTAATGCTCGTGTAGTCTATTATAAATATCCTTTGAGGATCCTACATATCTCTTTCCATTACTTAAATTAAAAAACTCATAGATTCCACACTTAAAACGTAAAGTGTCTTCAATTTTTTGCATAATACAATTACTTTTAGATTAAACTTTATTTTTTATTATGCAAATATAGTAATTTATTTTATATCTCAAAAAAACATATGTCTTACAGGATTTCTATAAGAAACCAAACCCAGTTGCACATTCACAGGTTGCATGGCCTTTAGCCTGTACCCATCTTTTGATACACTGCTCCTGTCGAATGTCTCTAGTACTTTTCTTTACTTCATACATTCATAAATACGTTAAAGTAACTATGAGTTATCTTATAAGTATATTATGACAGTTCAATTCCTTTAAACTTAGCCACTTTCTCTATTTCATCAAGTTTCTTCTCCCACTGAGAAGCGTGATACATTACTTCGTTCTCGAGTCTAAAGAGTACTTTATTTCTAAGAACAGTAAGTTGTTCCGTTGTAAGCTCTGAATATTTCTTGTTACGAAGATTAACCATAGCACGAAGTTCACTAAAGTTAAGCCCTCCAGGCTTTACAGTAAGTTTTACTGTATTTTTGATATTCAGACGCTCTTTAATAAGTTCCAGCTTACTTCTTTTATTTCCCTCACTATCTTTCTCATTAAATTCCTTCATCTCATCTGGGGTAAGACATACACCCATATTGAGAATAAAGCTAAATGTAATATGCTTGTTATCAAAATTTCCCATTTGGTCAAGACAGGAATCCATTACTGACCCAATGGAAATATTTTCAAATTCACGAGGGAGCTTCCCTGTAAATATACTAATTGGAGAATCCTCAAAACTATGATTAGTAAAATATTCTGCATTCTTCTTCTTGAAGTCAAGAATATTTTGCCAATACATAAATTTTGGATAACCTTTACCATCAGCACTAATACTTCCTAATTCCATTTTACGCATAAAGAGTTCGACATTACATTTCTCTCTTTGCTCTCTAATAATATTAAGAAGTACATATCTTCCAGGATTTATCTTATCTGTACTATAAAGCATAGATTGACAATGTGCATAAAATGTCTTAAGCTGTTCAGGAGTCGCATCGATCAATTTAATTTCTGGTTGAGAACCATCTGACTGACGTGCAAATTTCCAAACAAAAGACTTAATATCGTTATCACGGGCATTCATAGCTTCAGTTAGCTTTTCTTTCATTACTGTCATAAAATTTAAAACTCTTTTTCATAAATACTTTTCATCTTACATTATATACTCTTTAATTATCTCTTTTGGTTTAGTAACAAATTTAAGAAATTGAACTGCATCATATTTATAAGGAATCATTTCCTTACCATTATACCATTTATCTATTCCAGCTCTAACTTCTTGAATTGTTAAAAAACCAATCTCTCCAAGATCAACGCTTTTATGATTCCAATTTGGATACCTAGTACACATTATATACTTGGATTCATAGTTTATATTATCTTCCAAACATTGAAATACATAGGTTATGTAACCTTGTTGATCTTTAGAACTTGCAATAAGTTGTGCATAAGCAGTCATGAGTAATATATACAACCGTACTTTGCAAAATCACTAACACACTTATCTATTCCTTCAAAACAAGGATACTTATTACACTCTTTGCAAGTTCTATTAGGAAATTTAAGTCTTACTCCGTACTTATCCTTTTGTACTTTCAATGGGTTCATTTAAAAAAATAAGGAATAGAACTAGTCTAAGACTAACTGTAATTCCTCCTGCTTTCTAATAGTTCTTTACTTTATTATTCTCTATAGATAAACTATTTATCTCTAATCTTAGAGAATCTATCTTAGAATCTATTCTTCTTATATATTCCTCTATACTAGGAGGGGAAGGGTGAGTTTTCTTCCAGTAATAGTCAAAAGTTAATCCTCCTACTACAAAAACAAGAAAACCTACCCCACCAGCTATTAACATTTGAAGTCTATCTTTGTTAATTTTTATTTTTGACATCCCTTGCTTTGGTTATTAAACCAATGTATATACTTCATTACTCTATCTAAGAATTTAGGATTTTTCTGCATACCATTTACTACTTCCTTCTCTACATCAGAGAAATCCTTCTCTAAGGATTCCATCTCCTTATTAGTTAAGAAACGTGCTTTCATATCAGCATATCCATCGATAAACTTTTCAGGATTATCTTTAAGATAATTAGCTTCTTGCTCAAGAAGTGCTTTAACTACTCGTGTATTAATTAATCCAGGTTCTTTTACATAAAGTGCTGGGACAGATGCTTTTGCACGTGCAATTGCTTTACGAATACCTTTCTCTTTATTAAATGTATCTATAGGATTACACATTGAGATTCCAAGCTTCAATACTTTAGTTACAATGCCTATATCTATCATTCCATACCCTTCAGTATATTCGTCTACTTGATAATTAATAGAATATCCCTCATAATCCTTACTTGGAAGCATTTCACTTATTGCAACAATTACAAAATGATGAGTCTTACCTGCATAATCAACAAAAGAATCTACAATTGATTCAATATGCTCTTTCATTTCCTCTTTTTCTTTTTAGATTTAACTTGATATAAAGACAACTTGTTTTCTCTTACAAATTCCTCTGTTACTCCTAATACAGTAACATGTCTAGTCATTGAATGTCCTTTATACTTAATTTCAGTGACTTTATCCTTTATATTGAGAAATTTGTCAGACTTATAAAATTGTGTAGCACGAAGTTCTACCATACTCTTAGTAGTATTATATATACTAACTTCATATAAGAAATATGGAAGAACCTCTACTATGTCATCCTCTAAACGGTAGAGTATCGGGATCGTAGGTTTTCCCATTCCAGGAGTATTTCCTTACAAGACTAGTTGATACTCCTGTCTTACGATTTTCTGTTTGAAATTCTGATAAGATTTGTGGAATATCGTCTTGCCAACATTCAATGGAATAAGTAGTCTTACTAAACTTCTTATTCTTATAAAGATTAATAATAAGTTTACTTCTAACCTTAGTAAACTTACTAGGAATATTATGAAAATGTCCATCTCCTTTAAACATGTGACGATACTTTCTTAAAGCACGTCTTTCTGCTGGAGTCTTCTTCCAAGACTCTATAGGAGTAACAGGAAATGGTCTAAGAAATCCCATTTCTCTCATGACATCATCATTATTTACATCAATCCAAAGGTCCTTTTTAGCTTTTGTCTTTTTCATGCGTGTATATTACCACATTTAGTACATTTATAAATTCCGAATTTGTAGTCAAATAAGACTTGTTGCACTGTTAACCTACATCTAGGACAAGTGCATAATTTAGAAGTTGGGAATTTTTTCATATTCTCTAAAGAATTCTTTTACAATACTCTTTATAGTTTTATTATACTTAGTCTTATAACAATTATTCCATACTCCACTTCTATAAATCCAACTAATAGATTTAGAATCAACATCATTAATAACGTATCGATGTACGTTCTCCAACTTAGTTTCATTAATTATTCCAGAACCATGTATTCTTAAACAGTAGTGATTACAAGTATTATTACCAGTAACTGATCTTGAATAATGTTTATTCTTGGATTTGTTTAGTATTTCATATTCAATATAAGACTTATTTTTCTTACAAGCATCATATACTATTAAAGAATACTTGATGTCTAATCTATCGAGATACCTAGCTATCAAAGCAGCAAGATAACAACATCCTCCATAATTAATGCCATAAGTATCGTCCAAGAATTTGCAAAGATTATTTATTGAACACTTTAATTTGTGTAGATTTAATTTTTGCATAAATCCTTAATTTCATCTATAATGCCTTTATATTCTTTAAGATAAGTTCTTAAATCTAGAGTTTTATCAGCATACATACTACATAATCGATAATCAGCTACACATTTAAGAGCAGACTCGAGAGATATACCGTATGCAGCATTCTTAAACTCTTGTCTTTCATTTTCCTTACCTTTATTAACAGTATAAAGTAGCTCCAAATCAAACTTCTTTATACCATCTCTAAGAGGAATAAGTCGAAAATCCTTTTCTTCTATTACCATTATCCGTTGCCTGTAACGATTCTTTGCTTCACACTACCAGGTCTTGTGGTAGCTGCTTTAAATCTTTCAGGCTGACGATCCCACCAAAGCTGTGCTCGGTGAAGATTCTCTAGTTTCTTCTTATATTTCATAATTACTTATTAAAAAATTCAGAAAGTTCAATTTTAATAAAGGAATCTGTACTGAAACTATCATCGATAGCTGCAATAATTACATTCTCCTTAAGTTCTTCCTCATCTGGAATTCTAAAGTTTGTAGAAATTTCTTTTTCAATCAATCTTAAAAGAACTCCATCTTTTGGTTCACGTCCAAGAAAATACCATGAAAAATGTTTCTTACAGAAAGAATTAATAGAATTTATTATCTTTTCTTCTTCCTCTTCAAGACGTCTAATTTCAGCTCTAATCGAATCTCGTTTATCATAAAGATCTTCTAATTCTTTATACTCTTTACTTGGAGTATAATTCTTCAGAATTTCTTCTTTCTTCTTTTCAATACCTTTAGAAATTTCTCTTCTCAACTTAGCAGCTACAGCTGCAATCTCTGATTTATTTAACTTCGCCATCTTTTATATAATTTATAATAATCATAATTACTGTTATCCAACTCATTAGAGTTCCTACAACCAACATTCCTATCTCTTTTTCATTTTTAAGATTAGGAAATATGGCATAATTAAGTCCACAAGCTATTATACATCCTATACAATATATAGTTAATCCCACCATCTTCTTGTATACATTTCCCTCAGCTTATAGTATAGGTGCCAAGCTTTTTCTACATATAAGTCATCCTTGATAATAGCTCCAATTTTTGGGTCATCAACTTTACTAGCATGATGAGGACTTAGAAACCTATTAACATTTCTAGTATTGACATACTTATCTATTCCCCAAGTATAGTTTGGTTTATAGAATCCTTTTTCATCAGTATAAGAATTACCTGCAATTATTTTACAATTAGGATTTTCTTCAAGTATTATTGTAATTAGCTTTATCGCAAGATTCATACGAGCTACATCAAACTCATATCCCTCATGTAAATGATAGATCATCAATCTATCTCTTACTCTAGATATTTGTTTCCGTTCTACAAAGAGAATACTTGACCAGTCGAAATCATATATTCCAAGTAATGTCTTAAAATAAGAGAACCAACGTTTTATTCCATTGAACAAATTCTTTCTGTCCCTTACTTTACGATAAATAGAATAATATATATTACTAATTTTCTCTAGCACCATAAACTAATAACCAGGCTAAAATAATTATTACTATACCTATTATTAAAATCATATTTGTTGACTTGCTTTAACCGCTAACTTGTCAACGATCTCATTATATTTACTACCAGAATGACCTTTAATGTGAATAAATTGTATATCGCCACAAAGAGATTTTACTCTATTAAGTTCTTTATCAAATTCATTCCATAAAGGAATATTCTTCTTCCTTTTCCATCCTTTTGTTGCACATCCGATACAATATTGAGAATCAGTATATATCTTAAGAGAATCAATACTTTCTTTTATCATTCTTAATGCAATTATAATTGCACCAAGTTCCATCTGATTATTACTCGTCCTCTTATACATATTAGAGTACTCTAGAATAGACTTATCTCCTTTTAAGATAACTATCCCAATTCCTCCCTGATCTCTCAATGAAGAATATGCACCATCAGTGTATACTGAATATATCTTTGAGTTCTTCATTTGAGATTGTACCTTCTATTGTGGATGTTTTTAACCCAAGAAACAAAGCTAACTTTATGATATCACTCTTATTAAATAAAATGATATTATTAAGTATATATTCGGCCATTTCAGTCGGGTCTATTTTGTCTTCATCTTTCGGGTATTTACTAATCCAATATTCTAATTGAGGAATATATTCTTCAACTTCCTCTCCAGTATGTCTTAACGTCTTAGAGTGAAGATATTGAGAATCTCTTTCTAAAAGATCAAACCATTTCTTCATATATAATCCAAGATAGTAGGCTTTTTGAATATCGTCTCCTATAAAATCTAGGAGCTTCTTGGATCTATTCATAAGAAAGTCATCTTTTAAATCAAGTACAAATATTGTATCAACTGTAAGTGAAATCATTCAAGTACCATTAGGGATGTTCCACATATATCAGATCTTTGTCCAACATAATATTCAGAGTCTTTTGGAATAATAGCATTAAATACTTTTAACTTAGTTCCTTTAGGACACTTCCTTCTAAGTATTTCAATCTCTTCAATTACTCTATCTTTAGAAGTAAATGCGTGAAAGAAACCTTGACCTATTTCTGTAAGTCCAAATATTTCTGTTGATACTTTTTCATTATCTTCCACTATTGGTTTATTAAGTTCAAATATGAAATCTCTATACGGAGTAATATATTTGTCCTCTAATACTATTAGAATCTTATAGCATTCTATATCTCTTTCAGCTTTTAAAGGAGACTTTTGAAGTGAGTATAAACACATTAGAATAAAGTTAAACTTTTATCATAATTTACATACAAATTATCTCCTTCGTTATCTATAATATACCTTAGTATATTATTTCCTACTTCTAATCCAGATAATATTCCAATCTTACAAGATCCATTAAAGTCAAAATATACAACTTGTTTAAATTTATCTTTAAAGTTATCTTTAACCTTTGGATTTATATCTAGATCTAAAATTTCTTTTAAATTGTAATATTCTTTTGTCATAATATATTGTTTTAGCATAGGTAGAGAGGCTCGAACTCCCGACACCTGGTTTTGGAGACCAGTGCTCTACCAACTGAGCTATACCTATGTGGAATATTATCCTATAAGATGCATAATTTCTATTGCATCAAACTGACATATATCTATTTCAGAACTGAACTCTATTTCAAGGAATTTCTTCATGAAGTCATTAAAATTAGCACAATACTCAATCCTTTCTTCATAAGGAAACTCATCTGGACTAAGAATATGACCAAACAGATTATCAAATTCTGTATTATCATCTTCTTCATTTCTTTCTTCTATACTATAAACATAGTCATAGATATCATCTTCAGTTGACTCAAAATCTTCAGCAGAAATAATTCTTTTAGTTTCTGCATTAACAAGAATTACCTGAAGAGTGTAATCAGTTACTTCTGAAGTACCAAGAATTGCAATAAACTTATTTTCCATAATTAAAACATTAAAAATTAGTACAGGAGAAGAGACTCGAACTCTCACGGCTTTCGCCCTTGGCTTCTAAGACCAATATGTCTACCATTCCATCACTCCTGCAGCAATGTTATCCTATAACTTTTGCATTACCACGAAGAATAATCTCTGCATTACCGGTAACCTTTACTTCTACATCACCACCTGCAATAACTTTTCCTTCGTACACTACATTATGTTTATTAAATGAATCTGGTTGAATCCATACAGTTACGTGGTCATTAGCATGTATAGTAGATCCAACTCCTCTTACATCAGCCATTATTTTTCTACTTTTAGTTTCTGCATAATTGCAAAAACTAAATCAGGATTTGTACTTTTAACAATCCATAAATCTTCCTTTGTATCAATAATCTCTCCAATAGGAAAGTATTTCTTTATCGAATCAATCGCATATTCTTTCTTTGTAAAGAGACCTTCGACAAAAACATCTCGTCGTATAGAACTCAATCTATTTATTACTCTTACAATATAAAAGTATTTTTCGTTATCTTCTAATTCCATATATCAAGCCATATAAATGTTTCACCCTCTACAAAGTAAGGATATACCTCTTTCATAAACTGTTCCTTTATATCAGGATTAATATATTTAGTTAAGAGATATACATCCTCTTCTTGACAAATATCCTTTCCAAGAAGTTCGTCTTCTATTTTTCTTGGAACTGTATTTTCATCAAGTATTTCATTCTCTCCTATATCTAATTCTTTATAAATATGGTAATTATATACATATTGATTCTTATACCATATTCTATAGTATTCATTTAGATTAATGAAAGGTCTAGGATTATAGAAGAAAGAATTGTTCCAATGTCCATAAGTATCATCCTGTAAATGTTTAATCAATTTACGACTGCAAAACTTAGGAAGTATTCTTCTTTCTATTATATCAGAATCTCTCAGTATTGTACTTTTAGTAATTTCCTCTTTAGGAGTGTATTTATAAAGTATAATTTTCATAATATTTAAGTATGCTTCATTAAACCTATTAGAAATATACAATCAATCATACATAAAACAATTAAGGCCATGGTAATATTTCTTTTTAGTTTTAAGTCTTCTGGGTCATTACAATTGTCCTTAGTTATTAGGTGTGCAAGCCCCATTAAAGCAGTTATTGCCACAAGTATAGGAAATATTATACAATATGTTAGTATTTGGGGATGCTTCCATTAGTACAAATCTTCTGAAAATAGTCCTCTTTCATGTATAGTTTTTCCCTTCTTCACTTGTCCTGCTTCTAATGCTATTTGCATTGCTTCAGTTCTATTTACAAACCGACCTTTTGAGGTGAAGAAACCTTGTGATGAAGGATCTTTTCTCACTAAATCTTTAAAATGAAACATAATATCACAGTGTCTATAACCTAAAATACATTTATGAGCATCACTATAAGTAATTGATTTTACAGGTTCTTTTCTCAGAATGGCAGAACAGAGTATATATTCAGTGTCTTCTAAGTTCTTTTCAGCATTATACAATTGAAGGAACTCCTTATACTTTTGTTTCCACCGTTCATACTTTATATTGCCAACTTCTTTTAATCTCCTCTCTTTATAATACTCTTCAAGAAGAAGCATATTTTCTTCTTTCCATACTTTCCAATCTTTCTTTTCTTGTTCACTGAGTCTCTTTTCAAAAGCACGTTTTAATTTTGCTTTAAAGAAGGGATCATCCATCTTAGCATCTATTTTATCTTTTACATCTGAAAGTTTCATATTATAAGTTCTATTATTTTCTTTTCTCCTTTATGTGTTGCTGTTATTTTTACTCTACATAAGTCTTGTAATTCACTAATAAAGCAGAGAGGAAGTTTACTAAGTTCTTCTACATTAATATCCTTATCAAATTGAGGAAATAGTTGAAAGTTATCTACAGTAACTTCATTGATGGTTTCACTCAAGTTGCCTCCATATAAAATAAAGGAACGTTCATTACTACCTGTATAGAAGAACATCATACTATTGTAAATATTAATTCCAACTTCTTTGCACTTTTCACGTATTCTTCTAAGTTGTTTTATGAAGTTCTTCATATATAGAAGGTCAACATAAGAAAATCTTTTAATATTCATTTTACAAAAGGTATTATCCAATCAACTAAAAGTACAAAGAATAAAATTAAAGGACATACTACAAATACTATATGAAGTATTCTATCTACTTTATCTAATTCATTCCAGTTTTTTATCAATGGTATTAATTTTACCATTGTTATCATCATAAATGCTGTTAAGCATAATAATCTAACTATTATATTCATGATTTTCCATTAAATATATTTCTACACTCTTCAAGAAAGAACCAATCCAATAGGATTCTATTCTTTTCTTTCCATCTATTATAAACACTTTTATTAGATATTATAGCTTTTTGACGATAGATGTTCTTTTCTTCATTATTCATGATTGACATTGTATTGCCCATAGCATTATGTCATGTGCTATATCATTATTATCTTCTTCAATAACTACTCCCCATAGACAATTTAAAAATTCTATAAACTTTTCTTCGTTTACAGAATTAAAAGTTTTCATGTATTTTATTATTGAAGGTACATCAAGTAAGTTGTCTTTATTAGTACAGAAGTAACATACAGTATTATCAGTACTTTCTCCTCCAATCACACTTAATTCTACTCCATCTATTGAGTAAAATGAAAGGATTGAATTATTAATATTTATTTTATTCTCTTGGCAAATTTCTTACAATAATGTTCCTCTCTTTCTATACAGAAAGTAAGAGCTTCTAATCTTGTGGGATCAATAAAATCTTCTTTTTCCATATTAATATTTTCTATTACCTATTATACTGATATTATTAAGTAATTCTTGTACTTTAGGATTATTGAAATTATCCATTATGTACTTATTTATTTGATTTTCACTCACATTACTTTTTGCTCTGAGATAGTTCAATAATGTGTGATTATAGTAACGAGATAGAGAATCCAATATGTTATGATTTTTTTCTTGAAACTTTTCAGGTAAATCATTACAATATATTGATACCTGAGTAGGACCATTCATTAAAGCATCAATAAGAAACTTGTAAGAGAAAAAATCTAAATTATTAAATTTTATTGTTAGTATTATCATATTAACTGTCTTTTAATCGTTTAAGCACTTCTTTATTTTCAGGAGAACCAAGAATGTCATTGAAAAATATGTCATCAGCCTCTTCCTTATTAGTAGGAATCTTCATAAACTGGCCATATGTATGATTCTTCTCTTTCCCTTCAATCATTATCTTACAAAAACTAGGTCTAACACAAGTAATAACTCCTGTTTTACCTATATCATCAGAATGAGAGTGAAGTATAATCACTTCATCTCCTTCTTTGTATTTTATGTAATTTTTCATTTCTTATTATCAAAGTAATCATCAATATCTTGTAATATTTTACTTATCTTCTCCATTCCTCCTGACTCTTGTGCCATAAGTAATGGAATAAGGCATATTGCAGATTCAATGTCTAACTTTCTTAAAGAAAGAAACATTTCTTTCATATCTGCATATTCTTCAGAGTTTGGATCAAGTCCCTTAAGAAACTCATTTATTTTACTATCTGGAATTTCCATATCTATTAGAGTTTAAATCCTCTATTTCTGTGTTTCCACTTTAAATCACGTACATTATAAAAAATACTATTAACGACAAAATCAAATGAACTTTTTAAATTACCAGAATATTTATAGCTTACTACTATATGATTCAGGTCACCTTTAATAAGTTCATAATAGTAGTTAGGAAAACGTTTATTCAAATAATCAATAATCTTCTGAGCTTCATCCGTATTGTCATATATATCATCAAGACAAAATCCTTTTATAATAAACTCATTAGAGGATATTGCTTTAAAAGTAATACTATATTCATTCTCTTTTAAATGAGATATACAACCATCGCTTTGAGTAAATGGAATACCTTCATCATACAAATACTCCATATATTTAAGTATCATCTTTCTCTTATCGTAATCAATAGAAAACCTATTGTCAAGATAAATTTGTTGTGGTATGGAACAATTAAAGAATCTGAATCTCCATCTATCAAACTTTACTCCTATTGGACCGTTAGTATTATTTGGTAAGAAAACTTCTGGCCCAGTTGCTATATATTCATCACCATAACCTCCTGCAATACAATTATCAAGAGGAACTAATACAGTTCTTCCATAAGTAGAAGTGTGATAACTAAGTCTTATAGTTGAATGATATTCTTCAACATAAGTAACTTTGGCGGTTTCTACTTTTGAAATAACTTCTTTTATATCATCACTATGTACATTATGTTTAATGCGCACAAAATATATTGTATCTCCGATTGAGAGTTCCTTAAATGTTTTCATTTATCATTATCTATTTCCATTTGCAAAGGTACATAATTTATGGAAAACATATGTAATATTCCATGTTAAAAACAACAAAAAATAGTCAAACAACCGAGGATGCATATTGCATAACTCGGATTGTCTGACTATCTTTGTAATGTAGTTGTCAGTTTCGCAGGCTAAACTGCCGCCTCCTTGAGACGGCGACAAATGTTCTTTAATAATTTATTTATTTATTTTACGATGTTTGAATTTGAATTTAGTTTAAACGAAAAGCAACTTGAAAAAATCAGGCAACATTTCTATGAGCTTGCGAACCACAAGCTCGGCGATTCGGTTAACTGATTTCAGAAAACAGGAAAATTCAGTTTTCTGGGGGTGTGCCTATTTTTGGCACACCCTTCTTTTTCATCAAAACAATTAATCACTGATTTATAACCCCAATTAATTATCATTGAACTATTATGAGCATCTACATCTATTTTATTACAACTTTTACAAATATATGCAACAGCATTGTCATACGTGGAAACTTTCATAGCACCATATGTTTTAATTGAACTTGTATCATATGCTAATACAGTGCTTAAATTCCAACTATAACAAGTACTATTATTAAAACATCTTACCCAAGCCTCATCATGTGAATAACAACAACTACAATCATAAATTTGCACATTACTGTCATCATATGCCCTGATTACACTGTTATTTATAGCATAACATAATGTTCGGCCATAAACATTAATATCTGCATTGTCTACAAATATTATACCATCATGCATATCAGAAACATTATAAAATATACAATATTTCTGTAATTCTTTTTCGTTTTCTATGAAAAAATCCTCACTAAGCAAATGTTGCTGAAATAACAAAATAGTTAAATCACAAACTGCATTATATTCAATATACGATTTGCAATATTCTATGCTATTATCATTTGCTATTGTACATAATTTATCTATTAATTTCATATAATTGGAATATGATTATTGAATTATTTAAATTAAAGTTGCTTAAACAGCCTCGAACCGTTTTCTTTATTTTAAGGACTTGCATATAATCTCAAAAAAATAATGTTTTAACCAAAATAAACTATAAGCAACTGAAAAAACGTCAACATAGAGACTTTGCCTATGAAGGCACACGTCCTTCTTTATTGCAAAAACATGTTTTCTTGAAGGTTAGTTACTTCTTATTTTCATCTTTTTTCTTATTGGTAATATATTCCATTACTCCTGATGCTCCGTATGAAATAAATCCTGCAAAACTTCCAAGACTTACCAACAAAAATATACCGCCAAAACACTTCCGAATTGTACGAGAAGCATCTCTTACCTTATTAGCAGTATCTGCGGCTGCATTTTGAATACCTGTAAAAGCATCACCGACATACCTTTCATATTCACAACGTGATGACCAATCAGTATCTGTAGCTTTATCATACTGAACATATGACACTATACCAATAATCAAAAAAAGTACTGCTTTCAAAAATTTCATATTATTTTATCTTTTTTATTGTTAAACTTTGGCTTCTTTGTCATCCTCTACTTTAAATAGCTTAGGAATTGTAATAATATAGTAAATCTTAAACTGTTCACCAAATGTAATATTAAAACCCCTATATTCAAAGGATATTTGATCATGCGTTTCCCATTTGTAATCTATTCCATTTTCCTTCAAAAATAGATTTATAAAGGAAACTAAAGCACTAAATGACATTCTACTTCAATAAATTTGTTATTGCGTTTTATTTCGTTTACTATCCTATTATAATCTTCATAAAGTTCTTTATCAGAATTATAGAAGGAAGCAAATTCCTCGTTATCTACAAGTTCAAATATTATCTTTGGTTTATAATATATATTTTTTTTATCATCTCTCATATATACTGAATGTATAGCAAGTTTCATTGCTTCTTCAGGATCAATACATTTCTTATTATTAAATGGAGATTCTACTCTCCAAGTTTCTGGAATATATCTCCATAAGAATCTATGAGGAGGTATGTATTCAATTAACTCATATTTACGATTAATGTTTTCGATTTTAATCGTCTTTATATGTCTAGTCATTAATAACATGATACTCTTCTGAATAAACTTCCCTAGCTTTATTTAAGAACTTCTTATACTCTTCCTCTACATCACAAGAGAGCACTTTAGATCTAGCTTTAACCATAATTACTTCTTGATTTAAAAGAAAAGTATATAAATCACTTGGAACTGGTTCAGTAAACAAATACTTATTCCCCTTCCACATAAAGTAATGACCGGGTTTAAAGTATGCTTGTATTCTTACATCATTAAAAGATACTGGGTCGCACACTCTACATATACATTCTCCTTTTGGATTATATATAGATACTACATTTTCATATAGCATGTGTGGAATTATTTCATTCTTATCAATTTCTTCTATATATGTTAGAACTCCTTGACCAGATATCTGTTTAATGATAATATTATTATCTATAACATATTGGTTTTCATGAAAGAACCCATTAGGTTTATATTGACAGCGTATTCCATATATAGAAGCATATCTAAAGAGTATGTTATAAAGATAGCATACAGGTTGTCTTTTTTTACTTCTTTCTTTATCTCTATACTCATCAGATTCATATTTAGCCCTTATCTTGAAGACTATTTCTCTTCTTTTTTCAGGAGACATTTCATGTAATTTCTTACAGTAATATTCTTCTCTTTCTACTTTGAAAGCGAACTTTTTCAAATACTCTGAATCATCGAAACCTCTTTCTTTCAAATTTTCAAGTACCCAATCAGTATAATTGTCATTATTCATATTAAATTAATTTAAGTTGTGATCATCTAGTACTACTATATAGTACTTCTAAGATGATTACAGGTTTATCTTTCCATCTCAAATCCATAACCAAATCCCATTCTAGTAACTAGATTAGCAGCATAAGGGCCTAGCTTTTTTCTAAGTCTAGATACAGATGTATCAATACTTCTAATTGAGTTTGATACTTTAAGAACATCTTTTAATAGTTCTTCTCTTGAATAGATATGGTTTGGATTGCTTATTAAGAATGTAAGGAATGTATATTCCTTCTTAGTTAAGGGTACTTCTTGTCCATCAATAGTACAAAGTTTATTACCCTTATCAATAACTAGAGTCTTATATACTAAATCTTCCATAACTCATTAAATTTAAATATTAATAAAACTCTAATCTGGCAATCTATTCTTTAAACTAGGATTCCTAGTTCTTCCATTTCTTTTATATATTGCATTAGTACTTCTAACGCTTTATAATATTCTTCATTTGAAGTATAGTTTTCTCTTTCAGGAAATATAATCATAGTTTTATAAAATAGAAAAAGTATAACCATATAAGAATGATTATACTTTTGTAAGTTAGTTATTATCATTATTAGATAAAGTAGATACCACAGGCATCATAGCAAGAAGTTTAGCTATAACTCTAACTAAATAGTCCTTCTAGAAATATTTTTTGAATTTACGCATATTAGAAGACTATTCATAAGCCTGTTCAGCAGTCCATTCATTTTTTATTGCTTCATCAACAGTAGTAAACAAATGTTGTCTAAATTCATCGTATCGATTCTAAGGATTAATAATATATTTAAGATAAGTCTAGTCTTCAGGATTGAGTTCAGCCATAGGTGTTATCAAGTGATATTCTGGATCTCCTATTACATATTTATTATAGTCTTTAATGAACTTAAAGAACTTCTCATATGCATCATTATACATTCCATGTCCAAATTCATGCATCAGAGTATGAGTAGAAAAAGACGCCTCCGGATTTAGTGATATGATAGGAGGTTCAGTTGGAAACGTTGCTCCTGCTTCATTTTTATTTCCCGGAATAGTCATGATTGGAATATACTCCTCTTGTACCTTATTAAGTCCATTATAGAATTTTTCCCATATATTACCTGCATCAAGAGAAGGATCATAATCCTCTACCGCTTCAAAAAATCTATCCTAATAATCAGGATGGAAATATATGTCTTCAATAGCCTACTAACTATAATCCTTTGCTAATTTAGTAAATTCCTCATCTTTATATGAATTTAATGTTTCATCTAAGATTAAACCATCCAAATAATCCTTTTCTAATGGCCATCTTAATTTAGCTGTATTCTAATTTAAATACATATACCTCTATAAAGGATTCATTTCAGAAATAACTTCAGAATGTAATTCCTTAAGTTTATTTAGAGCTTCACTTTCAGTCTCAAATTCTCCTAAATCTTTATAATTAAAGTTCCTGTCTAACATAGTTATCCTATACTTACTAGATGGATACTTTGCTACATCATAAAAATTATGTCCAATATAACCCATATAATTTATAATTTCATAACCCTCAGAATCTTTATGACTTTTATCTTTAAAACCAGTCATATAATCCTCAAAAGGACTATAAGGTCTTCCAGGCTTGTGTGCAATAGTAGGAACTTCTTTAGGAAGTTCAGCATTCTTACTTAGAGATAATCCGAAATTAGGTGATGTAGTCATATAAGAAACTTCTCCGTTTCCTTCAAAATTATTTTTATATGCAAAGTTTGGACCTTTTGAATCAAGTGCTAAGGCATTTTCCCAATTAGTCTATCCAGGATTTGTACCTGAATATAGTTCTGGATTAAAATCATAAGTCCAATTACCATTATCAGTTACAACTTTAGGCTTAGTATTATCAGAGTAAGTCCAAGTACCTCTCCTAATAAATGGCATTCCAGTAGATTCCTGAATTGTAACTGTAGTAGGAGATCCTTCAGGAGATAAATGAAATCCTACATCTGACTCACTATATGAATTAAGTCTATTAGCTACTCCATTAGTTGTAACATGTTCTACTGGTACATTAACTAGCTTAGTATCTTTTACACCTTGATTTATTGCTTTAGATACAGTAAGACCTTTAGGAAGCATTCTTTCTACAGCTTCTCCAACTGCTTTTACAGCTCCTTTACTGTTATTAACTATATCCCTTAATCCGTTTGATACTGCACTTATCCCCTCAGCACTCCTAGTTATAGGAAGTAATGATAACACTCCATTAGTTACAGTATAAGGTGTAAATCCATTTCTATCAAATTCATCACCAGCTTGTTTAGCCCAATATGCAGATGCAGCTAAATCTACACCTGTACTTAACCAACTAGGGACTGTGTATCCAAAATATCCCATGATACCTTCTAGCCAAGTAGAAGGTATAAATGCCTATCCAATAGTACCTAATCCTTTTAGTATTGGTCCAGCCCCTCTAATACCTAACGCAGCATTAATTAATCCTGATGTGATTTGATTATTTAAACTTGCTTTCTACACCATGTCAGGATGTTCATAAGCAAATCTATCAGACCATCTAGAATTATTCATATTTAATGTAAAAGCATCATTCTACTAATTCTACCTTACTGCTAGTTGCCTTCTCCATCTATCTGCAGCAAGTTCTTCATCACTTCTACCCTATGTAAGCTAAGGTTGCCCAGCTTTCTAAGCCTAGTCCTATTGATATTTAAGCCATAGATCATTTAACATAGAAGATGGCATAGCATCTAAATTAGCATAAATCTTGGGTAAATATCCTTCACTTACAAGCACAGAAATCTTACTTCTAGGATCATTATACCCAGAATGAGAAAGTATTTCAGATGCTAGAGCTCTCGCATCAGCTGCGTCTTTCTCCTATTTCGCTGCTCCAAAAAGAGGTTCCTCGTATTCATTAGGAATCTCTTGCCAATTATCTGTATTCTATGTACTTTTGGTTTGAACTGAAGGTTTTAACGTAAAAACTTTATAATCATTTCCCATTTAAAAGTGTATTTATATAATCAATTATTACTTTATGAGAGTTTATCTTTGTAAGTGCAAAGAAAGTATCATCATCAAAATGAACTCCAAACTCTAACTCTAAAGACATAATTAAATTAAGTACATCTATACTATCATAATCTTTTAATAAGATATTATTTAACTCATTTTCTTCTAATATACTATAATATCGTTTTTCAATTTCATTCATAATATTTATAATTAGTGTCCCCAGAAGGAATCGAACCTTCATTTAAAGTTTAGAAGACTTTTGTTCTATCCGTTGAACTATGGAGACAAATTCAGGAGTTATTTTTCTAAAGATACCTCTTTACATGTCAATATTTGCTGTATAACTCCTTATAAAATATAATTAATTACTTAAAATCATTTGAATCCAAATTAGTATACTCTTCAATCATTCCGATGAGCGCATTCTGATTTGCTTCATTAGAAGGACAATTAAATACTTCTCTCAAAGCATCTACAAGTCTCTTTTCAGGAGTACTTGTCATATCCTTAATACGAGAGAGTTCTACCTGATGCAGATAAGATTCAACAGAGAATTTGATATATTCTGCTTTAACTTCACATTGATCTTCAAGAACCATCATTGATTTTACCTTCTCAATGATTTCTGCCATAAATGCAGGAGCAATATCATGCTTACCAATGAAGTTACAAACTTCTGTAAGATCATCTGTAATTGTATAGCATCCTATCTTAAAGGATTCTCTAATGAACTTTTCAGCAGTTTTTGCATCAAGTGCAGTCATAGATATAATTGTACCAATACGCTTACCACGAAGGAAAGTAGGTTCAATCAGATTAATATGATTAGTAGTAAATAAACTAATTACATTCATGTCCTTAGTATCACCACCATCAAGAGTATTAAGAATATCCTGCATTGCAGAATCTCTTTCTCCTCTAGTTACCTGATCAATATCCTCTGTAAATACTACAGTACCATGACCAGACTTATCAATTACTTTAGCCATTCGGAGTGCTTCTGCAAGAAGAGTAGGATCTTTCAAATAAATAAATATCCAACCATTCTGTACTGCTAAGCGAGCTAACTTAAAAGCCAAGAGAGTTTTACCCGTACCGTAATTTCCCTCCAATAGTGCACCAAACTTAAGAGGAATTCCTTTCTCTATACACTTTTCAGGATTAAGAAGTCTTGCTCTAATAGGACGAAGATCATATTCTGTCTGATCATTAAGAATCATAAGTTGATCATCTATACTTGAGAGATCAAGTATCTTAGGATTACTAATATCAGTTATTTCAATTGCTTGTCCCTTATAAATAGAATTATCTGAAATATTCTTTTTAGTTACTTCTATAATATCATCTATAAGAGATGAAAATCTAAACTGACAACGACCTGTTACAAGTAGAGTATGCTCATTATTATCATAATCAATAGTAATAGTAGAGTCTTCTCCAAGTCCAGAGAGTTGAATATCTCCAAACGGAGCCTTTACACGAGTACCGTCTGCAAGAGTAATATCTACAGTAGAGATATTTGAGTCTCCTGACATACTATTATCCTCTTTAGAAAGTACGCTTCCAAAGACTTCAGAGATTGCTTGATTAAGTTGATATATTCCATCATTCTTAAAACAAGGGATTTGATAACGGAATTTAGCCATTTTCTTAGACTGCTCAATTTCACTTTCGATATAATCGAGACAATCTGCATACTTAACTCCTTTTTCACTCATAATATCTATGAAACGTTGCTTCATAGATTCCTCGTACTGATTAACTTTGTTCTTCAATACGGAGCTTTTTCCTACTTTAGTCATTTATTCTTAAGTTTATTTACTTTTTTTCTTATTTCTAAACAGTTTTGCATAGAAGTAGTCAAACATCCAAGAGTTACAATACCTTGATCCTTAACTATAGTTAATTTCTTTTCTGGTACAGTTTCTCTTAAAGAACTACTTCTAACAAGTTTCTCTATTAAAGAGAAATTAATAGCTGTATTCTTACAGAATATTTGATTCTTTTCAGGAATATAAATTACATCATATCCTTCAATTTCTCCTACTTTTTCTTGCATAATGTAGTAATCAAAGGTGGAATAAGTACCACTAGTATTACAATTATAGCTATAGCAAGCGGAACCCATATAGGAGCGGTTACTGCCCACCATGACCAACTTACTACTCCAGTTAATTTAAGTACCATAAGTACTATGGTAACCAATGCAAGTACAGGAATACCTGTAATCTTTGCCTTAATGTTCGTATTCTTAGAAACCATTTAATTTTTTTATTTTTTCTGTTGAAAGAGGTCTTTGAAGGTCCTGAGATTCACTAGTTAGTTCTTCAAAGAAATTATTTATACAAGCATGTATATAAGAACTATTTAGTAGAATAAGTTCAGGGTATTCAATGAGAAGTCTACTTACTATTCTTTTAGAGTAATCTTCAGTGGAAATCTTACTATTTATTAGAAGAGATCTATAATCATAAATTCCTTTTATTGATTTAGTTTCTTCTACAATTTTATTAGCTATTTCAGTTCTGAGATCGCTATTTATATTATTAACAGAAAACTTCAATTTAGTTAATCTTTCATATAATAATTGGCGAATCTCAGTAAGGTTCTTAGTTTCAGTCAATGACTTCAACTTCTTAAGACATGATTTAAATTATTTTATATTTTAAAAGTACTTTTTCAATAGTATAATTATTTATTCTATTTAATTTCTTAAGCCATTCTAGCTTCTTAATTAGTAAATCTTTACTCCAATGATATTCTATATAAGATTTGGAATTAGTATTTACAATAGCCTCATAGCCCATGATTACAAAGTCTTTTTACTTTTAAAAGATAAAGATAAAACCAACCATATATTTCATGCATACCATGAACTTGATCTATATCTTCATCTTCGTCAAACTCTTTGACTATATCATTACAATCAGACAAGAATGTTTCTATATATTTTTCTACATCTTCATAAGATGAGAAAGTATGTGCTTCCATTCCTTCTGCTGCTGTTTCAATAACTACTATATATTTCATACACAAAGATAAAAAAATAAGGAGAAACCTATCAAATTAATCAAGGCTTCTCCTCAACTCTAACTAATCAAATATGATTAGTACTCTCGACGGGAGTCGAACCCGTACGGCTGCAATAGCCAGCGGATTTTCGTACAAAACAAATTGTTTTGCTTGGACTATGTCTTAACCATATAGTTAAACTACTTAGGCTGTGGGTATATAGTCTCTACACATTTACAATAGTAATTTACTACTGATTTAGCTCGACGTTCTTGCAATTTATACGGCTTGCACATTCGCCGAATTAGCCCACTTCTACATCAGAAGTTTCCTCCTGTGCACTCTTTACCGGGTCATGAATCCTAAAAGTCCGCTATGTCTACCTATTCCATCACGAGAGCATAATAACTACTAAAAGAAAGAAGATCTTAGTCAGGTATCAACTTCTTTTAGTAGTGTTACTGAACTACTTTCTAGAATCTTGTTCAGCCTGTTAGTTTTATATCTTAAAAACTAATCAAAAACTTGCAAAATATGACGAGTTTGCATTTCCCGAGTATACTCTGACTTTATACTGAGTCTGCTTATCTTAATTAAACCCCGTAAGCAAAGAGGTGACTAAGAGCCAACTATTGGACTCGAACCAATAACCCATACTTTACAAGAGTATTGCTCTACCAATTGAGCTAAGTTGGCTTAATTATAATTACTCAACTACTTTTAAGTCATTGAGTAATTCTTGATTCATTACTGCTTCAAACAATTCTTTAGAGTTACAAGGATTATATCCTTTACCCATAAGAAATGATACTACAGAAGGATCATATCCTGAAATATGGAAGGAATTTGGAGCATCTGTAAAATCTTCAAACTTAGTTTCATGCTTACCATAATAATTATTTGGAACATCCCATAAAACTAGTTTAAAGTTCTTTACATACTCATCAGAAAATCCTTCTTCTCTTAGAATTTCTCTAAATCTATTAAAGGTAGTTATATTATTTTCTCCTCTAGCATCAAACTCACCGTCACTAATACAGAGAAGTCCATTAGGAAATTCATTTTCAGGTACTCCGTTATTCTTAATCTTCCCGAATAATCTAGATATACTAATGAAGTTAGTACTACCATAAGCACAGCTTCCATCATTAATCCAATTTTCTACTGGAGTATTTCCCTTCCATTGCTTAATCTCACATTTATCATCGAAGTCTATATAAGAATTAGCAAATGGACCAGATAATAATTTAGAGAAATAGAGTGCTATACCTTTAGCAACAGAATATGATGAAACACTACATCCCATTGCTTTAGAAGTCATCGAACTTGATATATCCTTAGCAACTAAGAATGTTGATTCTATATTCTCTCCATTTAAAAGAGTTTCAAATTGAGCATTTATAGTTTGCTTAGTAGCTTCATCAATCGAATCATATTTATACTTACCAGCATAATAATTATAGTAAGGTTCAAGAGGTTTAAAGAGTTCAAATACAAATCCAGTATACTTTACTGAAGTCTTAGGTTTAATCCATTCAAGATATTTCTCTCTCAAATTATGATTGTAAAGGAACTTTGAGTTAACCATAAGATTAAGTGCTCTTCCTGGTATTTTGTCAAAGTTTATTGCGTCATAAAGTTGATTAGATATAAGTTGTTGCCACTGATGTCCAAATGAGTATGACTTAATCTGACGATAATTCCTATACATCACACTTTTATCTATCTTATTACCCTTACTATCAACTTTCTTAGATATTTCATAAGCTAACCATCTACCTATAATAGTGTCAGCTTGTGATTCAAGAGTTTTACATTTAGAATTAGTGCGAATCGTAGGAAGATATTTACGAACCAGATTAGTCTGATCATTGTACATAAATAGTGCTTCAACTATAAAATCTCTAAATAGATTCCAATCAAGTTTACGATTCTTCCATCCATTATATTGAAGATCTAGGTTAAGCATAGTAAATACATCTTTCCAAGATCCTGCTGCAATAAAGAATGGAAAATTATACTGAAATGTATTCTTGTGGTTTATTGCTAACCACATCAATCTCATAATACCTTCATGACGAAGTCCTTGACCTTTCTGTGTATTATATGTCTTTTCTAGTATTTTAGACTTTCTAGTAATAAGTCTAATATATACTGTCAATTTAAGACATAGAAGAGGATCTTGACTCCAGAGTCTTTCCATATCTGCAGCTATCTCATTATAAGAACGAGGTTCTTTAAATTTAGAAATAGAGCAGAAATTATCTACAAAATCATTTCCAGAAGTGGAGTACTTAAGACTCCCATTTCCGGACAAAGTTTCATTAGAGGCTTTTATACCTTCTCTAACGAATGCATTCTCAACTTTCTTAGTGTTGAGTAGAGTTGAAACTTTTTTATCAAACATAATATTATAAATTACAGAGTACAAAACTAGACAATTTAAAAGATTGTTGTTTATAAAGAATTGCTGTGTGTACTCTTATTATTAATTGTCTTTCTTATTAAGTCAAGAATTGATACATCGAGGAGACAGTGAAAATAGAAGTCATTATATATCCCCTCGGTTATAATTTCTGTGAAATCACATTCAGTGCTTCTAATACCATCAAGGTACATACGTATTGTGGCTCTGTAATTTCCCTTCTCTATTATCAATTCCCTATAATCAAGATCGTATAAAAAACAATCACTATCAAGATACATTTTATCCGCTGTACTAATATTTTCTCGTATCCAGTCTTCAGCGAACTTTTCGAGGTAAGATCTTAGCTCCATTTTTTAAACTTAATAATGCTTGTTTCCAATTCTCACGAATAGTTTCTTCATTTCCTTTTGTTTTATCAAATTCAAATGTATATAAACCATTCTTATTTCTAACTTTCTTAAATCCAGCTATCTTGCTATTAGCTATATTCGCATAATCTCCTCCATGAACCATATTCATATATCCAGCTAGATCATTTATATCACATAAGTCTATATATTTCTCAAACTATTCTACTGTTGGAGTTACATTTCCAACATCTCTAGAACAATCTTTAATCATAGCTGTACGCATATCGTATATAAATGCTCTTCCATCGCTCACTGGATCATTGTTCTTTCCTCTTACTCCTAACTTCCAGAATATTTTATCGGAGCTCTATCCTATTTTCTTTTTAGTTATATATCTTCCTAATCTATAAAATGAGTCTCCGCTTACATCATTAGGTATTACTGTAGAATACGTTAGTCCAAAAGAATCATCATTTAGAATACGTCCAAACTGACTTCCTCTTTCGGATCTAGCAAATAAGTCCGGAAATACCTATGGGTAATCTGTCACTCCGTTCTTTTCTGCTAATCTATACAAAAACTCGGTATTCATTGGATCCCAATCTTTCTTAAAAGGATAACTCTCTATTTTAAAGGGATCGGTAGACTTTCTATTAAATTTAAGATTTGTTATTTCTTTACCATTAATTACAGGAAGACTCATACTAAGAGTATTCGGATCGACTTTATAGAAATGATTACCCCAGTTAAATCCATAAGGCGTAAATCTATCAAAGAAGCTTGATGCCAATTTAGCACCTTTATTCCATAGAGCTGTTGTATATTTACCAGTGGGACTAGCCCAAAATTCTACTCTACCTAAGTCTGCAATTGGTTCAGGTATACCTAAATTCTAAAGGGACTATGAAATTTTATCACCTAATGATGTTCCGAAAACAGCTTTTTGACCCATGTCTAAACTCATTCCTAGTGCAGTACCACCAGATATAGTTCCAATTATATTACCTCCTACTGTACCTGGAGCTAAGAAGGGTAAAGCTGCTGCTCCTCCATATGCTGTTAATCCACCAACTCCTTCTAAGAATAGAATCTTACTAAGATCTCTAGCTTCTTTACTATCTGGATTATGATGCCATTTACCATTATTATCCCTCTTATAACCACTAGCAGTTTGTACTGCAGGATTATCAGCCATTGCTGATGTCATCATTAAATCAGTGAACACTCTTCCTACCTTAGACCAAAATGATTCCTCCTATTTAGGTTTAGGCTATGCCTTCTTTGGTAATGTATATTTCTTGGCACTTCTTACTTTCTGTCCATCTGATTGAGTCCAATAAAAGTGCCCATCCTTACTGTACTATACTTGAGTTGTAGTACCATCAGAATTATTTCTGTAATACTTTCCGTTTTTAATTATAAATTCTGCCATAATATGTTTTTGTTTTGATTAGTGATCCCGGAAGGTAATGCTCCTTCTTCTCGAAATTAAAAGTTTCGTGCATCACTTTAATGCTTCGGGATCAATTAAAGAGTTGAACCTTACTAGAATTACTCCAATCTAAAAGATATTCAACTCTTGTTATCATATAATCTATCTTCACAGACCAATTATATAATCCGTACACAACTAAGCCGTGCCAAGCTCTACTCTTCTTGTTGAAGACTCGAAAAGATCACTAGTTTATAGCTTACTAGAAACTGGAGTATTTAATGTCTCAATTCTTACTATATATGCTCCCAATTCATTATTTATTTCGGAAGCTACTTTCATTGCATCACCAATTCTATTATATTTAGATGCATCATTACAATTCCTTGTAATTGTGAGTGTATTTTCTTCTAATCTAACGTATAGATTATTTCCTATTTTTAAAGTATACATATTCTATTAGTTTTAGTCGAGAATGTCCGGCTCGAACGGCTACTCTAAGCCCCAAACTTAGCGTGTTACCCATTACACTACATTCTCGAAAGTTATGCAGATAGATTATTTTAGTTTATAATCTACTTGCATTTAAATTACATAATGGAGTCCGTAATTACTGAATCAACAGTTGTATCAGCAGTTACTTCTGTATCAACTTTAGTTGTGTCAGATTTAGTTGTGTGATTACCACATGCTGTCAAACCAAGTGCAAGAATAAATGCATCAAATACAAATTTTTTCATTTTAGATTAATTTTAAATAATTAAATTATGTACATCTAAAGTAGAGAGCTAGTAGAAGATAAAGGAATCAAACCTTTTCCTTTTGGGCCAAATCCAAACGTGACTATCATTACACCAATCTTCTATAATAGTGAATAGAGTCATTTATTACTGCCATTCACTAATTCAGAGTACTATTATTTATAGTTATGAAAACACAAAAAGAAGTAATTTATTAATTGAAGTAGTAAAAATAAATTGCTGTAAGTACTCTTTTATAAACTATAATGAATTATTCCAAATAAATCAAAAGAACAGAGAACGTAAATATTCTAAGTACTTATGTTCTCCGATTTCCTTTCCTCAACTGAGGAATGAACTATTAAGCCTTATAAAGACAAGGCAGAAACAAATCAACTGTTGTGGTTCATGTAAGATTCGAACCTACAACCGACACTAAACAGAGTGCCATTCTACCAATTGAACTAATGAACCCAGGGTGACTTTAAAAATTAATTGAGTCATTTTATTAATTTGCTGTAAGTCACCTTTTAATTAAATATATGTCAAATAACAACGACTTAAAGCGTCATGCGAGAATCGAACTCGCGAATTAACATTGGAAGTGTTACATTTTACCACTAAACTAATGACGCATGTTCCCTTTACTGTAGCAATACAAAGATAATACTTTTTTACCATATTACAAAGTGTAAATTGTTAATAAGTGTAAATAAAGTATTATCTATGTATTTGTAGAACTATTACAGAATAAATATCTTATATGAGTTAATTAGTCCTCTTTAAGATAATGCTCTGTAAGTTTATTTGCAATATCTCTCATTTCTTCTGGAGTATCTGCACAATCATAGGCTTTCTGACATACTACAGAAGCAAAGACACAAGAAAGTACTTCTTCTCTAAGTTCTTCTGGAATCTCATTAGCCATTTGTTCCATTTCCTTTTCATTTAGGAAACATTTACCAAAGTACATAGCCATAAATCTAATAATGTTAGTTATGACTTCCCTAGCATAAAGTCTTTTATTCATTTATGATCGAATATTACAGCTGCAATTCCACTTAAAAAGTAGAGTGCAGCCAAGATTAAAAATATCGTAGCCATATTTTATTGATATAAATAATATTTTATTTCAGAATAGAAATGTTCAGCAAACCATACTGCTGCTTCTCTACTATTAAATCGAAGACCATTATTAATTGGTATTCTTTTATCACTAAACAGTCCATCTTTTGCGCCTTCATTTATTACAACGAAGAAGTTTTCTGCTATTCTTATAGCATCATCAGTTGGACGATATTTAGAATCATAGATAAAATCAACAGTATAATTACCTTCTGATTTATCAAGTAAATTGATTACAGATTTAATTAACTGTAATCTTGCAAATTCTACTACTTTAGAACTGATGTTTTCCCATTCACTTAATGCTACGAGTGTTAGATATTCTTGGACATAATAGTAAATACCTAATCCAAAGAAATCATATCCACTTTTAGCATACTCATAAAGTTCTTCCCAATTAGGAAGTTCTTTATAAGATTTAATTTTGGCATATTCTTCTAGTGTCATATCTTATTTTTTAATTATAAAAAAATACTAAGAGAATAGTTGCTTAAGCTACTCTCTTAGTGTTGCCTTAATTGTTTTGCAAACAAATTAAACCAATTAAGGTTTGTATTAGCACACTTCCTAATACAGAACTTTTCTCAAGTTTTAAGTGATGATCGCACTATCAATTTATGGATAACCCTGATTTATTTTAATTCCCTAAGATAGGAATAAGCAGGATGCTTAGTTAGACTCGAACTAACATTTTGACAGGATTTCACAAATCTTTAAACTGTTCATGTTTTACCATTTTAAACTATAAGCATCAACGAAGCGTTCATTATAAGGCCTTAGCTTATAAGGGCGCACGTCTCTCTTTGTAACGGTGGTGCACTCACCTAGAGAGTTATTGGTTCCTAGTATGGATTTCACTCCACACTAGGATAAACAACCTATTCATCACGAACCAGTTGCTTCATTATTTTCTAACTAAAAATTTGCTTGCATGTTCCTAGATGAAGTATTACCTTACATCTAGGATTTACTAACCTATCTTCACAGACCAGTTAGGGAACTAACATATTCATTACAAATACTTAGTATATAACATTATTCACCAAACGATCTAGTCTCCCTACCCAGACTCGAACTGGGATTATCTGATTAGAAGTCAGAGATTCTATCCATTGAATTACAGAGAGTAGTAAAGAGTACTATCTTCACAGACTGTACTCTTATTCACCAATAAAATCAACAATGAACTACCAATAAATCACAATGAACAAAAGTACCCGAAGTGGGATTCCAACCCACACAGCCTAATGGCCAACAGAGCTTAAATCTGTCGTGTCTAGCAGTTCCACCATTCGGGCATTTAGACTAAACTATTCATCACGAACTGTTTAGTCAATAATATTAACCCTAAAACCTTTCACCATGTATAGAAAGAAAATGTTAGTTCCTAGTATGAGTAATTAGCTCACACTAGGATAAATTAGTCGATCTATCACAGACTAACTAACAAAAATAGAAAACATAATATGACAAACAAAATCGGAGTTCCCTGTAACGATATTACTCTTTACAGGGAGATTACACGATCTATCACAGACAGTGTAATTTCTAAACAAAAAAATGAATTCACATAATGATAACATCAGTTCCCGAGAAGAATATTACTTCTAACTCGGGATTCTAATCTATTCATCACGAATCAATTAGATTAAAACATGTCTAACCAAACTTACAACTATGTTCTTCATAGCAATTCACCAAAACAAATTTACCAAGCGATTAGTTCCTAGCAGAGTCGCCAAACTCTACTAGGATATATACAACTACAGCATGTATTTAGATGGACTCAATTCTTACATTAGTAGCATCAAATAGTTTAGATGCTATAATTACAGAATGATCTCCATCTTGTTCCATTTCAAGATATGATCCAACTTGTGCATACTCATTACGAGCTGCAAATTTTCTAATATAGTTTAGATCATAGTCGGATTGTACTTCTACTCTATTGAGAAAGTCATCAAGTGCTTTAGAGAGAAGTTCATTAGAGATTTGAGGTATTTGGTGTCTTACTATTCTAAGAGTACCAACTACCTCATATTTCTGACTTGCAATTAGAATGAAGTTCTTCATATATCGCACATTCTATTATTCTCATCTACAATGTAGCAGTCAACATTGACTTGTCTCTCTGCCATTACAATGATGAAATCCTCATTATCATTGCATACAGAAAGACTTTCAGAGAACATTCCACATTCATTTTCATTCACAAGTTTGATGAAGATATCTACATCTATAGGTTCTTCAATCTTGTTGAGAGATGCGAAGTGTTCAAGGATGAATGAGATTCTCTTTTTATTGAGAAGTTCATAGTCTGTACGAAGTATTTTGAGTGTAGATACTGTATCGAATACAGGTTCTACTTGGAGAAAATATTCTTTCATAGTTTATTATTGAGTTTTGAAATTAATGGAGAGGAACTATTTCCTCCCCATTTTTTATTAGATTGTATATGCTACAGGATCACCGTCACGATTAGTAACGATACATTCAGGGTGAAGTGAGCAGTAGTTTTCTGCTTCTTCAAGTGATGAGAAGAACATAATTGTTCCATCATCATTTACTCTATAATTAGGATGTGCCGATTCTTCAAGAGTATTGATGTGGTATTTTCTGAACTTACCACCCATTGAGAGATAACTGATACTCTCAATTACTGCTTCCTGATTATCATAGAGATTGATATCGAATACTTTGTCTTCTTCGATAAGTTTGATGCGATTTATTAGTTTCGCATCTACAGGAAGTAGAAATCCCTTAGTAATAAGGTATTCTACTCCCTTGTATTGTACAGTGTTATTAGTCATCACTGAATAATTTGTCGTTTAGTTTGTACCACCATTCTCTGAGACGATTCTTGGACAGCTTATTAATAATCCAACCAAGGACTATTAATACAAGAATGAGTATACTTCCCTCTATAAAGAGACAGAAGAAGAGTTCTTCATTCGCTGAGTTCATATCTCTTTGAAGATTTTATATCCAAGAGATTTGAGGAATTCAATTGCTTTTTCCTCTTCTGTTGGAGCTCCACTCATTCTATCTCTGTAGTATTTACAAGATGTTTCATGGAGTGCTTTGAGTTCTCCAATATAGATAGGAGTTCTGCGAGTGAACATATATGTACCATGCTCCTTTCTTGTAATCATATCTGATTTAAGAAAGAAGTTGAAGAGAGATGTAGGAAGTTTGCAGTCATAAAAGATTGCACCTACCTCTACTCTGGTGAGAGGTTGATTGAGAAATCTTACTCTGTGTTCATTGAGGAGCTTAATGCTCACAACTGGATCAAATTTTGTTCTAGCCATTGTTGTTTTGTATTTTAGTTTAGAGGAAGAGAATAGAATTTTTTTACTCTCTCCCTCTAAAAGATGATTATTTGCACAGTTCGATAAGAAGTTTGAAAAACTTCATAGACACACAGCCGGTGACATTGTCATTGACTTGAATTGGTGCATACAATCCGATTGTGTCTGCGTTTGAGAGGATAGTGTTGATTTGCTCGGGATATTCCTGATTAGCAAGTTCAATGATTTCCTCTACTTCATCACTATGACGCTCACCCATGAACTTCTGAGTGAGTGCGCTTGCCATCAACTTAGTGAGACATTCACCAGCGTTAACTGGACGACTATTGTTGCCCCAGACGATTGTTGCTATTCTTTCGATAAATTCTGCTACTGTCATGATGTTGTTTTTGAATGGTTAATGAAAAAAGTGATCGTCTAATTCCGATCTGCCACTCATCTAAACTGAGATGAGAACAGTTTATCCAAAGATAATATTGCCCATGATACGCTGAGCATATACTGATTCTTCTGCCAGATTGGTGAGAATGAGGATCTCTTCATCTTCATCAAGGAGTTCAACCATATCCTTGATTGCTTTGAGAGAATCATCACTCACGAGCATCTTGTATCCCATGATACTGAGAATATCAGAGATCATAGGGATTGCACATGTTGTCTTGAGGTTATCGCAAGAGATCATGCGATACTTCACGGGGATTACTGTTATTGCCATTGTGTTGTTGGTTTTATTGGTTAATGTCAGACTCTGACCTTAGTCAGAGTTTCGTCCTAGTCTCATCAGTGACGATGTTATAGACTCCTAGGCTGTCTTATCTTTAAGAGTTGCAGAAATAATTATTTCTTCTTTGCTGCCAAGACCTTCTGCTTCGTATGTGGTACCTCTACGAAACATCGCTCTTTCAGCAGCCCACGCACTCCAGTCCAAGAAGTTTTTCATCAGTTCTTGACGAGTTTCAAACTTACAAATACCCTGATTAACACTTCCGTTAGCTTCTATGACTCTAGTTATTAACTTATACATAGTTATAGTTGTTATTGGTTTCACATTACAACCTCTTTATAAGAGGTTGTTTCGTCTAGGTCTCATCGGATGTGATTTTATACACTCCCTAGCTGTGTTTCTTAGTACATTGATGTATACTCAACGTATAAGATGATGTCCTTGTTTTCTTTTGCGGGAACACTGACTCTCTCCTTGAGATTGGTACGCTGCATCTCAATGAAGATGTTAGCAATATCATCTGCACAAGTGAAGAATGTTACGTTGTTCTCTACCTCGAGTTCATGAATCGGTGCTACAGCATCGAACATTCTCTTGATATTCTTCATCTTGCAACGAAGTTGTTCGTTACCCGGTTTTTCTACATAGAAAAGGTACATATATTTGATTTTTAAGGGTTAATAATTCTTACTAAAATTAATGGATTAGATTACAAAAATTCTTTGGTAAAAAGCGGTAGTAAATTGGAGTTGGGTATTAGTCTACTTAGAAAAGAGGTTTTTGAAAATTGAGAAAAAGTGGAAAAACTGGGCTTGTTATCAAGTCCCAGCTCTCTCACTGCTTAACTGTCATCTCCATAATCTCACATTAACTATCAACCAATTCATCAATCCAACCTTCATAGACTTCTGCACAATCTCTTCTAAGTAAACGTACTAAATGATATTCATTATCATACTTACAAAGAAGAAACCACCCAATCATCTTACCTCGGCTATCGCTGGATAGTGTGATAGTTCTTGATGGTGTGTGAATTTTCCATCTATTCAACTTACCATAAACTGTTACAAAATCCATTTAAGATACTACCTACAAAGATACTAAAAAAAGGGAAAGGTCAACCCATATAGGGTTGACCTAACCACATCATTTAGTCACTTGCGTGCGGTTCTTTTGTCTTTTGTCACTTTTTTTTACTATCGTTGACAATAGACCACAGGTAGAACGTGCGATTGCCGCGTGCTCCGCACTCGGTTGCTATTGCTTCGCATTGGAACGTTGTTCCAATATAGTTCTCCGCAATTTCAACCAAAACATCAGCTTCACGATTAGTTGACAATTCAAATGCAGAATTGATGTCAAAGCCATCTGCGATTTCCACATTGCCAGCGCGTTCAGCGGCATTAAACCACTTATTGCGCTTATTAGTGCCTACTAATGCACCAAGGGACAGGTTACGGCGGTCTCCTCGTGTTACCAGACTGCAAAATTCTACCGTGGTATCATTACCTGCGCTGTCTTTGGTTGCAAACGAGGATAGTTTTTCGGGAAGAGCCTCAATAGTGACACGGTCCCCAATAGCGATGCTCTCTTGGTTGAGTGCGCGGTTGTTGCGGTCTTCGGAATTAACCGCCTCCCAAAGTGTTTGCGGTATAACCGCTGCATTGGGATTAACACGAACGTTTGTTGTTTTATCCATATAGTTAGGAATTAGTTTGTTTTGTTACTCAAAGGTGGTGGGGGGATTAAGAGTGTAGTGAAATTTTGAATTCATAATATCATAAAGTACTAATTTTTACCCCTACTAATTTTGATATAATAAATACTATGTATATCATAATATAAAGTAAGAAATAAAAAGTACCCCTACTAATTTTTTGTTCAGGAGAAAAACTTTATGATATTTGCATATCATTTAAAATAAATATATTTATGGATAAAAAACTAGAATTATTATTAAGAGCAATATGTGCTTATGAAATTAATGGTGAAGCAAATTTTAATTTGAAATGCTTAGATTTTTTCGGACACGAAAATACAGTGAGAAGAAATATCCAGAAATTAGAAGAATTAGAAGATAACGGACTTCCTTTAATATTAAAAACAAACTTAAATGGAATGTATTCGAGATATAAAATAAATAAAGTATTAGATTGCCCAGAATTTATATACGAAAGTAAATTTGAATTAACTTACAAATGTATTCTACTAGCGTTATATAATAACATTAATAATATTCCTGAAAATATAACTCCTACATCTATATCTAAAATAACTGGAATTTCGTATAACACAATAAAGAAATATTGGAAAGATGATATTTTAAATGACTTAAATAATTACTCTAGACCTATAAAATTAAATTTATCTGGGGAACTAGAAAATTCAGAATACGGATTAAAGTATATAGGACAAAGAAAGAGTGAATATAAATGTCAATTCTGTGGAGAAGAAAATCCAAAAATGTTTGATGATGGAAATCATAGTACTTGTAAAAAATGTAAATACGAGAGAAGAAAGAATAGAACTAATTCAGATATGGCTCAAAAATTATATGACAATAGTAAAAGATCATATAGAACAAGAGCGAATATAGAGAAGTATGATCTTACTAAAGATTATATACAAGAGCTATTAGAAGAACAAAATTATAAGTGTTATTATACTAAAGTAGATTTAAAAGTAGGTACAAAATTAACAAACCCAACTATAGATAGAATTGATTCTTCAAAAGGATATATCCAGGGAAACGTAGTAATATGTACTGAAATATGTAATATAATGAAGAACGATCTATCTACAGAAGAATTTAAATCCCAAATAAATCTACTTTACAATAATATATCCAATTTCTAAACTAGGGTAGGGGGGGATTAAAATAAAGTACCTAATATACTATTTTGCATGTTTTAACATTATTAGTTTTTTATTTACAATTTAATGTATTATATTTGCATATGAAAAATAAGAATGATGTTATGAATATATTTTACGAAATTTTGAATAGTCTTAAAAAAGACTACAAGACAAAAAATATAACTGAAGGACCAAGTTATATTAGTATTGAGTTAGTTCCAAATGATTTAGAGGAAATCATTACTAACTATAAGAAGAATATAGATGAACTTGATGATTGCATATTTATAAATGTTATAGATGAATTAAAAGATAATTCTATTGACTTGAAGAAATTTGATGAACTTCTAAATAAAGATGAACTTAATGTAATAGAAGAAACTTATGTAAGAGAGATAATTAGATTTACAAATGATCTAATTAAAAGTCATATTATTAAAAAAATTGAAGAACTGTCTGAACTAATAAATAAACTTTAACCGGTGAGAGTCCGGTAAAATTACGAAGCCTGGTGTAATGGTAGCACAGCGGACTCTTAAAGATGATTATTTTTATGACTAATAAAATTGATTTATTAAATGATGAAGAATTTACAGAACTAATCAATAAAAGTTCTTGTATATCTGATGTACTTAGAGAATTAGGATATTCTACTAATGGCAATTCTTGGGGAAATAAAATAGTTTCTGAAAGAATGGATAAATTAAACCTTTCTTTAAAAAATAAAAACAGTAATTATAAAGGATATATATCTAAACTCTCTTTAGAAGAAGTAATGACAAAAGATTCCAGTTACAATCGTACTAAATTAAAAGAGAGATTATTTAGAGAAGGTTTAAAAGAAAAGAAATGCGAAATATGTGGAATATCAGAATGGCAAGGTAAACCTATAAGTCTTCAGTTACATCATATTAACGGAATTAATAATGATAATAGATTAAGTAATCTTCAAATACTATGCCCAAATTGTCATTCTCAAACTGAGAATTTTGGAAGTAGAGGAAAAGGAACTGCAATAATTAGAAAAGCAGATTCTTTATCAAAAGAGGACAAGGATCTAATTATGAATACTGTTAGAGAATATGGAATTGTAGAAGCAAGAAAAAGACTTAGTTTTAGAAATTCTTTAATAAATTCAATCGTTAAAAGTAATAATGATATTATTACTATGACAACTTTAAAAGGAGAATCAAAAGAATTCTCAACTGTTACAGAAGCAGCAATGTATATGTTTAATGTATTAAAAGTAGGAAAGTCTATTGAATCTATTAGAACTGGAATAAGTAAATGTTGCAATGGGAAGCAAAAGTCTGTAGCAGGTGGTTATAAATTTAATCGAAGGAGCATAGAGGAATAATACATAATACTCTAATGAAAATTGAATCTAATAGACTTGGAAGCCATATTGGTGACAGGGCGCAAGCAGAGAAATCGTGCAGCGTGAACGACTTAACGATTCAACATCACGATGGTGATGATGCGAAAGTCTAAACATCTTTTAAGATGAAAGCTGAAATCCGTTTTCCCGCTGAAGGAGTTGGTCTGGGTTCGAATCCTAGGGCTTCGGCTAATAATTTAGATTATGCTTAAGGATAAATTAAATAAATTAATTAATGAATTAAATGAAATAGTGAAATATGTAGAAAAGAATAATCTTTATAATACACAAGAGTATTTAGACTTTGAGGATTATTTAAATGAAGTATCAATAAGAGATCACACTGGGTTAAATTAATAAAATACGAAAAGGAGAGTAGCAATTAAGCTACTCTCCTTTTTTATTTTTTAAAATCTATTTAAATTAAATACTAAGGAAAAGTCATTAGAAATTGATCTTTTATAGGGATCATTAGAATCTCTTGGATTAAACATCCACTCAGTTAATTTAGGGAATCTATTAATTTTTTCTTCATCATCTGTAAATACCACAGGAACTCTTTGATTAACGATAAAAGGATAATTCGCTCGATCAATGAATGGTGTATTTATATCAAAAACATCCTCAAACAATACAGTTCCAGGTTCAAGTTTCATTGCATGATGCCCTGCATCAAATGTATTATCTAAGTATTGATTATCCTAATCTTTAACCATTTCACTTTTATTTATCCAAAACGTCTTTCCAATATTGTTATTATATATAGACCTAGTTTTAGTAGGAAAATACAAAGTATCACCATAGAAGTTACCCTATACATATGGAAGATCTCCAAATTTTTTACTACCTGCATACCTTCCTCTTCCTATAGAATCAGATGGTTTAAATCCAGTATAATCTGCTAAAGTATATGCTCTTACATAATTCTAATTATTATCAATCTAGTCATTAAATAAATTTCCATAATGGTATTTTCCATCATAATAACCTTCTTTAAACTGTGACCTAATTACATCGTCTAAATCTGCATTACCTCTTGATTTAGTTAAAAATCCATAGAGGGCAGTTTCTGTCCAAGAAGGATAATGAGTAGTTCTAAGATCTCCATTAAAGTCTACTTCTTGCAAACCTTTAGATTTACGATAAGTATTTAAATTATATAATTCTCTCGCTTGTGCTTCTACTAAATCCTCATTATCATGCACCTAATTAGGAATATCCATATTTTCTAATTCTGCATTAGGGGCAGTTCTAGCATACCAATCAGCTGCTGCACTTAAATTATCAAACTTTTTAGTATTTTCTTCAGTACCATCAGATAAATAGAATGTCTCTTTAGGAGGATTTAAAAAATCCTAAATAGAATGAGTGTTCAGCCAATTATCTATATATCTTGTGTACGCCTATACATAATTATTTGTTTTTATTCCCATATCAATTTATACTTTCTTATTAAAGTTTTTCCAAATACCTGTTATACTATCTATACCTAATAAAGTACATACTGCCCATATAAATGTTTCAGTTATAGAAGGAGCTTGTATACTCTATATAGTACAAAACATTACTACAAACATTATAACTAAGAAACCTAACATTCCACATACTCTTTTAGAAGAAATTCCAGAGTGAGAGGTTATCATTAGTTTAATATATTCTTTTATCTTCTTCTTTTTCATATCGTTTACACAATTTCCCTCCTTGTGAGAATTTAATTGTACTCAAAATATTATACAAGTCTATTAACCAGTTCTAACGTTTCTTATAATTACCCTTAGGATAATATTTCTTATAATTTTTAGTAAATTGTTCTGCTTCTTTTGTGGACATTCTTAAAGTATCTCCTCTTTCTATAGCACTATCTAAAGCATCCCATTTACCATGTTTATATTTAGGATCAGTAAAATCATGAAGTTTACCATTTATATTTTGAACTGAAGGAAAAACAATTGCTCCGTCTTTATCTTCAGCATAACCTAATTTATGAGTAGCTACATTATTAGGATTTTCCCAATCTTGTATGTAAGCTCTATTAGGATCTAGTAACCTCCTTACAAAATCAGCATTACTTCTTTCATTTACAGAAGTAACTAAATTTTGCATACTTCCTCCATCATCAAAAAGTTTCATTTTTATCAGTTGTATTATTTTGTCCATTTATTCCACCCATGATATAAATAGGGTTAGTTATTCTATGTGTGAAGTTATTATTAAACCAAAATAAAGGATATGTAGTACCTTGACCAAGTTTTGCATCAAACATAACTCCTTTTCCATTTAAGGTACCTGTGTTATGTTTTTTGTATATATCAAAAATATTCCACGTTCTATTAGAAGCCTGAAGATTATCTCCCTCAACTGTACTTACTTTAAATCCTCCTTGCTTAAGCTATGAAGAAATATCTTCTATAGCCTACTCTCCGCCAGGGATTTTTACTTTAGTCTGCTTAAAAATAGGAAAATATTTACCATCTGCTTTTGTATATCCTTCGTAATAATACGGAAGATGACCAGGAATATTATTTGCTTCTAATTTTCTTCTTACTTGAAATCCTAATCCAGTTTTACTTCTAGATCCTGTTTTTGAAACTTTATAAACGTTTTGATCACTTAAGTCAACATTAACAAATGATTCATCGCCCCAATTATGCCAAGATCCATCATTAAGATTTATTTTATATCTAGTTCTTGGATTAAAAGGTTTTATACGAAATCTTAATCCGTCTACTGCACTATTTATAGCCATACTTATATAAGGGTGTTCTGCTGCAAATTCATCAGTAACTATTCCATTATTTCCCCACCATGAACTATTATAGTCGAGAGGATTCTACCATCCATTTTTAAAAGTATCATAAATGTATCTTATATTCTAAGTAAGAGATAATCTATTCCATAATCCTCATGTACCTGCATTTATAAATTCATTTATATTATTAGCCATATCCCACTAATGTGAAAACATAGGATTTTTAGCTAATGCGTTCTAATAATTCCTTACTCTTACATTATTAAATATTGGATTAAATCCTATTTCGTTATAAGAATCCATATATTCTTGGCTAGGAGCTGCCTAACCAGCATATATGTCAATACCTGTTCTTGTTTTAGTAGGATCAGGTTCTCCTTTATGTGGAGAATCTGCAACTACTTCTATATCATTTAATTCTGTAGGGTGAGATGCATTATAAGCATCATATTCATCTTCAGCCTATTTTGTAGTTATCTATTTCTTTGCTACTCTATTATTTATATTATTTATTCCTCTTTCTTTATCAGTCCATTCTCTATTTAAAGATACTTTACCTTTAGGAATATATCCATAATAGAAATTACCATTCTCATCTTCATATACTGAATCAATATTAATTCCTGCTTTAATAGTTGGCTTTTTAGTACCTGGTTTTACACGAACTTTTACTAATTTTTTCGTGTGCTTATCTGTCATAGTAAAATATCCTTTATCCCAAGTGCTATAGTTTATATAATATTCTCCTTTCATGTCATATACTAAAAATTAAAAGGTGATTGATAAGTGTCATTATATCCTACATATTTTAAAGCATCTCTTACTGCTTTACTTTTACTTTTTATATCTAAAGTTCCATTTTCTCTTTCCTCCTTTTCATTATCAAGGTATGATGGATAGCTTATATCATCATAATATAAATCTAATAAATCATCATCAGACATATTGTCTATATAGTTATCCAATTCTTTTCCTACCAAGCCAGTTTTTTTATATATAATATATCTAAGTTCTCTGTTTACTGAACTTTTTTCAAAAGGTCCACTATCGTATACGTCTTTTAAGTCAGTATCCTGAGAATCATTAAAATATTTATAATTGTAAGCACTATCTAATAAATCTAATTCTTTTATAGTATATGGCCAAAGATTAGTTGACATTCGATATCTATGATCTAATTCATGCATAAGTGTTTCATCTGCTGGTATTTCGTATTCTAAATTAGGATTTATGTATATAAAATCCTCTAAAGGAAAATATTCTCCTGTAGTACTGTCTCCTAATCCAAGTTTTTTACGCATATTACCAAGATGATTACTACGAAATATCATTAACTGAGGATTAGTTAAGTCAGTATATTCTTCTACGTCATCATAAGGAAGTCCTTCATTTTTTCTTGCTTTAACCAATCTTGGTCTGACATCCTATTCAAGAAACTTTCTCATAGACTCAAGCTATTCATCACTAAATTCATATATCTCTGGAGATTTATCTTGTAATTTTTTAAATATAGAATCTAGTCTACCTCTAGATACATTCTCAAAATTTGATAAATAATAAGAATACTAATCTACAGGAACATCTTTTAATTTATAAGGGTACTAGAAATTTAATTTCTATAATTCTTCGTTTGTCATGTTATATTGTAATTATTAGGTTGCTAATCACTAGAAGGTTTATTATCTGCTACATATTTCAAAGCCGCACGAACTTTCTACATTAAATCATGTATTTTTTCTGGACCTAATTCTTGTATTATTGAATCAAAGGATGTTGATTTTTGTAATTCTCTTGCTTTATCAAGGGCCTTTATAGCAGCTTTTTTAGGATTACCAACACCTTCTCGATGTTTTCCAAAACCATAATGTGAAATATTCTACCCAAAACGCAGGTGTGCCAAGTCTCTTTGTCTTTTTTCTTCAGCTTCGTTCCACTATGTAAAAATCCTGTTTACGTAAGGTTCACGAAAATAGGTTTTAAATAAATCTTCATCTGACATCTAATCTATATAATTATCTAAGTCAGAGTCAGTTAATCCACCAGATTCTTGATATAACTTATATCTAATTTCTCTATTTGCTGAACTTTTTTCTACAGGGCCTACGGCACCGAACATTCCAATTAGATCATTTGATAAAAGAGATCTCAAAAATGAGTAATCGTATGCTTCCCTTAATAATTTTCTTTCCTTAGGAGTGTAACTAAGTCCTAAACCGCCAGCACCAATGTTACCAAGTTCAAATCTCTATATATGATCTGTTTCATGTGCGACAACACTTGGGTCTAATCCTCCATTACGTGTGCTTAAAGCAACATATCGAGGTTTCATAGAAGGAACATACCCTCCTGCTGTACCCATTACGGTTTCGAACACTGGATTTGTATAAAACTTGTATCTAGTTAAAGGATTTGACATAATTACATTATATCGTTGTTGATTAAGTAATCCTTCGTCTCTCCATGCTCTTATCATACGAGGTTGTACATCTTCTTTATAAAATTTAGTTACTTCACCAAAATAAGGATATTTATTTAGCATATCATACTCTTGGTAATCTGAACCTCCGCGTGCAGCTATTACTACTGGATCATACAATTGAAACATTCTTTCTGTCTAACGATCTCCTTTCATTGTATTTAAAGAAGCTCTTATATTTTGTTCGGTGTCTAATTGTTTTACCAATTTATCTAATTCTGCTTTTCTTGCTTCCTACCATTCTATAATTTCGGGATGATTTGCTTTTGCAATAACTACTGCTTCTTTAAGTGGATTTTCATGACCCTTTTCAGAATCATAAGTATCTAGTGCGAGTTCAGCACCTTGTTTGGACAAACCTCCTTTTTTCAAGATCTAGTTTATATTTTGTACAAGTAACTCTCTTTCGGACCAAGGTCTATTCAAAGAAACCATTCCTTCTGGAATGTAGCTATAGAAATTACCTTTACCATCACTGTACATTGGTAAATACATATTATTATAAATTTTAGGTCGGGGTTCTCCTTTTCTAACGTGTACTTTTACACGTTTCCCTGTATTATCATCAATGGCTGTATAGTATCCTTGTTCCCATGTACTTAAATCAACTCCTCCTGGATATGTTTTTCCCATTACTTTCTCTCTTTTTTAACATTAAATTTAAGTGAATTACTTATATTAAGATACTTTTTAAGTCTATTCCATCTATTTCTATCCATTGGAATAGATATTAATCTTGCATGAGGTTGTAACTAAACTCCTCCATTTTCAATCGCGAAATCCCTTACATCGCCAGGAGTTGTAAAGCCTATTACACCCGCTTCTTTTCCGAATACAGTTTCTAACGCTTCTCTTGTTGTATCAGAACAATTATTTGTTACTAAATTATAATCGTCATCATCAATATATTTAGTAATTATTCTATCTCCTGCGTCTAATTCACTATGTCCTATACCAAACTTCATTCCTTCAGAATAATCTCGTGATAAGTGTCCTATTGGATACCATGTTTTTAGAAATATAGGTTCCCATGCTTTTACTTCGACTTTTTGAGGATCTGCGTCTAAATGAATGTAATCAGGATTATTGTAATAATAGTCAAAATGAGAATTAATAATAAAATCGCTCATTTTATCTACATTATTATAATCATTAGAATTATCAAATATAGGAGAAAGAGTATCCTCATCTAACTTATCTTTATAATATACACCTTTTAGATAATTACGCTTTGCTTCCATTGGAATATCTGAGCGAAATTTATATCTAAATATATGTTCATCAATCATTGTCTTATATGTTTGTATTAAACTTGTATTTTTTCTTAACTAATTTTCCTCCTTTTTTATATTCTGCATTAGAAAATCTATTAACTACAAAAGGTGCCGCTAACATCCCTCCTATTAATGTAATAAGATATTCTTTATCAAATGCTTGTTTCAGTCCAGCATATTCTAATGAGTTTGATTTATTATATGCTTCTTCCGGAGTCCATTTATTGTCAATCATTTCTCTTACTACCGGAATTATACGCTATCTAAGTTCATCATAATTACAAAGATAGCTTATTTGTCCAGGAGGTAAAGTTGTATTCGGAATTACATGTTCACGAGGATCTCCCATTAGTTCCTCATTATACATTATAATTGGCCACATCTCATCTGGAGCACGAAGTCCATCATACATTAAATGTCCAAACTCATGAAGAATATCAATTAGAGGAGTATACTATCTAGGCTTAACATTCAACCCAAGATAAGGAGTAGTAAGTCCATACTCTGGAGATATACCCCATGCTTGACCATTATTAGTGACCTTATCCTAATACATTATAGGAAAATATTTTTCCTACAGATTCTCTAGATAAGTATAAAAAGTCTACATGATCTAATCTACCTTATTCGGATCATTATATACTTTTAAAAGATTATTATATAATCTGTTATAATATTCTTCACTATGATAAAATTTATCGATAGCATCTCTGGTATACTATTTAACTAATTGAGTATAATTTTGCTAATCTGCTCCAAGATCAACGTCTCCTTTATTCCGAATAAACAAGCCTGGATTTGGTTTTGCTATTTCCTAATTTAAGTATAATTCTCTAGAAATAGGATCTAAATGATTTAAAGTATTAGAATGATACTTTTTTAAAAGATTAACTGTTTCCTAAATTTTCTTTAATGCTTCTTCTTGACTTATAGAGGATTTACTACTTTTAACTAAATTAATTGGATAACGTCCGACATATCCTTTCATAACTTTGTTGCCGTCTTCATTAACATATTCTGTTACATCGTGTAAATATGGCATAAATTCAGGAAACAAAGGCTAAGAAGTTGTGGAATTGTATTTAATAGGGGGAAGAACATCAGATAATTCAATGTTTTGAACAGTAGGAGTTTCCTATACTTTTGGATTACTGGGTCCTACAGTATTAGAATTAAATGCTACAGGTTTATAAGGAAGACTTTTCTATCCGCCTTCTATAGCTCTTGGAGGACCTATTATTTCTAATCCATTATAAGGAGATGGAACAACGTTTTGATATGCTTCAGACATTACTCTACTATATGCTTCATTTAATGCATTATTCCACGTAGTTCTTATGTCAGAAATTGCATTACTAGTACCATTCACTGTCTTTCCAGCGTAAATATCTCCTAATAAATTCCCAAGTAATGCAGTTTTAGGATTCTAAGATGCCCAGTTTTCATCGAAAAATCCGCTGTTTCCATTTATCCATGCGTCTACAGCATCATCTCCACCGTATTGAAATCCTCTGCGAAATGTTCCAAACAGTTGATCAAATGGCATAAATCCTTGACCTAATCCAAACATAGTTCCAGCAGTAGAGTTACCAAATATCCCTCCCATAAAAGGAGCAAGAGCAACTCCATAAGCAGTTCTAGCATTCTGTCCAAATCTATAGTTTGCAATATCTGGATTCTATTTTGCATATTCATCACTAATTGGATCTGAACCATACATGTTAAGAAAGAAATTATCACTTAACTAGTTCTATCTTACAGCATTTTCTTTCGCTTGTCTTTCCTAATCAGTTTCAAAATGATCCCAACCTCTTGCTACTTTTTCAGCATCTAACTGATTTCTTCCATTAAATCTTTGGTATAAATCATTGATTTGTTCAGGAGTCATTAATCTACTCTATGCATCATTAATAATATTATTCGATACTAGAACTAATCTATTATATTCAGTTGGATTATTTTGTTGTAAATTAAACAACTAGTTTTGAATATTTATTCCCTGCTTAATTTCTTCTGAAGTAGGACTTGCGAAAATAGTATGTTCAGTTCCAGTTAACCTATCTACATAATTAGGAGTTTCTGTGGTAAATGAAGATCCTTCTGTATCCAGCGGTATACCGTGAATATCTACAAGTCCATTACCGTAATCCTAAACCCACTGTTGATGTTCTGCGTCTTCTCTTGCTTTTAAGTCAGCTTTCTCTAAATCATTCTATTTAGGTTTCGTAAAATTATCAATTACTTTACGAGTATGCTTATTTTTATTTTCCTAAAACTTCTCCTTAGTAACTTGTGACTTTTTATGAGTTTGTTCTGGAGCTTTACCCTCAACTCTTAATGTCTAATTTACAGCATCAGCAGGCGCAACATACTATTGTCTTTTAGATAGATTTGTACGAGCATTTCTTTGCTTTAAACGTGTTAGTAATTCTTTAGGATTTAGTAATTTTTCTCCAGCCATTATCTGTTAATCATTATATTCTTTCGATTAATTAGTGCATCTGGTTCAGCTGTATATTGCTATGTTGGAAATCCTAATCTAGTTGGAGTTGTCATAGTTTCTCCTTCACCACCTATTATATTAAAGACATTCTAAGCTATCTTTGATCTAATAGCTGTTTCTCCTTTTCTATCACCAGGTCTAATAAATCCATTTACAAAAGCATCACATACCTATTCTAAAGTACTATCTGGATTCATAAAGACATCATATGCTTTTCTAGTCTTTCGATTATACCCATAAGCAGATCCTCCAAACATCCAAGTTGATCCGTCATTCGTACGATTTAAAGTTTCTTTAATTAACTATATTTGTTCTTTCATTGCTGTTTGTGAATCATAGGAAAGATTCCAATGATCTTTAATTCTACTATCATCCCACTACAACAAGCCTTTGTATTTTCCAGTGTCACTTACTGCTAACGGATTTCCACCTGATTCTCTTAATATATTTGCTATAACTACAGCACGTTGTTTAGGACTTTCAATAAAAGATAATCTAGAATTTAAATCGGAAATAATAGCAGGATCATATTCATATTTAGTATTTTTTCCTCCACTTCGATATTTTCTTATTGAACCTCCTAATTTAAATGAGATTAATTTATATTGATAATTAGGTCTTCTTATTAATTTAATCATGATTTTAATATATTTAATATTTTATTATAATTTCGTATAACATTTTGAGTGTACTTTCTAGATTCAGGACCTCCTGAATCACTTCCATAACCTCTTTGCATTATTCTAAATACAAAATCATATGGTCTAGAAGAACTTATACCATTAAAAGCATCATATCTATTATTACATAGTAAATTAACTTTGAAGTTACAAAAGTCATCTATAGAATAGAAATTTCTGAAATTCTAATAATGTTTAAAATATCCTTTGGTATTACTCCAGTCAGTAGTCATTTTTCTACTAGCTCTTTCTGGATGTTCTTTTGCTTCTTTATCAGATATTTTAATTCCTCCAAAGTTATATTTACCAGCAAGATGCTTTCCCCATCCAGATTCTAAAGCAGCTTGAGCAGTAAGAATATATGAATAATTTGGATCTAATCCTCTACTAGCTAAAGCTTTTCTATATCCAGTATTTAAAGCTCTTATAAAGTTTTCTTTACTATTAAATTTTCCGCTAGATGGAGTTTTTATATCTTGATTAGCTAAAAATGGATCCGAACTTATTTCAGGATTATAACTATCTATAACTCTTCTAATAGTAATAATATCAGATGCTTTCTTTCTTAAAGGTTCTTCTACTATTCCCCATTTGGATCCTTTGGCCTCTAATACATATACTTGTCCATTATCTATTCTACTAACCATCTAAACGTGTCTTCCTGATTTACCACTTCCTTTAGTACATATAATATCTCCAGGTTGCATGGCACTATAAGATACTTCTTTTCCAACTTTGAATTGACCACTTGTATCTCTTGGAATATCAATTCCATTTTGTTTATATATATACTAAATAAAAGAAGAACAATCTAATCCACTCTTAGGAGAGGTTCCGCCATATACATATTTACCTCCAACTAAAGATCTTCCTGTACTAATGATATTATCTATGAGCTAATTTGTATTAGATGAATAATCTGGCTAATCTTCAGAATCTGGGAATTGTCTTAATATAAATGCTTCGTCTGAAGGTGGTTCTACATCTGGAAGATTTGAAGTAGAGCTTATATCTATAATTGAGTCAAAAGGATTAAGCTTTGGTTCAGGCATATCCCAGATCTAATCCATAAAATCTTTCTTTTTAGATTTAGGAGGAGGAGTTACCGATTCATAAGTATTAAAAAGATGACTAAACATAATTAAAATTGAAGTTATTGATGATAATAAATTCATTACTTATTAATGTTTAAATTTTCTAGCATTTTGAGCAAACGTAGCTCTCTTTCTAATAGTTGGGTTGGAACTATTTTTACCTCTTTTAATACATTCTTCAGTAACGTTTCCTCCACAATACTAAGTAAACTTTCCTCGATTTTTCTTTTTAATGTGGATTTTACTTCCATTCTTACATCTAATAATAAATGAATCATAATTATATGAATCTATAATCTAACTTAGATTTGAATTATTAGAGCAAAATGAAATAAATTCCTAAATTCCATTTAAATTTAAGTTTTTTCTAGTCATAGTATTATGTATTTTAATTTTCATTTTGAGTATACAAATTTAATAATTATATTTGCATATCGTAAATATATATACCTATTATGGGTATACTATAGTTACATTTTAAAAATAATTTATACAAAAGAATTGTATATTAGATATAATATAAGAATACTGACAAATGACTAGGAAAACTAGGTTAAATTTCCAGCTACTAACAGCTGTTGGATTAGTTATAATAGGATGTGCTTTGTTAATCTTTGGATTTGCTGTACCTCCTCTTGGAATAATTGATAACTCAGTACTAGTAGCTTTTGGAGAAACCTGTACGTTCTCTGGAGCCTTGTTTGGGGTAGATTATAATTACAGATATAAGATACATATAAATAGGCTAAATTCAAATAAATCTGAAGACAGAAAATAATAAGTATAATGCTATATAAATAATGTATAATATGAAAATTGATAAACAAAATGGAAATGTGGCTTTTTCTGAAGAGGATCACATTTACTGGAATGTTAATGATGATGAGAAATATATTTCTGTTACTACTTTAATTCATCAATTTACACAACCTTTTGATAAAGACTTTTGGAGTGCTTATAAAACATTAGAGAAACTTATTCCAAAAGAAAATTGGAATATAGAAAAGAAGTCATTACTAAATTCTAAAAAGTTTGATAAGTCTATACTTGATGTATACGATATAACTGAATTAGATTTTAATAAAACTCAACAAGAAATATTAGATGAATGGGATAGAAAAAATAAAGAGTCTTGTGAACGAGGAACTAAAATACATGAAGAAATTGAAAATTCTTTTTATAAGAAACCAGATAATATTTCTTTAAAGAAGTTTGGATTAGGTGGTAAATTTGAGTGTAAAAAAGATTATACTGAATTAGATTTGGAATATGGGGTTTATCCAGAATATCTAATATACAGAGAATCAGATGATGGAATACTTCGTATAGCTGGACAAGTTGATTTAATTATAAAATCCGGGAATGAAATCACAATAGTTGATCATAAGACTAATGAAAAAATTGATAAAAAATCAGGATTTAATACAACAACAAGGTCTAATGCTAAAATGAAATATCCATTAAATAATCTTATGGACTGTAATTTTTATCATTATACATTACAACTTTCTACTTATGCTTGGATGTTACAAAAAATAAATCCTGAATTTATTATTAAAGATCTAATTATTAATCATTATGATCATAATGGAAATAATATATTATATCATTGTGACTATTTAAAAGATGAAGTAGAAAGAATGTTATACTTTTATAAGAAACAGATTATCTTGGATAAGCAAAAAGAGAAAAGAAAAAGAATAGAATATTAACAATATTTATTAACAATAAGGACGTTTTCAAACTTATATAAGTTTACGTCGCTGCTCAGACCTTTAATTGTTAATATTATTCTAAAACATTTAGATATGGAAGTTGGACAAATCATTAAAGGACATGTAAATGAGGTATTAGGTTTAAATAAGGATATTTCAGAACAACGTTTAAAGGTATGTTACTCGTGTCCCTTATATTCTTCTAAATTTGGGGGAATGTGTAATAATAAATTGTGGTTAAATCCTAATACTGGAGATGTAAGTATATATCCAGAAGACGGATATTAGAGAGGATGTGGATGTAGATTAAGAGCGAAAACTAAATTATTAAATGCTTCATGTCCATTAGATAAATGGTGATTTTTATAAAATGTAAATGATTTATGGGAAAAAATGTAAGACTTGATTTAACAGAGGATGAAAGAATTGCAAGACAGTTGAGTGGATTAGAATCTGATGCACTCCACTTTAAGATGGGAACTGCAGATAGTATTGAGGATGCTTTAGCTAAAGAAAAAGCTGAAAAATTTAATAATCAAGTTGGAGATTATATGGAAAAAGTTAATAAACACGAGGAATTATTAAAGCAGTATACTCAAAGCTTAAAAGAAAGTTTAAATTCTGTAGAAATCAAACCTATGTTATCTAGAGTACTTATTAAACCTTTTGAAATTAATCCATTTCAACAGATTAAAATAAGTAAGAGTGGCATCATTACTAATATAGGTAATATGGCTCCAGAAGATTTTTCACAAGATAGTGGAAAGTGGGAGCAGCAACAACAAGCTATAGGAGTTGGAACAGTATATGACGTAGGTCCAGATTGCAAATATCTCAAAGAAGGTGATGCTATTTATTATCAGCGTACAGCAGCTGTACCAGTACCTTTCTTTGGTCAAGGTCTTTTTACTGTAGGAGAAAGTCAAGTAATCGCTGTAGTTAATGAAGGATTAACAGAACGTTTTAATAAAGTAAAATAATGGAAGAAAATATTTTTTATAAACCTGGAGATATTGTATAGTTACGTTAGGATATTCCTAATAAACCTTTAATGATAGTAGTTAAAAAAGAAACTTCTTTATTTAAAAATAATGCCGACGATAAAAAGAATATGTTAAAAGGAATAAGATGTCGTTGGTTTACTACTACTGGTCAATTACAAGAAAGTATTTGGAATACAAAAGATCTTATTTTAATATAGACTAATTAATTTTGATGGAAGTATATCTTCCTTTTTTTATATTATGGACGAACAACTTAAACAAGCGTTTATGCAATATCTAGCACAGAAATCAGGTGCTCAAACTCAGGAAGAACTAGAAGCATATATTCAGCAACTTGGAGAAGATGGTTTGAAACAGGAATATGCTCAGTTCATGCAACTAATGCAGGAACAGCAGGTTCAAATGAGAAAGTTTGGAGGTATGTTAAACTATATTGATAAACTTCGTGGAAACTGCCCTCCTGGAACTGAAGCAAGATATTATAAAGTAGGAGGTGCTATCTGTAAGAAATGTATGAAGAAAGCATCAGAGGGAGCTAAAGTTAATAGATTTAAAGATCCTGTTGATGAATTTAAGCAGATGCGCGAAGAAAAGAAGGTAAGAAAAAACGTACCAATGGGAGGTGGGTACCATGTTCCAGTTAGAGATAAAGCAAAGGAAGATTTTATGAAAGGACTTGAATCTAATCCTTTTAGAAGAAAAAATAGTAATTCTAAGGATACTCTAAGTAATCCAAATAAGAAAATTCAATGATCAATCATATATTTGAATTAGATACTCAAACTAATCAAGCGATCATTAATTGTCCTGAAGCATTACTAATAAGAGAATTTAAAGACTTATTTGAACATAAAAGAAATAAGTGTAAAGAAGATCCTACTGGTGTAAAGGGTCTTCGTGCATATAGAGAATTAACATATATAGTACTTGCTATTTGGTGGTAGAGTCCTTATTTAGATTATTCTGAATAGGAACGCCACCAAGAAGCACTTAAAGATGCAGAATTAACAGAAGAGGAATTTAATGATCCTACATTTAGAGCAGCTTGTAGAAAATATAGACAATTACAGGATTCTAACCGTTCTATAAAAATGTTACAAGCAGCATAGAACACAGTAGATAATTTTATAGATTATTTTAATACAGTAGTTGATTTATCTGAAAGAGATGCAAATGGAAAACCTGTATTTAAAACAAAAGATATTATTTCTGAAATATCTTCTTTATCTAAAGTTCATGAAGAACTAAAGATATTGGAAGCACAAGTTAAAAAAGAACTTTCAGAACAATCTAACATTAGAGGAGGTGCAGTTAATGGATATAGACCTCATAAATAATTATGGAAACTAAACGCAAAAGAGGACGACCTAGGAAGACACAACTTCCTGAGGAAATATAGAAAATTGTTGATGATGTAAAAGAAAAAGAATAGTCTGAATTTAAAGAAATAGTTTAGGAAGCTAAATAGAAATTAGAAGCTGAAAGAAAATGGGATATTACTATTAACGATGTTATAGACTGTTTTGATCCTACTTTATCCTATGAGTTAACTGGGTATAGACCAATTAATGATGAAGAAGGACTAGATTTTGATCCGAATTGGTTTTTAGAAGCAAGAGAAACCTTTACAAAAACTGGACGTTATTGTGATGCTCCATTTAATTCTAAGTCATTTAGAGAATATTGGGATATTTAGTATGATCGATGTTAGAATGGAATGACCTATAATGGATATACTATAACAGGAGATCATTACTTCTTTCTTAACTTTTATCGTCTTCCTAATCTAAAAACAGCAAAAGCAGGTACTGGTAGAGCAATTGATTTTCCAGACTTTTATGTAGCATAGTATTAGTGGTTTCATTATCTTGAAATGTGCAAACGCTTAAGAAAGAATGCAGCACTTATGAAAGCCAGAGGGTTAAATACTAGCCCCTTTATATAGTAATATATATAAGAAAATTCCGCAAAATCGGTAAAAACTAAAGTGATTAATCACATTAAATATAACTAAAATAATATTATATGAATAAAGAAGAACAACTTAAATTTATTGAGGATAATTATCCCTTATATACAAATCATATTTCTAATCGAAGAATCAGACATGATTTCTTTTCAGAAATTAAAACTGAATTACAAGCATATTTATTAGGATTTTACGCAGCTGATGGAAATATAAACGAAAAAAGAAAAACCTTAAGAATACATTTACAGAAGGGTGATTCAGAAATAGTTTATTTATATAAAGATAATATAAGTCCTGACGCTAGAGTATTTACAATAGATAAGCACACAACTACTAGAAGAAATCATAAAATAGTAAATGCAAATGAATCATTTGGTGTAGATATAACTAGCACAAAACTATGTCAAGATTTAGTTAATCTTGGAATAGGATATAAGAAGAGTTATTTAGAGTTACATATTCCTGAAAATATACCACAAGATTTAATAAGACATTTCATTAGAGGTTACTTTGATGGAGATGGATGTATAACAGGATATGTACCTAATGAGAAAAATAAATCCCCAAGATTTAGAAGTAGATTTGATATTGATAGTAAAACTATCACACTTCTCAATGAATTTATGAAATTCTTCTCTGAACATGATATTAAAATGAATATTAATTATTTAAAAAGAGATGATATGTATAGATTAACTACTGGATCAAAGAAGGAATTAGCTAAGATTTTTCATTTACTATATGATAATTCTAATTTCTATTTATCTAGAAAGTTTAAAAAATTTAATCATTACGTCAATACCGAGGTAACTCAGTTAATCGCTGAGCACCGTAACGCATAGGAGGTGAACGTTAAAGAGAGTGATAATCCTCCCACGAGTGTGGAACCCTTAACAGGTAAAGCTGAAGGTGAAAATATATGCTGAACTTATAGGAAACTATAAGAACTATAGGATAAAAAACTTATAGGATAACATAATTGTAGGTTTTTCAGAGATGAACGCGTCCTTAGCTGCTAATATGTATACTTGTAGAGATAATTCTAATACAGTAATTGCTGCAAATCTAGCAAAATATGTTGAAGATACTCTATCAAAAGTTTGGAATGCATTATCGTTTTTAAATAATAGTACAGGAGATGGTTTCTCACAACTAGCTCAAGTAATAAATAATTCTATGCAAAGAAAGGCGTCTTATATTGAAATGCGCAATGGTATGAAAATAGAATCTGGAAGTTCATCTATTATTAAAGGTATAGTTGCAGATTAGCCGAATAAGATTCGAGGTGATCGTTGTGACTTACTTTTATATGAAGAAGGAGGTTCTTGGCTCAATTCTACTAAAGCGTTTATTCAAGGGGATGCCTTAATTCATGTATAGGGTGAATAGTTCGGGTATAAGGTAATTGGCGGTACAGGAGGCGATTCGGGCTCTAAACTAGAAGGTCTTAGAACTATTTTTTATGATCCGAACGCTTTTAATGTATTACCTTATAAACATCATTATTCTCAAACTGGAGACGAGGTTATTACAGGATTCTTTCTTCCAGCATTTTCCATTGTAAAAGGAGAATATATGGATTCTAGAGGATATACTAATCCTTCTAGGGGAAAAGAATACTATGATAAACAAAGATCTAGATTTGTTAATAGTCCAAAAGATTTAATTACTTTCTCCGCAGAGTTTTGTTATAATCCAGAGGAAGCATTTAATCTAGAAGGAGATAACAAATTTAATAAAGTAAATATAGCAGAGTAGCTTGCTCAAATTAGAGTGCTTAAAAAAACTCCTCATATTAATATAGGTATATTAGATTATATATTCAAAAATAATAAACATATACCTGAAAATGTAATTGGATTTCAGTGGAAGGATAATCTAAATAGTAAGTTAAAGATACTAGAACATCCATTATGGACACTAGAACCTGAAAAAGATCCAGAAACAGGAGAAATTATTAGACCTAAAGTTGAAGAAATGAGAGGTCTATACGTAATGGGAATTGATGGTATCGACATAGGTGCTAGTTAGACATCTGAATATACTAAAGATCCTTCTGATTTTTGTGTTATTGTTCTTAAAAGAGCATATGGATTAGAAGGTCCGCAGATAGTAGCTTTATATAAAGATAGACCAAATGATATAAGAGAAGCCTATAAAATAACTAGAAAGTTAGCTCAATATTATAATGCTTAGATTAACATTGAAGCAACTAGAATAAGTCTTGTAACAGAAGCTAAACGAGATAGGTGGCTTCACTACTTTATGAAGCGTCCAAGAGCAACTTTACCAGATATAAATCGAGGAGTAAGCAAGCAATATGGAACTCCTGCTACAGCAGCAATCATTGCACATCAAACTGATTTGATTGCAGATTATGTTAATGACTATTGTCATACAATTTGGTTTGATGAGGTTTTAGATGAACTTAATAGATATACTGATGAGAATAAAAGAAAGTTTGATATTGTAGCTGCATTAGGAATGGCTTTACTTGCAGATGAAGAATTATCTGGAATTGTTCCTAAACAGATAGTAAACTACGACGAAGAATGGTATGATATAGGATATTATATTGATGAATATGGCTATAAAAGAAAAGGAAGAATTCCTAAGTAGAAGTAGTCTTCTATATCTATAAACAATGAATTTAATGAATACAATGACCACGCAATACATAAAACAAGCGATCCTAGAAGCCGTTTAGGATATTTATCATAAAAAGTATGTAGGAAAAATAGAAGTAACTGAACTTTCTAATGGTTATAAATTATCTATGTGGTTCAATAAGCCTAATGCTCCAATCTCTATATCAGCTGAATTATCAGCACAAAAGTTTATTTAGTTTATAAAGAAGGAACTTAGAGAAAGGCATTTTGAACTAGTTAAATATTTTACTGGATATAAATATGAACCTGAAGATATATGTAATCAAAATATAAGTAAATCATGTAGTTGTAATGACAAATGAAGAATTGATAGACAAAACGGATAAAGCTATTAATGAGTTAGTTTATTCTAAATGGGATCTACAAAAAGCTTACAATTACTATAATGGAGTACGAGACGAAGAATAGTTTAGATACTTAGAAGATAATTTTGGAATAGGAAATCCAACATCTTTAGAGTTTACTCCATTAATTAAAAAGCATATAGATGCTTTAATTGGAGAATATTTAGGAACTCCTATAATACCTAAAGTTTATTGTAAAGATCCTAATACTTTAAGTAATATAGATAGAGAAAAACACTTAAAAATCATATCTGAAATACATCAATATCTATCTTCTCATTTAAAGAATTCTATACTTAATTTTGTAGATGGAAAAAATATCACAGACTCTTTAATTGAAAAATAGTTAAATAGAATCATAGAAGATATAAATACTAACTTTATATCAGAATATGAAATAGCATCTTAGAATGTTATTGAATATATAATGTAGTCGAGAGATACTGACATGCTTACTGTACTAAGAGATTTATTATTAGATCTTTTAATTTCTGGATATACTTTCTATAAAGTAGAACCTACCGTAGAAAAGAATAATGTAAAAATTTCAGCACTAAGTCCTTTAAATGTATTTCCTGATAGAAATCCAGAATCTCCATATATTAAAAATTCTTATCGAGTTGTGGTTAGAAAGTGGATGAATAAGAATTAGGTTTTAAATTTATATGGAAGGGAATTATCAAAAGATGATATTAAACTTATAGAGGATAGATGGGAAACAGTATATGATGAATCTTCTTATTATATTAGAACATTATCTGATCAAGGAATTCCTTCAACTGATGGAATTAAAGCTGGTAAAGAATTAGTAATTCCTGGATACCCAAATAATACTAATGGTAAGTACCATGATTTAATTCCAGTATATGAAGTCGAATGGTTAGAAACTGACAAGGATTTTGTAATGTAGCGTTACGAAACTGTTAGAATAGGGTAGAGTATTTATATTTTAAGAGGAAAAAATGAAAATGTAATAAGAAGTCAATCTAATCCATCCTATTGTGGACTTTCCGTTAATGGTGTGTATTTCTTAAATAGGGGATCTGAACCATATTCTTTAGTGCTTGCTTGTGCACATTTATAGGATAAATATGACATCCTTCATTTTTATAGAGATAATCTTATTGCAAATAGTGGTACTGTAGGAGATTTTATAGACGTATCTATGCTTCCTAATTTCTTGGGATAGAGTACTGCTGAGAAATTGGAAAAGTATATAGCTTATAAGAAATCAGGAATTGCTCCAATTGATACTACTCAAGAAGGTAGATTAGCTTCTGGATAGGCTCCTATTAATACTTTCTTTAATGGATATGATGATACTATTAAAGTACAAGCTATATAGGCTATATAGTTAGCTATTGAACAAGTAGAATAGGTAGCTTCTTCTATAACTGGTGTATTTAGAGAACGTCTTAATGGTATTGAATAGAAGGATGCAGTTACTAATGTTAAAATTGGACAAAATAATTCATTTATTATAACTAAACAATATTATCATTAGATGGACTTAGTTGTAAATGAAATGTTATTAGATTGCCTAAATGTTGCAAAAGTAGTATTTAAAAACGGACTCACAGGAACTTTAATATTAGGAGAAAAGTATTAGAGAGTATTTACTGCACTTCCGGAATATTTTACTGTATCAGATCATGATATTAGAATAACTACTAGTAGTGATGTTATAAAAGATTTAGAATATATAAAATCTTTACTCCCTGATTTTATAAAGAATGGAGCAATGGCTCCTGATGTAATATTTGAAGCATTGACATGTAAAAGTATTACTGATATAAAATTAATAGTTAGAAGAGCTATGTAGAAGTAGAGAGATGAAAATAATCAATTATAGCAGCAATAGAAATAGATTGAACAACTTGATCAATAGCTATAGCAGGCTTCTGCGGAACTTCAAAAGGCTCAAAAGAAAATAGAATCGCTGAGTCAAGAAAAACTTCAAATGGAACAATAGAAACTCTAGATGGAAAATAAAGTTGAATGGTTCAAAGCCCAAACTGATAGAGATTATAAACAATTCATGGCAGAAGAAGCTAAGAAAAGGACTCAAGCAGAAATTGCATAGCTATATGATGGTAATCCATATAATGATAAAATACGATAGATTGGATCATAATGGAATTAAATATAAATATTGATACTGATAAAAATTGTAAAGTTATTATTAAAGATAATACAGAATATTTATCAGAATCTTTTGAAGGAACTCAAAAAGGAGTTTTTAAATACTCTGATACAATTTCAATTGCAGTATTATAGCATAATAAAATAAAAGAAACAATTATTAAAGAACCTACATTTAATGATCATTCAACTACTTATACTGAATTACCAATAAAATTTGATGGATGGTTTACAGTAAATTATATAGTTTTACCTAGTGAAAGCTGGTTTGATAAAGAGCTAAATAAGGAAGTAGGTTCTGCATTAGATTTATATAATATAGTATATTATACTGATGGAATTAAAATTTATAAATATTTTAATAAGAATATTTCGGAATCTTCTATTAATGAAATATTAGAGATTAATCCTATAAATACTACTATATCTAAAATTAGTAAAGACTATACATCTATTTGTTTTTTACAAAAATGTTATATAAATTTGTGTCAGTAGATCTTTGATGCAAGAGGTTTCTCACCTTGCTGGACTAAGAATACAATAGATAGTACATTAGTATATAAAAGAGATTTAGTTTGGATGGCGATTAACGTAATTAGATATTTAACTACTCTAAATCAGTTATCTGAAGTAGAACGTATAATAGAACAAGTAAATGAATGCAATGGTTTATGCAAATCTGATTCAGCCTACTAGTCAAGTTCTGGATGCGGCTGCTCTAAATAAATTAAAAGAGAAAGTTATATGTGAGTTTAAAACTCTTTTAACCAAAATTAGTAAGGGGTATAAGCTAGACTATGAATTCATTTTAGAAGAGATCTCTTTCATAGATCTAATATAGGATAATGAAATAGAAGATAAATTATCTTTAATAGCTTTGCAATATTATCTAAATAATAAATGGCAAATACAATCCTAACCCCAGGAGAAGAAAGCGTAACTCCTATGCCTGTTGAACAATCCACTCCTTATCTTGAAAAGGATAAATATTTATCTGAATTTTAGACAGAAGGGGAAAAAGCAGTTGTAAGAGAAAATTTGGATATATACGCTAAAAATTCTGTTTATAATAAAACAGAATCAGATACAATTCTGAACGAAAAATTAAAGGCTGCCTTTGATAAGTATCTAAATATGGAAGATCCTCATGGGATACTTCCTATTGTGAAAGATATGTTTGAAGGAGTTGTGCGAAATGATGGAAGTACTCCTTTTATCTTACCTTAGAAAGGTGTAGATCCAGTCCAGGATTATCATTTAGTAACGAAAAGGTTTGTTACACAACTTTTAAAAGAACATCTAGATATAGAAGATCCACATTAGATTTTACCAGAAGTTTAGAATATATTAGAATAGTATGTAAAGCAATCTCAAGTATACTTTAGAGATTAGTTATATACAAAAAATGAAATAGACCAATAGGGTAATCAATATATAAAAATAAATGGAACAACTTCTTTTACTAAACCTTAGATTGGAATTGATCCTCAAATAGATAGTCACTTGTCTACTAAAAGATATGTAGACTAGTCAATATATAAACATCTAATTGATGTAGACCCTCATGGCTTTATAAGTATTCTTAATAATAGATTAGCTTCTTATGTTAAAGCATCTAATGTATATGATAAAACATAGACATATTCTAGAACTCAAATTGATTCAGTAATTAGATCTCTAGTATATGATGCTGCTAAAGAAGCTATCTAGGAACATACTAATATTGATGATCCTCATAATATTTTAACATAGGTACAGAAATTAAAGTATATAAAGCAAGATGGATCCACTCCTTTTAAAAATCCATAGAAAGGAGTAGATGCTATAGATCCTCAAGATTTAGTGACTTTACAACAAGTTTAGAATGAAGTAAATTCCAAAAAAGTAACATGGTTAACATCTGGACCAGTAGAGACAACTGTTGGATTTGTAGAAGATAATAGTCAATTACCAGAAGAATTAACAATTTAGGAAATATTTGATGCAATCTTCTATGGAAAAAGTGTATCTATTACAGTTCCAGAATACGTTACTATGGGAGAATCTGGAAAGTTAACTTTATGTGTGCATGGTTCAATAGCTACTATTGCTATTGGAGAATTATATCAAGGTAACAAACTAATCTATACTTTTACTAAGGAAGATTTTGAAGAAGGATGTGTAGAAGTAGATAGTGAAATAATTACTGGAGATACTGATTTTACTTTTAGGATTACTTATATAAATGGAACATCAATTGAAGATAAAGAATCGATAAAATGTTCTATGCCTATATTTGTTGGGACTTTGCCTAAATGGAAATTTGGAAATACTGTTACAATGGATTATTTAAAAGAACTTGTAGCTGAAGATCCTAATAATAATAAATTTGTACAAGGTCTACCAAGTTATATCAGTATTAATTATAATTTTACCGATCCTAAACTTAAGCATTTAATGGTGGTTGTACCATACTCTTATCCTAAATTAAAGGATATTAATACACAAGTTTAGAAGTTTGGACTAGAGGCTTTTGATATAATAAATATGATTCCGTTTTAGATAGAGGGAGCTAAAGAGGATATTATATATACAATATATATTTATAGACAAGCTTTATCAAGATTAGATCAAGAAGTAACTTTCAATTTTGAATAGAATGAGTAAATATAGCGAAACTATAGGTAGCTTCTCAAGGACAGGTAATTATCCTTTAGAAGCGGATTATATATTTTCTACAGAAAAGGCTTTAAGAGAATTTTATTCTGATGAAATAAATGCTACTACTCTTCATAAGGGCTTATTTAAAATTGTAGAAGATGATGGCTCCGGTAATTAGGTCTTATATTGGGTAATTAACTCAAATAACGAGTTAACTTTTACAAAACTTATTTCTGGAAATAGTTTAGAAGATATATTAGGATAGTTATCAGCTTTAGAATTAGATTTAAAATAGTTATCCGAAAGAGATTATGTAGTCTTAGATGAAACAGGTAAAATTCCTTCAACTTATTTACCTTCTTATATTGATTCTATTATAGATGTGTATGCATCTTATACAGTATCAGATACAGGAATATTATAGGATATTATATTATATTCTGATCCCGAAAAAACAACTAAAGTTATAGGTGAACCAGGAAAAATATATTAGAATGTTACTCCGGGAGAACCTGCTTATCAATTTAGATGGACAGGTTCTATATTTGCTCAAACAGGAGCTTCATCGTTAATTATAGGAGAAGTAACAGGAACAGCTTATGACGGACAAAAAGGAAAAGATTTATCAGATAAAGTATCTATTTTAATTTCTGAATTAGAATGGTATGAAGGATAAGAGAGTTCCTGGACAAAGTTAGCTTGATTATCTATGGACTACATATGGACCTTACGCAGTATCTAGTGTATTAGAAAATGAACCTTCAGAATATTTACCTACATAGGAGTTGTTGCAATCACTCCTTTCTCAAATAAGTAACTCATCTGGAAATCTATTATCAATAAAAGGTAATAATCTGATATTATATTCTATTACTGGAGAAGAATTATCTAGAGTAGATATATCTGAATTAAAAGGTAATTCGTCTTCTATTGTAGATTATGGTTCAAAAATAGTAATACAAGAAGATATTGATAAAGGATGTCCATTTAATCTAGGTTCTAAAGTATATTATATAGCTTTAGATAATGGAAAGATATTTTATGCAGAATAGGAAACTCCTTCAGTATTTCTATTTGTAGATAAACTTCCTGAAATAGGAGAGTCTAATAAAATGTATATAATTTAGAATGAAAATACTTATTCTATGTATTTATATAATGAATCTAAATTTATTTTATTAGGTAGTTCTGAAGGTCTTTCACAAGAGATAATTTAGAAGGTAGATCAACTAACTAATAACCTAACATGGTAGGATATTTAAAATGATTAATTTTTTAAGAGGTTTAGAATCTAAGTACAACTATCCTGAAAATTCAAAATTTAAGGATGCCCTCTATTTTGCTACAGATACCGGAGCTTTATTTATGAATGGAGTTCGTTACGGTATGGATGGCGAAAGAATTAAGAATGTTGAGTTTAATGACTCAACAAACACTTTTACTTTTACTAAACAAGATGATACTACAGTTACGGTAAGTCTTGGAGACAAGCTCCTTACTGATGCCGATAGAGATCTTCTTGAGCAGGTAAAAGATATTATCGATACTGGTAATATTAGTGTAAAATATGATTCTTAGTTAGATGAATCAATTACTACTGTTTCTGCTTTAGGAGGTATTGCAGCAGGTACTAGTGTAAAATCACTTAAATCAAAAACTCTTTCTCAAGTGTTTGATGATTTGTTATTTCCTACAGTTAATCCTACATTAACAAATCCTTCTGCAAGTTTAGCATTAAAGGGATACTCTAATATACAATTAGTCGGATCTCCTGCTCCTGTAGCAGATACTAATTTTACTAAAACCTTTAATAGAGGTTCTATTAAAATTGGAAATAATGAGCAGAACAAGCGTGCAGGAGAACAGACTAGTGAAGTAATTTACTACAATACAGAAGCTACTACTTATCCTAACACTATAGTGGAGGGTACAATGAATTTCTACTATAGAGTAAATTATGCTGAAGGTCCTCAACCTAAGAACTCAAAAGGTGAAAACTATAGCACTCCTCTTGCTGCTGGCTCAGTAACTTCAGCTGCTTGTCCTGTATATGGTGTATATCGTTACTATGCTGGTATTGGTAATCTTACTAAAGAGATACCTTTAACTAACAATAAGACTTTTGATGTTACACTTGGTGCAGAGAATGGTACTAATAAACATCAATTTGCAATTCCTGCTAAGTATACTCTTACTAAAGTTGAAGTACTTAATACTTTAAATAACAAGTGGGAAGCATACGACCATACAAGTGGATTAACATCTTCTACTGAAGATATTAGTGGAGTTTCTTATAAGAAGTATGTAAGAAATGATACAGGTCTTAATGGAGAATTACAATATCGTATAACCTTTAATAAATAATAATTATGGCAAGAAATAGAGGTGCATTTGGTTTTTCGGGATCCCTTGAGATCCACAAGACGGCTCCATTAGACGCGAGACTTTTAGTTCCTACTCTTGCTGAATTAACGCAAGAAGAAACTTGGCTAGATGGAGGAGGAGTTTGGCTTTATGATAATATTGTAGTAACTGTACAAGATCAGAAGGGTCTTTACATGCTTACCAATTATGATCCTGTTACAGCTCCTGACGCATATAAGACAGCAGATAATTGGGTTCGCATAGATGCAGCTGCAGCAAAGATTGATGTAGTTACTGATCTTACTTCTACAGATGATACTAAAGCACTTGCTGCTTCGCAAGGTAAGGTTTTATCAGATAAGATTGATGAAGTAAAAACATCTCTTTCTTCAGTATATTCTTATAAGGGATCTGTAGATAACTATTCAGATCTTCCTTCAGAAGGAAATCAAGTAGGTTTCACTTACAATGTAGTTAATGCTAATGGAAATATTCCTGCAGGTACTAACTATGCTTGGAATGGTGAATCTTGGGATGCTCTTGGTGGTTCAGTAGATCTTTCTGTTTATTATACTAAGAATGAAACAGATGGTCTTATTACTGGAGCAAAGGATTATGCAAAAGACTTAGTAGATACTTTGTCTACTACAGTAGGAGAACATACTGCAACATTAAATGTAATCAATGGTCAAGAAGGCACAGAAGGATCTCTTCTTAATACTTTAAAGAAGGCTAAAGATTATACTGACGAGCAACTTACTGGTTATGTAGAAAAGGTAGAAGGAAGTAGTCTTATTACAAATGAGAAACTTACTTTAATTGATACATTAGATACTAGAGTAACTACGTTAGAAACTGCTACTGAGGATCTTACTACATTAAAAGCACAAATAGAAACGAATAAAACAGATATAGCTACTCTTAGAGGAAATTCAGAAACAGAAGGATCAATAGATAATAAAATTTCTAATGCTTTATCTTGGGAGGAAATAATTTAATTATGGCTACAGTTAAATTTGTACATATAGCAAAAAAAGAAACATTTACTACTGCTCTTCAGAATACTCATATTAATAATATAGTATTTATAAAAGATACTCAAGAAATTTGGACACATGGTCAATACTACGCGATTCCTGATTCTTATAAGACTAAGATTACAAATCTTGAGACTGCAGTAAAAGCTCTTTAGGCTGCTTCAACTGCACAGAAATATTTCTCTAAAGTATCAGATGGTGTTAACAGTGCAGAAGCTCCTGGTGGTGAGTCTACTATTACATTTAAGGGTACAGGTGGTACTACTATATCTGTTGGTGCTGACGGTGTTACTGTAACTTCTAAGGAAGTTACCGAATCTACTACTAATGGTAATATTAAGTGGGGTACTGCTGAAATTCCTGTTCATGGTCTTGGTACTGCAGCTTATCAGTCAGCGGATGATTTTGCAGCAACTTCTGATTTTAATACTGTTAAGAATACCGCCAATAAAGCAGCTGAAGATGTTGCAGCTCTTCAGACACAAGCAGAAGGTTTTGATACTCGTATCACTACTGCACAAGAGACAGCAGAGGCTGCTAAGACTGCTGCTGCTACCGCACAATTTGCTGCGGAAAATGCGCAAAGCACTGCAGATGCTAAGGTAGCTAGTGTAACTGGAGCAGATGCTATTGCAGTAACTACTGGTACTGCTCCTAAGGTTAGCCTTAATCTTGATAATACTGGTAATGTAACACTTTCTCAAGGTACTGCTGGTCTTAAGGCTTCTGTAACTATTCCTTCTGCTACTGTAACAGGTGTAAAGAAAGGTGATAAGGTGCTCGCACTTACTGGTACTGAATTGTCTACTACTATTGCCTTCTCTGTTGATACAATAGCAGATATTGCTGGTAAGAAGTATTTACGTCTTACAGGTATTGATGGCGCAGACCTCGGAAAGGTTGATATTGCAGACTTTGTAAAGGATGGCATGCTTGATGATGCTAGTTTTGATGAAAATAGTCATAAACTTACTCTTACATTCAACACTGCCTCTGGAAAGGATGCTATTGAAGTAGATCTTTCTAAATTAGTTGATGTTTATGATGGCAGCAATCTCAAACTTACTACAATACCTATTGTTGAGACATATGAAGATCCTAAAGCTCAGGATAATGTAAATACTGCTATTGCTAAACTTATTAAAGGTAAGAAGGACTTAGATACTAAGGTTTCTAATCTTACTACAGGTACTTATGTAAATAGTTTTGGTGGTAAGACAGGTGCTATTACTCTCAAGGCTGCTGATAAAACCACTAATGGTACTGTAAACCTTGAAATGTCTGATAATGAACTTCAGGCCTCTATTGTTGGTCTTGGTTCCGCAGCTTATACTGAATCTACTGCTTACGCAACTTCAGCTCAAGGCGGTAAGGCAGATTCTGCATTACAATCCATTGCTAAAGGTACTGATGGCGAATATGTGACCACTACTATTGGTGATAAAGACAATAACAAGCAGACTGTTAGCGTTTCATTAACTGTAGGTAGTGTAGCAGATGGCACAACTGGTTTAGCTACTGCATCTGATGTAAAATCTTACGTAGATAATTCATTAACTTGGATTGAACTTTAATATAATTGAGTACTGGAATATCTATTTATAGATAACTCATTATAAATAACTTATAATTACAGTATGCTAGGGTTAAGTTTCCTTAGCATACTGTAATTTCCAAACATATTATAATATGGCTATGAATAAAAAACTTATACACTTTAAAAAGAAAGAAGATTTCAATAAGAAGAAACTTTCTACAAACGAAGCAAATACACAATACAGAATTGGGCTTACAGGCACTATTAAAGACTACCAGAAATATTTAGAGTTAGTTGATTGGATTAAAGGAATTGTGAGAGAAGATTTCAATCATAAATCATCTGATAAAGTTAGTTCAGAACCTAAACAATCTGATATTATAAAATTAATACAGATGACTATTGACACAATGGATTTAACTGATCAACAAGCTCTTTCTGTCAAATCATTATATCCTGAATGGGCAACATTTATAGGAGAAACTATTCAGAAAGATACTAAAGTAAAGTATGAAAATAAACTATTTAAAGTAGTTCAAACTCATTTAGTACAAGAACAGTATCCTCCTTCTATAGATACTGCTTCTCTTTATACAGAGATAGTAGAAGACCATAGTGGTACAAAAGATGATCCTATCCCTTATCCTGCAGATGGTAATATGGTGATCTATAATGGTAAATACTACTTAGAAGATAATATTCTTTATAAATGCACAAGAGATTCTGGAAATCCTCTATATGCTCAATTAAAGAATTTAGTAGGTATCTATGTTGAATTAGCATGAGAAAATTACTTTTAATAATTCCTTTGTTGTTTTTATTAATGGCATGTTCCGTTAAAAAGCAAATTGTGGAAGTGCCAGTGGAAACTGTAAAGACAGAATATATACATGATACTAAAATTGATAGTGTCTTTGTAAGAGACAGTATTGATAGATGGATGAAAGGAGATACTTTCTTTATATATAAAGAACATACTAAATATAAGTATCTTTATAAAACAGATACTTTAGTTAGAGTAGATAGTATTCCTAAAGTAATAAAAATTCAAACCACAAAAGAAGTAAAAGTAAATTATATTACATGGTATCAAAAAACTCTTATGTGGGTTGGAGGAATTGTTTCTTTGCTTTTAATTGCATATATTATATGTAAAGTAAAGAAATGGATATAAATTATTTTGTTTTGAGTTGTAGATAATTGGATCAAAGATTAATTTATTAATATGGCAATAAATAAAAAACTTATTCATTTTCAAAAGAAAGCTACATTCATAACTCATAAGCTTTCTACTAATGAAGCAAATACTTCATATCAAGTTGGACCTACTGGAACAACTGTTACAGGATCTCCAGATATTAAATATTAGTCAATAGTATTTATAAAAGATACTCAAGAAATTTGGACACATGGTCAATTATATTACTGTCCTTATAGTAAGGATGAATTAGATAAAATGTTTGAGAATGTAACTCCTACTAAAGAGAATATAGAAAAAGTATTAACTGGAGAAATTACATCTCATACGCATGATACGTTATATGCCTCGAAAGACCACACACATAATTACGCAGGATCTACAACTGTAGGTGGCTCAGCTAATAGTGTAAAATCTGACCTAGTACTTACAATAGAATCTGGAGAGACTGAAGATTTAGATCAATATACGTTTAACGGTAGTGAAACAAAGTATCTTGATATTATAGCAGGAGATAACATAAAACTTGAGGTTAACCAAAATGCTCTTACAATAAGCTCTTATGATTATCCAGATGCAACTATTACATCATCTGGACTTATGAGTTCATCAGATAAAATTAAACTTAACGGAATTGAATCTGGTGCTTAGAAGAATACTGTAACTTCTGTTTCGGGTAAGACTGGAGCTGTTTCATTAACTAAATCTGATGTAGGATTGAGTAATGTAGATAATACTTCTGATGCTAATAAGCCTGTATCAACTGCTCAAGCAACTGCTATAGCAGATGCAAAAAAAGCTGGAACTGATGCAAGCACTGCATTAAATGAATATATAAGTTCAAATGATGAATATGTAAAAGACTTGAATAACGCTTTAGAAAGTCATAAAGAGAATAATGATAGAAAGCACATTCCGAGTGGAGGTTCAGAAGGACAAGTATTAATTTACGATTCTCCTGGAAATGCTAAATGGGGCAATATATCTACCGGAGGTTCTACTGAGATGACAGATGCGTATGGAGTAGAATGGACAAAGAGTCAATCATCCCCTTCTTTAACTCGTATTGGAAATCTTTCATTACATAAAACATTACCTATTCAATCTAAATTAAAAGGATGTGTAGCTACTGTTGACGGAGAAATAAAATATTGGCTTAGAGAGAATGGATGGATGTTAAAAGCTAATGATTCTGATAACATTTATGTGCCATTTACAAATATATCATTTCCAACATCAAATAACGTTAGTACTATATTAATTCCTAAAAATACTCCTAATTGTGATGTAGGAAGAAATGTAGTACTATTTAATAATGACGGGAGTACAAGTTATGGATATGGATGGATAAAAGCAATCACATCTACAGATACTAACTATAGAATTCTTATAAAGTGGATTAATCCAGTTAGAGCTAATATAGGTCAAGATCCATCTTCTGATCCTGTTACAGGAAATCTTGTACTTGGATCTAATTTATCCGGAAGAGATGGTGTAGTAAAAGTATATGTTCCAGAATTTTATATAAAATCAAGAACTGTAGGAAATAAAAATTAGGTACTTATATCAGAGAATAAAATTGATGATTCCTGGATTAAGTAGCCTGCTTGTTTAGTAGATGCTTATCATTGTACCTTATTTAGAGGAAAATCTGAATTACCAGACACAAATATCTATACTGATAATCTTAGACCATACTCTTTAGTTTCAGTATCACATAATTTATCCGAAGACTATATTGGAGGAATATATAATAGTAGTTCATCAGTAACTAATACTGATGATATTGATACAGATTTAGGAAAGCCTATATCTGGGTTATCTCTTGATGATGGTAGAAAGTATGCAGAAGGAACCTATATTAATCCTAATAGAATAAAAGGAGCAGGTGATAAAATAGTAACTAATGGATATTAGATTGCTAGTTATGAATGGGATCATAGGCCAGTTGCTGGAACAAAATGCACACTAACTATCTGTGCAAAAGTAGGATCAAAACATACATCAATTGGATTATTCTAGAATGATGGTAATACATAGATTACTGGAGAGTTTACTTCTAAAACAGAAACAACTCAGTCTTGGGAATTTACGGTGCAAGATTTTGCGTCTGGAAAATAGAATATTTCATTTTATAGATTTCCGAATGATACGGTTGAAGATGCAGATACATATATAAAGTGGGCAGTTATAACTGTAGGAGATAAAGTAGTTGATAATTGGATACCTTCATCTACTGAAGCAAATTCTACAAATTGTGGAAATAATGTACATTTAATTACATATAAAGAATGGAAGAATATATTTTATTGGTTATATGTTATTGAATATGGCACTTTTGAGTTAAAGCAAGTATATAATAATACTTTAACATCTGAAGGATATAAACAAGGAGGAATCTGTGTAAGAGGATTTTCTTCAATGTTTAAAGATGAAGTAAATACAAATACAGTTTATAAGAATTGTAATTCTCCCTATGCTTATACAGGAATTACTAATCAGTATGGTAATAATTCTATCGGAAGATCTTTTAGATTAAACTCTGGAGAAAGATTACCTATAAATAGATATAGAGGTTTTGAAGATATAGGTATGGAGTATGGTACAATGATTGACGGAGTTCTCACTAATGGAGGTAAAGTTTACATTAATGATAATGGTAATCAATCAAATAACAGCAGTAATATTACTGACTTAACTCTATTAGGAAATATGGAGTTATCGGAAAATGACTATCCTATTGTGGAATTTGAGATTACAGATAGTGCTAATATCTTACCTTGTACTACTTCTAATAAAGTAAATTATACTACTTCTACTCATAAGTGTTCATTACGTGAAGTTTATGGTGTAGACGAGTCTTCTGGACCTTATGGGTTTGTAATGTAGAAAGGAGGTAGATATATATATGATGACACTGGATTAGCATCTATGTATATAATTCCTCATTCTAAACCAGATGAATGGTGTTACGGATTTAGAACAGTTGTAAATATAGACCCTATTGAAAATGTTTAATATTAGTAATAGTGCTATAAAGCCTACAGAATTAATACCATTAAGTGATGGTAATTATATATACAATTTTGATATTAAAGAAGAAATTGTATAGAAAAATAATAAATAGATTGTAAGATACAGCTACTCTACTATAAAAATCACTGGAGATTTAACAGTTTCTAATGTATATAATTCACTTCTAAATCAGTATTATATAGATGAGGAAACTACGTTATACGAAGTCCTAAATTCTCCTGCTAAAACTAATAATGAAGAATCAATAGCAAATGATTTATACACATAGGCTCAAATTCTTTTAGGAATAATAGAAGAACCTACTAAATTAGAATCTGCTAAATCTAAGTTAATTAAAGAAATTGACAATTATGATATTTCTCCAGATGTAAATTCATTCTACTTAAATGGATTACAAGTGTGGTTAGATAAATCTACTAGAGTTGGACTTATGAATTCTTTAACTATTGAAAAGAATGCAGGTAAGGAAATATCTACACTATGGTTTGGAACTATTAAATTAGATATAAATCCCGATGCTGCAATTCAAATGCTTAGTTCTTTGGAATTGTATGCGTTAGATTGTTATAATAAAACAGCAGAACATAAAGTTAATGTATCAAATTTGAACTCTATTGAGGAAGTGTCTAACTATAATTATAAAGAAGGTTATCCAGAGAAACTTAGATTTAATGTATGAGTATATTCGCAATTATTTGTCTAATATTGTCTATAATATTTTATATAATATACGTTTCATATACATATATAAAATATAGTCCAAGCTGCATTTCAGAAACATACTATAAAATTTCTTGCAAGAACTTATTCACAATATGGATTATAGTGGTGTCTTTTTTAATATTTCCATCATGGGTTGAAATTAGTTAGGAAAATTTTTAGTTTTTACCTTTTATATCAGTAATATTTATGATTTCTGTTGGATTAGCTCCTAGATACTTAGGAGAAGATAGAAAGATACATATTACTTTTGCAGCTTTAACAAGCATTATCTCTCTAATTTGGAATTTAGTATCTGAAATATATATTATTCCAATATTATTAGGAATATTAGTTATAATATTATTCATCTTAAAAGTTAAGAATTAGTTATTTTGGGTAGAAAATATAGCCTTTTTAAATATTTACTTATCAATAATATTTAGATAAATCCGGTCATTTAGATCGGATTTTTCTATTTTACATAATCCGAACCTTACTTGTAATGAGTAGAGTTCGGATTATTTTATATATGAATATTTAACATATTTTAACACTTATTCATTTGGGTGCTAATTTATTATTGTTATATTTATATGTCAGACAGTAAAGTTTATATGTTCCCAGACGGAGGATATGACAGAGGCGCGGATACAGCACTTTTAGCTTCCGCATTAAACAACAGAAATTCAGACCCAATGTCAGCAATGGCTATGATGAGTGGAGGTTGCGGTTTTGGAGGAGGTATGTGGAATAATCCTATTTGGGCTATTGTATTCCTTGCTGCTCTTTAGAATGGAGGTCTTTTCGGTTTCGGAGGAAATAGAGGTATCGGACAAGGTGCACAAGACATTGAAATTCAAGACCAACTTTCATCTATTAGAGAACAACTTGGAACTAATTAGAACACAACTCTTTTAATGGATGCAATTAAAGGTAACAATAGTTCAATTGAGAAATTAGCAACTACTCTTAATTGTGATTTAAATGCAGTACAAGGTGCTATTAACTCTGTTCAAACAGCTATATGTAATGTTGGTGGAAAGGTTGATATGAATGCTATGCAGACTATAAATGCTATTAATAGCGGAAATATGGATCTTGCAAATCAGCTTTCACAGTGCTGCTGCAATACTCGTGAAGCTATTACTCGTCAGGGTTATGAGAATCAGTTAGCAACTGTTAATCAAACTAATGCTTTACAGAGTGCAATTAATTTCGTTAATTCTTCTGTAGAACGTGGTTTCGCAGCTACTAGTTATGAAACACAACGTCAAACTTGTGATATCACAAAAGCAATTGGAGAATCAACTGCAGCTATTTTAGCAGGTCAGAAGGCAGCTGAAATGCGTGAAATGCAGCGTGAGATATAGAGCTTAAGAGATGAGCGTACTGCTTATTAGATGTCAGCTTTAACACAGCAACAGACTCAGAATCTTGTTAATCAGCTTCGTCCTGCTCCAATTCCTGCTTATATTACTTGTAATCCATTTGGCTGTCAGAATGACGGTGTTATATACAGTGGAGGATCTTGCGGATATTAATTTTTAAATGTTATGTTTAATCCCTATTATCTTCCGTATGCACAATGGAATAATCAGATGTTAGCAAGGAGATTTCCTATAAAGAGATTAAATTGCAGAGGTATTCCAGAAATGCGTACAATTTCGGTAACGACCACCGGTAGTGTTGTAACTTATCAACTCTGCCCTTGGCGGTTTAAACAATTATGTAACGAAGGATTAATGTTACTTAGAATTTCATAGATACCATCTTCTGGAGCAGGTTCTGCTGCTTTTACAGTATCATTAGAGACATCTGCTAATCCTCAAACAGGATCTACTGGAACTCCCTTAAACGACGGTGCTGGTAATGCAATGACTTCTAATAGAGTTGTTAGTGGAAATTATCTATTGGTATATTTCAATAAGAGTCAAGGAACTTTCTAGGTAGTAAATGACATACCTGCTACAGCAACTTAATAATTTAGAGTTAATAATATGTTTCAATCTATTAGAACTAATTCTCCCTTCTATATTTTAAATAAGGGTCCTAAACCAAGATTAGATGTAGGAATGGTGACTTCTGTTACAGCTCCTCAAATGAAATTTCCAACAGTACCTCAAGGCTTATCTTAGCCAGAATATGTGGTAGATATTACAGTATTAGTAAATGGAGCAACTCAGCAATATTAGAGACTTCCTGCAAATAAAGAAATTGCAGATTTTGGAGATGGATTTGGCAATATAGTTGTATCTATGAGTAGAGATGCAATGAATAATGAAATCGCTACTCTTAGAAATAAATCAGAAGACCACATAAAAAGAGTAGATGAAGAAAAACAGAAGATTATTGCATATGAAGCTATTCTTCAATAGTTAAATCCTGAATATGCTGAAAAATAGAAACAAGAAGCAGAAATAGCTACTCTTAAAAATCAAGTTGCAGCTATGGCACAAACTAATGCTAATCTTGAGCAAATGATGACTAAACTCTTGTCAAAATTTGATGAAGAAAGTTCTAAGGATTAACATTATAGATTACTTTTTTATTTTGAATTTAATATTTGATTAATATGCGCGGATTTATTGAAATAAAAGAAGACGCTTATGAAGATACTATAGAGCATCTTTATAGGATGAAAGCGATTGCTTGTAAAATGATCAAGAAGTTGTCTGAACATTCAGAATTATATGATAAAGAATACGAAGACGATGAGGAAGAGTATGGAACTCGTCGTAGAAATAATAAAGGAAGATATTCCTATTAAGTTATGGTAGGTGGTGGCTAATTAAGTTACCACCTATTTTTATACAAATATACTTATGAAAGAGGATTTTACTGAATATGATATAAAACCCGAGGGATTCGTTAATTATTTAAGATATTACGGACCTCATTTTAATAAGAAATTATGCGATTTTGCTTGTTCACAATTATCTAAAACAGAATTTTCAAAAGAGAAATTAGATATACTATTACAATCGCATAGTATAACAATAGAAAATGCAAAATTACACGACGCTGTTTATATTGCAAATTGGTGTAGATCTATATTTTATGGATCAAGTATATCAGATGAGAAACATTTTGTTTTGTTCTTAAAAGATATATTTGAAAAAGAATCTGAGTTAATTTTTAATAGATGGTATGCTGATATGGCAAAGAAAGGTATTCCAATTGAATGGGAAGATATGATATAAATAATTTTAGTTAATAATTTGTAAAATTTGGTTAATATTTAGTTTATCAATAGATTTGCATCTAGAGATACACTATAATATTAACCAAATTTATTTTATATATTAAGTTATGTTTGTATTGTTAGATAACGGACATGGAATAAATACTCCAGGAAAATGTAGTCCTGATAAGTCTTTACTCGAATATAAATGGGCTAGAGAAATGGTTGATTTACTTATCAAAGAGTTTGCTAAGTATAATATACAAGCTATTAAACTTGTTCCAGAGAATATAGATATTTCTTTAAGAGAAAGAGTAAATAGAGCAAATAAGTTTTATAGAGAGCATAACAAATAGGCTATACTAATTTCAGTGCATTGTAATGCTGCTGGAAATGATGGAAAATGGCATAATGCATCAGGATGGAGTATATATATTGCACAAAATGCTTCATCTAATTCTAAGAGATTAGCTAAATTAATTTATGAAGAGGCAGAAAAGTTAGGATTAAAAGGAAATAGATTTGTACCTAAAGAAAAATATTGGGTACAATCTTTAGCAATGTGCAGAGATACAAACTGTCCAGCTGTTCTAACTGAAAATATGTTCCAAGATAATAAGGAAGATGTAAAGTTCTTATTATCGGATGAAGGGAAGAAAAAGATTGTCGAAGCTCATGTAAAAGGAGTTATTAAATATATTAATAATGGAAAATGAAGAATTAATAAAAAGAATAGAAGAATTAGAGAATAGAATATAGAAATTAGAATCTAATAAGGTCAAATTATTTGGAAGATCATATACTTAGATTGGCGATAAAGATTCTGATTTTCTAATAAGAACACGAGGATAGTTTAAAGTTTAGTATGGAACTAAATTTATAGATATTATAAAAGATGGAAAAATAAATATTCCTTAGATGAAGTCTTCTTCTAATGAGGAATCTTAGGATTAAATAAACTTATTAAATTAAAAATTATGGCAATAGGAATTAATGATTTAGACTTTGATGATGAGATTTATGATAATCAAGAAGAAAATGACACCACAACTCAAGATATAAATTAGTATGATACTTCAAATTATGATACTGATTTAATTCAAGATGAGGATAGCACTTTAGATCAGAATCTTGATGATAGAGGAATACTTTCAGAATTCTTAAAATCTAAAGGTATTGAAGATATTTCTAAGATTAAATATGAAAGTGATGAGGGAGAGGAAGAAATTGATTGGGATACACTTGGTTCTTCGGAAAAGTTATCTATTTTAAATCAACTCGAATCTAGACCAGAAGAAGATCTAGATGATTCTGAAATACAACTAATAAATGCTATCAGAAATAGTAGAATGTCTCCATCTGAATATATAAATTATATTGCAGCTAGAGGTGCAGATCAATATGCTCGTAATTTATAGGGAGCTGAACCAGTTTATGAGATTGACCAATATAGTGACGAGGATTTGTTTGTTACAGACCTTATTACAAGAATGGGTAGAAATAATATAACTGATGATGAAATCAGAGAAGCTCTAGATAGAGCAAAAGGTAATGAAACTTTGTTTAAAAAACAAGTATCAGCTATCCGAAATGAGTATAAGAAAATGGAAGATGATAATAGACAATATGAAACTTATCTTGCCCAGCAACAGAGACAAGAATAGTATAACCAGTTTGCTTCATCTATTAGAGATCAAATAATTAACTTTAATGAGTTTCAAGGATTTGATCTTAATATGGATCAAGATGATAAAGAAGAACTATATGATTTTATTGTAGGATTTGATCAGGCTGGAAATAGTATAATGGGAAAAGCAATGAATGATCCTCAAATACTAGTTAAGATGGCTTGGTTTGCTTTGCATGGAGAACAAATGTTAGATGATATATCTGACTATGTAAAACAGCAAGTGAGAGAAGTACGTAGAAATAGTTACAATAAAGGAGTAGAAGATGCTAAAACTGGTAAAGTAAGAGATGAAAATAGAAAATCTGTTGCTATTCATAAACCAAAACCAACTCAAAACAAAGGTCAGATGAGTATTGACGACCTAGATTGGTAATTAAGAAATATAAGTTAAATAAAAATTGAAATTATGATAGTTGCAAATTTCGTTACTAATAGACCTACAATGTCCGAAACTCGGACTTATGAAGATTTTTATAAATTCTTAGGAGCGCGTCCACACAAACTTGGAGTAGTATCTCGTCTCTATCCAGAAAATACTGCTACTTACTTGACAGAATCGCTTAAAAACATCTTTTACAATGACAAAAAAGGAGCCAATAAATTCCAGTCTGTAGATTCTATGATGTTTGAGTGGGAAGTTGAGAGTAATTATATTAAAAGAATTGAATTCGCTGAAGTTCCTGCAGAGACAGGAGAGAATGGAGGTGAGATTGTAATGGCCTTCAAGGAGCGTTACTATGAAAAGTATGACATCTTTAAAATTGATAAGACTATGCAGCAGTGTATTGTTGTTAGCCGTCCTGTGCGTAAGCGTGATAAACAAACCCAATTAATTGTCTCGCTTTTAGTAGTATAAATCTACTGTAAAAATAAATTCTTTAAATTGCTGGAAAATCATATAAATGACAATCAGCAGCATGTCTGTGATGACAGAAGTGTTCAACGACTAAGGGAAACCTGTAAATTTATTTTAAGAATAAATTGAAAAACTGAATTACTATGAAATATATTGTTTATGTTACCAAAAATAAAGAATCCAAAATTAATGGAATAAATAGAATTTATGTAGGAGTACATAAAACAGAAGACCCGAATATTTTTGATGGATATATAGGATGCGGAGTTAAAATATAGCAACCTAGTAGCTATATGAATCCAAAATCACCCTTTCAATATGCAGTAAAAAAATATGGAGTCAAAGCCTTTGAAAGAATTACGTTATTCATATTTGATACTCCAGAAGAAGCATATTAGAAAGAGCATGACATTGTAACAGAAGAATTTATAAATAGTCCCCATGTTTACAATGTAGCTATAGGAGGAGAGTATGAAAATAGATACAAACCCTTATACCAATTTGATTTTGATGGGAATCTAATAAAGAAATGGGAATCTTCGGAAGATTGCTATGATTTCTATGGATATCCACCTTCAAAATTTAGTGGTCCAAAAAGGAATAAATGTGCATTTTTAGATTCATATTGGTCAACTTCTCCGACAATTGATATAACTGAATATTCAAATAAGAATGTTACATATTCTATTTATTTATATTCCAAAGAAGGTAAATTATTAATGGAATTCACAACATAGGCAGAATGTGCCAGATACTTAAAATATGATAAAGGAGAATTATCTAGAGCTATTAAGTGTCAGAACTTAATTAAAAAGTAGTATTATGTTTCTGATAAGTTAATAGATCAATTTGTTCCAAAGCCTAGAAAATAGTATATTAATAAAACATTTTATGTATATCAAAAAGATGGTACATATATTGGAGGATTTCAAGGTAAAGAACTTATGAAAGTAATTAATTTATATTCTTGGGATTATATAAGTAATATATTTACTCATAATAATGGATGGTATAAAGATTTCTATATTAGTTTAGAAAAGACCTATAAAATTCCAAATAAAAGAAAAGGAAGAGGAATTTCAATAGATGTTTATGATAAATATGGAAATTTTATAGAACATCTGGATTCTATTAAAGAAATTAGAGAAAAATATAATGTTCCTTCATCGAAGTTGAAAAATATTCAATAGGGTGATAGATATTTTGGTAATTATATATTTAAATATAGTAAATGATATAGTCTATTAATGGATTATTGGGAGGTAACGGTTCGTCTTATTGATAATGATTATTCTTCTGAACTTGATTTGTCAGGATGTCAGATTGGTGATACTACAAGATTCCAATCTAATGCTATGCCAGAGTTATCAGAGGAAGGATATACAAAGAATCAAAGCAATATCGAGAAACATCGGAATTATATTACGACTTTCCGTAATGACATCTCTTGGTCCTCGCTCTATGCTGCACACGAAGACGTATTCATTAGCATTGCAGAAGGAAAGAACCAAGGTTGCTTAAGTGAAAAGATTTATAAGATGGATAAGAAGGAGAAAGAGTTACTGGATAACTTCCTTCTCAGTAGAAATCAGGGACTTCTTTTCAATAAAACTAATATTGATGAGAACGGAAAAGCTACTGTATGTGACCCTGATACCGGAAGACCTGTTTATATAGGAGACGGATTGATTCCTCAGGTAGAAAGATTTGCATCTAAGTATGTTTATAATAATAAGCCTACCGCTGAGGTATTTAATACAATTATGCAGACTATGAACGAAAAAGCTGAGAAACCTACAGGTAACAAGTTAAATATAGCTTGGGTAGCTTGAGAGAGCTATATAAATAATTAATTCAAATTGCTGGAAAATCCTAACGTAAAGACGAGGACAATCAGCAGCGAAGGCTTCCGTAGGGAAGAACGTTCAACGACTAAATGTTTTACATCTTATGAAATATATAGTATATAAGACAACTAATTTAATAAATAATAAAATCTATGTAGGAGTACATAGGACTAATCCAGATATAAATGACGGTTATATTGGATGTGGTGTTTCAAAAAAAGACAAAAAGAAAAACAAGAAAGGATTTACAAAAGCAGTTGCTAAATATGGATATGAGAATTTTAGAAGAGAAACATTATTTGAATATCCAGATACAGAAGAAGGAATGAAATAGGCTTATGCTAAGGAAGCAGAAATTGTTACTATTGAATTTGTAAAAAGAAAAGATACTTATAATTTAGTAGTAGGAGGAAAATGTAACTTACATGAAACTCTGAAAAAAGAAATAGCACAATACACAATAGACGGTAAATTTATTAGAACTTGGGAATCTATTGAGGAAGCTCAACAAATGTTAAATTTAAATGCTATTAGCTCTAATCTAATAGGAAGATCTAAGTATTGTGGTAAATTTCAATGGAAATATTATACAGGTGATGATTCAGATATAGATCCTGTTGAAGCTAAAGAGAAAAATGTATTTCAATTTGATCTTTAGGGAAATTTAGTAAAAAGATGGAAATCACTTACTGAAGCATCTTCACAATTTCCTAATCCTAGTTCAGCTAAAGTAGCCATTAGTAACAATTGTTTGGGAAGAACTAAACAATCCTTTGGTTATTATTGGTCTTATAAAAATAAATTTGAACTAAAACCTAATAAACACTTATCTCCAGTAGCGAAATATAATGATGAAGGAGAATTTATAGAATCATATACTTCAATAAAGGAAGCAGGTGATGCAAATGGAATAAAAAATCCTTCTAATATTATCTCTGCTATTAAAGGTACTCAAAAAAGGTGTGGTGGTTTTAGATGGCGTTATTTTTATGGAAACACTTCAAATATAAAAAAACTATAAAAGATGAAGATATAGTCTGATCTATATAGAAATATATAGACTTGGGGACGAGTTTCCTCATAATAACATAAATGATATGTTCATAGTAAATGAGAAGCTTTGGAATGACATTCAAATGGGACTTGGAGCATACCTCTTCCAGTTTAAAACAGATGGATGTTACATGTATTCTAAAGGAGCTAACGATTATGTTAAAGTAGGTGCTACATTTGATACTTACCGTTTTGGAGGTAATGAGATTACATTCTCAGTTGATAGAACATTTACTAGAGAGTATGGTGATAAAGGTTATGGACTCTGTCTCGATCTTACTGCCGACCTTGCTAGTGGCAAGCCCGCAATGGCGATGTTCTCGCTTAAAGGATGTGATGTATTAACATCGAAATATCCAGGAGTTGGTGGAATGAACGGTACAGAATCAGGCATCGTGAGCTCACCAGTAGCTGGTTCTAAGATGATCATGATGGGCTAAACAATCGGCATGGTCCATCTATAAAAAATTATTCTAATTGCTGGAAAACCTAAACAGAGATTAAGCTACAAAGAATTAATACTTGAATGCTCTAAAAATTAATCTCCTTTGATAATCAGCAGCTAAGTACTATTTGTAATACCTTTTGGTAGTAATAGTAAAAGTTCAACGACTAGGCAGTATGCCTTAGATATATTTAATCTTTAAAATATAATCGAAATGGATAATAACTTAAAATGGATAGTATATTGTACAACAAATACTGTCAATAAAAAAATTTATATCGGGGTTCACATGACAAACCCAAAATATTACGATAATTATTTAGGAAACGGGGCTTATTCTAATAAACCTTCTACCTACGAACATGGAAAAAATGTATTTCATTATGCTTTAAAAAAGTATGGTCCTTCTAAATTTATTAGAAATACAATCGCTATATTTGATAATGAAGAAGAAGCATATGAATTAGAAGCATCTATAGTAAATGAGGAATTTCTCAAACGTCCTGATGTATATAACATGGCATTAGGTGGAAAAATCGGAGGACAAATTTTACAAAGAATAAAAGTGTTTCAATATTCTGAAGATGGGGAATTTATTAAGGAACATGAATCTTTATTAAGAGCGTCTATAGAAATGAATAGAAATATTCGATCTATCCAGAGAGCTATAAGAAATAAGCATAAATGCGCAGGATATTTTTGGACAACTACAAAATATAATAAACTTGATATATCTAGAATGTATAAATATGAAGGACATGATTCAATTCCTGTATTTTAGTACAATTTAAATGGAGAATATGAATGTTGTTATAATTCTGTAAAAGATGCTTCAAAAGTAATTGGAGCTAATAGTTCAAATTTATCTGTTGCTATAAAGACTGGTGGTATATGTAAGAATAAGTATTTTACAATAACATATCAACCAAAATATAGTGCAGCTAGAAGTAGTTAGATTGAGTCCTATGAAATACATCAATATGATTTAGAAGGAAATTATATTGCTTCATACGAGAATATGAATAAAGCAAAGAAAGTACTAAATATAAAAAGTAATATTTATCAAGCAATAAAGTTAAAAAGAACTGCTGGAAATTTTCAATGGAGTTTTGAGAAATTAGAAAAAATAGCTCCTGTTCAGAAAAAGCCTGGGTAGGCTAGACCAGTAGGTAAGTTTGACAAGGATTGGAATTTGATTAAAGAATATAAATCTTTAGCTGAATGTAAAAGAGAGAATGGATCAGGAATGGTTCACGTTATAACTGGGAGAGATTAGTTCGCTAAAGGTTTCCGATATAAATATTTGGATTAAGTTAAAGATATAGTCTAACTGATACATACGTATCGATGCCGGCATAGGCGTATTTGCACCTTATAGAAGCTTTATCCTTAGAGAAGCTTAATTAAAGCAAAAAAAATCCTATAATAGTTAAATAGATTAGATAGAGGGAGCCGTAACACCCTCCCTCTATCATCAAATATTTTAATGATAATAAGAAATAATATGGCTAAGAAAGAAACAACACAAGCTGATTTGATTTTCGATAATAAAATAATCTTAAGAAGTGTATACGGAAAGGTTGGTATGAAATATTTTATATAGCCTTGTCCAGATAAACTAGGAAATTATCCAAGTTGTGTAAAGAATGTAGACTCACACGGGGACATGATCATGAGCGACAAGGAAAGAAATGATTTTGCAGATGGTAAAGCAGTATTTGTAAAGAAAACAGACGTATTCGTAATTACAGATGGATAGATCTTCGACTTAACTCAACCAAAGGATAAGGCAATATGGGAGTCAATTAAGAACTGTCCATTGATTGCTCCAGATCTTCTAGCGAAAAACCCAGATGGGTCGTATATGATTCATGGTACAACAAATAGAAAAGAAGTAAGTCATCGTAGATATGGAAACGCAGAGCTATATATTGATAGACCAGGGCTGGAAACTCAAAGAAGAGTATCTAGAAAGAAAAAAATTATGGAAGCATGCAACTTTATCATAAACGATGAACAGGGTGCTGACGGAAGACTTCTTAAAGCAAAACTTCTTGGAAAACATATGACAAACATGCCTACCGCAGACGTAGAAGACTATCTACTTACTGTAGCAGAAAAGAATCCAGATAGAATTATTAAATTATATACTGGAGAAGATAATGATCTTCGTCTTCTTCTAATTGAAGCAAAAGATAAAGGAGTAGTTACTATAAAGAATAAAATGTATTTATATGGTGCTCGACCTATCGGAGCTACAGAGGAAGCAGCTGTAGAATGGATGAAATCTTCTTCTAATCAACAATTTGTCGAAATGATGAAGCGTGATACATTTCCAGAGTTGGAAATAAACTAAGTCATATTAAGATATAATTTAACAAATTAAAAATTATAATAGCTTTGACAGCACGATAGATATGGGAAGGACTTTTAACAGAGCTTAGTAAAGTAAATGCTCCAAGTATGCTTCTCCAAGATTTTAACTATTTCTTTAACAAGGCTATTAATCAATATATCAATAAGAGATATAATATATATGACATTAATTAGTAGACTACTGATGATTTAAGAGTTTTAAAAGCAACTGCAATATTAGATCCAAAATAGTCAACTAATTATAAGGAATTAGAGAATTATAATGCAGGAAATTCAAAATTATTTGGAGCAACTTATGAGGTTAAACTTCCAGATGATTATTTACATATGTTAAATTGTATATGCCTTTATAAAATAAATGATAATTTCAAATGTTATGATAAAGGTAATTATGTACAATTTGCAGCTAAAAGACTAACTGCAGATTCCTGGTCTGTTATTGTAAATGATTATTATAACAGACCGCTTCCGGAACGTCCATATTATTATATTCATAATGTAAATACTCAGGTAGAACGTCCAACAAATCCTCTTCCTAATGGAACAGATATAACTTTAACAGGAGAAGGAGAATCATTTCCAAAAACAATTAATCTTAATGATATAGAAGTTTCTACAATAGAAAGAACTGCTGGAGTTAGATACGGTAATCCCACTTCGGTTAAATGTGAGATTAGATATGGAAAAGACGATTCTATCTTTAAATTAGAAAAAGTACTTATTGATTATATAAAAGCCCCATAGACGATAAGACTTACTTAGGAACAAGTAGATCTTACGAAGGATACATCTCAAATTATGGAATTTCCAGATTATGTGTGTCAAGAGATAATAAATGAACTGGTAACTCTTGTGATGGAAAATACAGCCGATCCAAGATTATAGACTCATCCTGTAGTTACACAGTCTATTGCAAATCCAGTTCAGCAATAGGCATCACCCGCACCTCGTACTCGAAGTGCTTAAAAATTTTTAATTTATGTTTCAATTTACAACAACAACCGTAATTAACGACAACAAGGACTATACAACTGGTCTTGAATTATGGTCTGCTCAGGAAGCAAAAGATGAGCAGCCTGCTAGCTTTAACATTAAGCGTCATCTTAATTTTAAGAAGCCTAATGTAGTAAGTATTACTAAAGCAGAGTATGTAGAGCCTTCATTTGCTGTAGCAACTCTCGATCTTTCTGCACTCGGAAAAACAGAAGGAAACTTTAGAATTGCAATGTACATAAAACTTTCACAGTCTTCTGCCAATTCTTACTATGCAAATGATCTTGTATTTAAAGGTAAGCCTCTTTATATTGAGTTTGTATGGAAAAAAGGAGAAGCTGCTGCTACTGTTGCAAAGAAGATTAAAGAGATCGTTAAGAAGTATATGATTACTGTATACGAGAAGGATTTAGTAAAAGTAACTGTAGAAGGAACTAAAGTCGTTATCACAGGTATTGACGAATATCAAAGATTCTCTCGTGTAGATATTGAGGAGTATGTAAACGATGATAAAGCTCCTTTGTTTGGAAATTACGAAGTAATTAAGTCTGCAATGACTGAAGATCGTAAAGAGGATCCTGATTATGATACTAACTTTACAATTGTACAAGGTGTCGAAGGTTTTGGTACTTATCAGTGGCTTCTTAAGAATCTCCGTCTTCCAACTGCTACTAGAACTTCCTGGACGGCAATTAATGCTGATGAAGTTCCTATCATTGGAGCAAAATACAATGAGTATATTGTTCGCTATTGTGTTAATCGTGGAATCATGGGAGGAGATGCTGTTGGAGAAGTAACTAAGTCCCTTACAACTCATGTATTCTTTGTAAATCAGGCTGTTTCTGCTAAGTTTGAGGAAGCACTCGGTAAAATTGCTCCTGAGGAAGGTATTGAAAAGGTTCCAGCTGATGAAACCAAGGTTGTTGATCCAGTACCCTAATAGATATTAATTTAACATATATCTAATATACTATAAGAAGGCGAGGGCTAGAAGCCTTCGCCTTTAATTATTTTAATATGTATACACAAATTAATAAGTTAGCATCTGCTATTCATAATGATATACTTTCAGGACTAAGAGGATATCATACTAATTTAAGTCTTTCTGAGGAATAGCTTGAAGATGATATAATTGACGAAAGACTATAGATAATCAAGGAGTATTCTTTAAAAGGAATATTACCTGTTAAGGATCTTTATTTATCTATTAATTGTATTCCAGTAGATTGCAAAGATATTGAAAGATGTAGATGTAGAGAAAATGATTGTATTACTCCAACAGCACATTTTGAGATACCATAGCTCTTAAATGATTATGGATTACAGGCTATAGACTACATTGGATCTACTGACAGACAACTTCCATTCATATACTATACTTCATCAACTGCATTTAGATATCATAAGTACAGAAAAAGAGGAAAAGATAGACCTTATGTATGGATAGATACAACTCCTAATGAGAATGGGATGTATGATTGTTTTATATTTAATGCGCCCTTATTAAAATAGGTTTCTATAACTGCAATATTTAAGGATATTCGTCAATTAGATAAGTATGAATGTTGCAATTCAATATCAGATGATAATATGACTTTCATCAATAATGAAATAAAGAAAAGATTAACTGAAAAAAAGATTAGATATTATAGAAGTTTTTCACAACCTAATCTTCCTAATGATTAGGCTTATCAACCAGGCTAATTATGAATTCTTTTTATTATGCTATGACTCTAATGGATACCTTATATGGTATAACAATGTAGGAAGATGTATTCGAAGAAACTGCACTTGTAGCATGGAATCTTATAGGAAATAAAAGGTATAGACTTTATAAATACTCTACTTGTTCAAATGATTGTACAACTGAAGTTCAACTACCCTGTAATTGCGATTTTATAGAGAGTGTTACTACAGGATATGAGGATTGGAATTATGTCTCAAATATATATTAGAATGGAGATATAAATTCTGCTTATGTAGAGGGATATATAGAGAGTAATAAACATTTTAAAGATCCCTTATATTAGAGTGGAAAATTTGTTAAATACGAAAGAGTGGGAGATACTTTATATTTTAATGAACCTTACGGATAGATAAATATCTTATATAAAGGAGTAATTTTAGATGAAAACGGTCTTCCAGAATTAACAGATAAAGAGGCTAATGCTATTGCAACATACTGTGCCTATGTTTCTAAATTCAAAGAAGGGCTTAGAACAAATAATACAACTATATTATCAATAGCAAATGCATTAAAGACTCAATGGAACATTTAGTGCGACTAGGCAAGAACTCCAGAATATCTTAATTAGAATGAAATGGATCAGATTCTAGAAGCAAAGACTAGTTGGAATAGAAAATTACATAATAAATCATATAAGCCAGTTAGATAATGAATTATGCTCTTGGATGTGCTTTCTCTTTAGATGAAATATTTGAGAATTTCTCTCTTAAAAGATTGAAAATAACTTGTAAAGAATGTGAAAAGATTACAGGAGATCTTCATAGGGATACACTTGTAAAAAGAATATTCAAAGAAAGTGTAAAATTAGTAATAAATGATATAATTGATAATAATATTACATTTGAACTTCCTTTAAATGGAGGGATAAAATGTAATATACACATGTAGAGAACTAGAGGAGAAAAATTTAGAACATTAAGAAAACTTGGAAAATGGAAAAACATAGATTATCTTAAATCTATGTTTACTGGATATCAGATTGGGTTTTATATGTATGGTAATCGAGTACCTAGAATAAAACATATTTATTTAAATAAGGAGTTACGAAATAAAATTGCAAATAATACTAACTTAGGTAAATAGTATGGTGATGGAAAGATTCATACCAAAATAAATGATTATTATGAATTTATATATTAGAAATTTCCTACTGTAAATAAATCTGATATACATAAAATTTTAAACTTTGGTTGGAAAAGTTTATATTTGCATAATAGTTATGGAGGTGATACATTAATATCAGATAATGAAATTTGGTGTTATATAGGTAACTTAAGAAAAGATCCTTTAAAACATTTCTATTACTATAGAAGGAAATTAATTACTAGAATTAGAGTACTTTATAGAAAGAGAAAAGTAGAATGGGATGGATATTATTATTTTGCTTTAACTGAATCTGCATATCAGAAATACTTAGAACAAAAGAATAAAAGAGGTAGAAAAAAGAAATATTTTAATTTTGGAAAGGTATTCATGTATGAAATATTAGATGAATGTAAAATTGCAGAAAGTTCATTAAAATATATATTTAGAATACCGTATATAACCAAAGTAAATCTTAAATTCTATAATCCAGAATTAGTTACAGATAAAGCAGAATTAATTATAAGTAGAGAACCTCTAAAGTTTAAAGATATTCTGACTTATTATAATAAATATGATAATTTATGAAAAGATCCATTTCAGCTAATACATTCAATAAAGGAATGATAATGGATATAAATCCATTATAGATGACTAATGAAGCAATGACTTATTGTCTGAATGGTACTATATTAACATACAACGGTAATGAAAATGCTCTATAGTGCGATATGGGAAACGGTAGAGTAGAAACCGCAGTCTTACCAGAAGGATATATCCCTATGGGAACTTGTTCTTATGGAGGTATAATATACATAGTATCATATAATCCTTTAAAGGATTTATGTCAAATAGGGTCATTCCCTTCACCAGAAAGAAATATAGATTCAACTGAATTAAGTCAAGTTTCGTATCCTTTACAAGAATCTGATATAGTTAAAAAAGATGTATTAATTCCATCTCATAAATTAGAATTAACTACTGAAAATCTATCTCCCGGAGATAAGTTTATGGTAGTTGCTAAAGATTTAGATGGAAAATATTTATCAGATTACTATAATACTGATAATACTATTGGAGAATTTCCTGGATTATGGAAAATGCGTTTAGCAGCAATAGAAGATTCTGGTAAAATAACATATTTTGATAATGTAAAGTGGTATGATAATAAGTACTATATAAAAGAAACTGATAGAGATTTAGAAACTAAAGAGGATCTAGATGTAGATAGCTATAGATCTATAGTTAGCTCTGCATATACTATATTTAAAAGTAAATCATCAGGAAAACTTGCTATAATAGTAGAGCCTGAAATGATTGATGATTTTAGTTGTTCTTATACTTTACATTCAAACGATGGAAAGAAGTTTGACATATATTTAAATGTATCTTGGAATACATCCGATATAAATATAAATCCAAACTGTATACATGTTGAAAGCAATTAGATTTCAGGAGAATTTAAATTAAATAATTCTTATAATCTTGATTTAGAACACGATAAAAATTCATATGAAATCTTTAAATAGACAAATGCCAAAGTAAAGACTTCTGTATTTGATAGAGATACTGATTATGATAATTAGATAGTAAGATCTGAAGTTACAGAAATAGATTCGAAAAAGAGATTATATAAAATCTATGATAACGGAGTACCTACTAGATCTTACTATAAAAATAGTACTCATTATTATACAGATAATGGATCTTAGATAGGAGCAGTAAAACCTAATGGTCCATTTTATCTTAAAAGCATTAGATTTGATAATGTATTTGATGATATTGTAAATAATGAATATAATACTGATATAAGTATTCATATAGGAACACTCACAAATCCTAAAGGAGTATTGGAATTAAAAGTAACTCCTTGGATGCTTTCAGGTGCTATGGAACATCTTTCTCAAACTATTAAAATAGATTTTGATAAAGTAGGAACTGGTGAAATGTCATTAGACACTTGGAGATATTATCAATATAGTGATACTTTACTTTTAAATTGGGGAATTGATGCTAATCCTAAACCCGGAGAAGACGTTAGTAAAGTAGTGATGACTTTCTATGATAATCAAGGTCCAACTGCTTGTTATATTGCAGATGATTATACTTCTTATAATGGTAAATTTTTAAACTATATTAATTTAGATAGAACATCTGAATATTATGACATAGGAAATGTTTTAAATGATGGATCTATTATAAAACATATAGGAAAATAGATAGAGATATAGGATTCTGAATTAGATAATTATAAGGATTCTTTTGATAATCATACAATTCTTATTACATCTAATAATGATCCTTTAAATCCCGAATTTGTAGAGTATTCAGATTCTATCAAGAGTTCTACTCATTACTTCTGGGAAAATGATTCTGGTATTCTTTATAAGAATATTCTTTATCTTGTAAAGATAGATATGTATACTTCTCATAGGGACACATTTACATAGACAATAGGGAGTCCTGTAACAGCATGGAGGTGGTTATGGACTAATGGCATATTTAACGATTACTACGATACAGAACTTGATTTTAATGGATTACGCCCTGAATTAAATCTTCGTGTGTCTGCACAATATTCAGGAACTCTTATTCCTGAACCAGATGAATCAAATAAAATAAGTTATACATTTTCTAAAGATAAACTTCCTTTATCTGAAAGAACAGGTGATGTAGTTTAGAAGTTAACTAATTCTTACATTAATGTAGATACTGATTTATATTTTGAGGATAATTACGAAACCTTTTAGATAGATGCTGATTAGGTAAATAATATATCTAGAAGATATGCGTTAATGGATCATGTAGATGATAGAGGAAATATTAAATCTGATCCAGAAGAACCTGCTTTAATTAGAGGAAATTCTAATAATGAAATATTTATTAGATCTGATAAAGATAAAGTAATTGTAACTAGGAATAATTTAGACTTTTCTTAGAAACCTTTACCTGTAACAACTAATCAAGAATATGTTTCTGCATTTACAAATGATTCTGTAGTACAAGATTCTGTAACTTGGGGAACTATACAATCTATAAATGGTAGAGAATCTACCTATGTAAAAATAAATGCAGAAATTCATAATCCTTACTTTTTATCTTCAGATGATTCTCAAACAACATCTACAGTTACTACTGTAAGACCGTTTATAAAGTATGAATCTGATTTACATAAATATAACTTGCAATTATTGAAGAAATATAATCCTAAATATGTTTCTCCAATGGATTAGAAAATTGCTTTATATTGGAATTATATACTTAAAAATACCTCATCTCAAACTAACTAGACACAAAAATAGATTAGTGTATTTGATGTAGGAACTGGAACCGGTAGTACAACTCCTGATACAGGAAGTGGTACAGAAACACCAGATCCTCCAAAGTATGATAACGGTATATCTGATATAGTTACAAACAAAGACATATAGGATTAGTAGTTTGGAGGAGGTGGAGTAGCAGGTAAAGATTTCTAGAACAGATATGGAACAATAACTTTTAGAAACGCTCTTGTATTAGGGCTAGGTGATAATAAAGGAAATTCTTGCTTTAAAGGAGCTTATATAGCACAAGTAAGTAAACCATATTAGATTGGAGGAATTAGAAGAATTGTTCATGAAAGTTTAAACGCAGACGCAAGATATTGGCCACTAGATAATTGGACAAGTGATTCAGAAATAGTGTATAATACCTAGAAATTAACTCCATTATTTTATCCAACTATTTTTATGGCATATAAAGCTAGCAATGCTGATGAAGATGATAAGACTGACAGAAGCAAGTACTTTCATTCTAAATTTCATTCTGACGACTACTCAAGTAAGGATTCAGACAATGGAAAACTTTTAGATATGTGTACAACTGTATATGCTAGATATTTACCAGAACATTCTGAAAATGATGATGCTTTCTTCATGTTAAAACTTAATAACGAAGATCCTAGTAAGATAGAACAATATCGATACGGATATACATGTTATGGTGGATATATAGGATGCACTACGGAGAATAATGTTTGCATTGACTTCTTAAATAGACCAGTTAGTGCAAAGAGTCAATTTTATGTATCTGAAGCTAATAAAAAATTTCCATGGATGGATAGATCGGTTATAAATGTTACATCAGAATTTGTATTGGGCTTATTAGGACAACTCTATTATAAAGACAGATCTGAAGTAAGAGAAGGATACCATTATAAATATTTAAATTATTTTGAGGATAGAGTGGTATCATACGTTAAAGACATTCTTTATAAGCCCTTTATTAATGGAAATGTAACTAATACTAACCAATTACTTCTTATTAGAGGTATGAAATATTTGGATTATTTATCTTCTATTGCAACAAAAGCAAAATTTCTTATAAATAGTGTAGATTATTCAAACTCTAACATTCAAATAAATCAATTAGTTACTAATATTCCTATTATATTAAACTTCAATATAACAATGCCTGATATAGAAGACGGTGTTGTAAATTGTCAAAGATGGGATATTGAACAAGGTAAATATGTTGAACAACGAATAAGTTTAGACTTTGATTCTATTGGAGTTTATGACGGAAAAGGTAAAATGGAAGATATAACAGGGTTAACACATCCTTTATATTTTATGGAATATGTTCCAGAAAGTATTGACAGAGAAGGAGGTGAAGAGAATACATTCTGTCTTAAGAGAATAAAACGACCTGTTGATACAGATATAAATTCATGGGCAACGTTGGCAGACGGAGAATACGTATATGACTCAAAAAAGGATACATATATAGATTGGAAATTCTCTATTCAAGAACTTATACCCTATCTTAGAATAAATGAGGGTAAATTATCTATATCTGATAATATAGATGAGCTAAACTTTATGTAGAATACAGTTAATTTATATGTATCAGATGAAGCAGATTCTGGAAATCCTAGAAGTGTAATGAATCTTACTAATATTCCTTTCTTTGAAGATGAAACACCTACTGATAAAACAGTTCAAGATGAAACTGGAAATAATCAAACTGTTAAGTCTACTTTACAAGAGAAATGGAACGAAATGAAACAAGAAATATGGAACATTTAAAAAAACCATTAATTGATGGAACTACTAAATTCTATGTGTAGACTAAACGTCTTCCACAAGAAGGGAATTTAGCATACGAATATAATCCATTTCGTAATTATAGATTAGATGAGGATTTATACGAATATGAAGATAATTATTATACTCTTTCTGATCTTGCTTAGTTGGATATTATTCCAGATTGTACTATAATTGCTATGGATGGTGATAAAAAACTTTCCATGAAGGAGTTTAATGAATAGAATTATAATCCATCTAAGAATATAACTTATCTAATTTCTAAAAATTCAGATTAGACATTAGACAGAATATATACTAAACGAATCTTAATAAGAAATATCTATAAAGATAATCTTAAACGAGCCTTACATGATTATTTTACACAAAATAAATTAACTAATTGGTCTGGAGTTCCTAAAAATAAAACAGAACCTATTCTAAGAGAAGCAGGTGAATTAGTTGATTTCATAACTCCTGAATTAGAATTTGATTTAGAACATCCTGTTAGTTTACTTCCTTAGAAATCATATGATAATTCAGTAAATCTTATTATAAATGATGGTAAAACATATCCTAAACTTATAAATAATAGGTTTAGTGTTAAAGGAAGAAATCAATATGAAATAATTGACCGCAAAGGAACTTCTGATACTAATATTTATGATAGAGGTGAATAGTTTAAATCTGATACATCTCTTTATAAAATAACAGAGAAGTTTGCTAAGATTAAACTAAAAGGTGTCTCTTATGGAGGTAATTTAAAAGTAGGAAATTACTTCTTCTACTTTAAGTTAGCAGATTCAGATGGTAATGAATCTGATTTTATAGGAGAGTCTGGATTGGTAAGTATATTTTTAGGTAACAGTTATAAAACTGCAAGAACTGGAGAAAGAGATAATAATAGTTCTAAAAAAGTATCTTTCTATATATCTAATCTTGATACGTCATATACATACGTTCATGTGTACTATTCTAGAACATCTGCAGAAATATGGTAGAATAGTACTACAACGTATGCACAAATAGATAGAAAATATCTAATCTCTTCAAATGGTACATCTAATATAGAGATTACTGGATTTGAAGAAGTGATAGATAAAACATTAGAAGATATAAATTGTTTTTATAGTATAGTTGAAAGCGCAGAAGCTCAAGAATAGTGTCAAAACATGCTGTTCTTAGCAAATGTACAAAAGACTAAAATAAATTATACTGAATTAGAGGATTTATCTTTAAGAGTACTTCCTTATCTGAATGAAGAAGAGTATAAGACTAAACTAAGTCATAAGTACAGTCTTTAGACAAATGAATTAGGATATGTTGATCCTACATTTATTTATAATAAAACAGGATATTGGAACGAAGAACTATATAGATTTGGTATAGTTTATATCTTAAATAATGGAGAATTATCGCCTGTATTTAACATAAGAGGTGCTTTAAATATAAATTCAGATATAAAATACTCTGATATATCTTTACGAGATGATAATGGAGTTCGCAATTATATTTAGTATGATGAAGAAACTTATTAGTTAAAGAATAATACTAAAGATGATTCTGAAGAAGTAACTGCTTAGTTTGAAAACTCAAAAGGTGTAGTTAGATTAACTTCTTCTAAGGATACTAACATAATACATTCTTTTAAATTTATAATATCTGATGAAGTAAAATAGGAAATGCAGAAATATGCAAGAGGTTTCTTTATTGTTAGATAGAAACGTATGCCTATGCTACTTGTGCAAGGTGTTACATTAGGTGTTGATAAACACTCTCGTACTCCGACTATTCCTACTGCTGGACCTATTCTAAGCAGTCAAGCAAGTAAGTTGTAGAAAACTAATGTGACAGTAGATAACATAAATGGAGTGAATTATATATCTGAAGGATTCTTGTCTAGGTATCATTACTATTTTAAAAGAAAGAAAGGATCTATTTGGAGTTCGATATTAAAAGTAGGTGCATTAGTAGTAGGTGCAGCTGCCTTAGCAGTCGCGACTGTATTTACATGTGGAGTCGCAGGTGCAGTTACTGGCGCAATTACTATATCTGCTATTGCAACCGCTGCTACTAGTACTGCAGTTACTGGTGCAGTAGCAACTGCTGCTACTATTGCAGGTATTGCTGCAGGTAGTGTAATTACAGCGTCTGTAGTTGCTGCAGCAACACAATCTGCAATTCTTGCATCTAAATCAGGTAAAACTACATTAGATGGATGGAGAACTAAAACACCATCAGGTTTTACCAAAGAAGAAGAGGATGATTCAAGAAGATTAACACAAGACTTTAAAGAAAGAATGATTATAAAAGATCCTTCAAAAAATGAGGTTCAATGTATATTATCTCCTGAATATGAAACTAATATAGCATATTTTAATACTATATTCTCTGGTAATACACATCATATATAGAGTGCTATAAGTCAGAATCAATTACAAATAGAATCTGAAGATGGCACAATTATACCTTATTTCGCAGAAGATTCTATATAGCCTAGACATTTCTACATAAAAGATTACTATGATAATATAGATAGATCTAATGCAGAATGTCCTATTATAGCAATATAGGATTCTTAGAAAGTAGGAGCAGTTGAGGATATTCTTTTTAAAGCAAGAGCAGGTGAAGCAGAAGAAGTATTTAGATATTCAGCTATTTCTTCAGAACATTTAAAAAATTCAAAAGATGAGTATGCTCCAGAAAATCTTAGTAATATAAAAGCAAACTCTGATATTATAAGAGGAAGTTTTGGACCATATCTTGGATTTATAAATGGAAATTTTAAACCTGCAGAAATAGTAAACATATATTTCCCTGGATATGATGAATCTTTAATTGAAGAATATGCTTCAATCCGAGCAAATGATAAATCTCCTTTTAAGGCAGTTACTGAAAGAATATCATTTACAGATATGAACGATTATTCTAATCAATTAATATCTAGCAATATTAATTAGGGAAATAAAGAATATGTTATTCATATTTATAGAGGAGATTGTTTTATATGTCAAACTACTCATAGATTAAATAGGAATTTTAACGATCCTTCAGCACTATACAATGACTAGATAATTGATCCAGATACTTGGAAAGAGAATTATGATCCGGAAGATACTAGTACTTATGAAAAGATTAATCTTGGCGATGTAAATGCAATTTAGATGGGAATGTGGATTACTTTTAAAATAAGATCTTCTTCTAATTTGAATTTATGTACACTAGATGAATCTAATTCTGATGAAATGGCTTCTTCTGGACATCCTAGAGGACACTATCCTCAAACTCCGATGTCTGTAGAAGGTACTTATAAAATTCCTGATACTACTGTATTTAATTAGGGATTTAAGAATACAGTTGGAGATAGAAATAACTTTGAGGTCCCCGATGTACCATATCTAAAATAGAATTTTCAGACAAGAATAATGTATTCAGACATATATATAACTGATGCATTTAAAAATGGATATAGGTCATTCTGGGGTACTAATTATAGAGATTATACTAATTAGTATGGTTGTATTATTCAACTTATAAATATACAAGATAATTTACTTTGTGTATTTGAACACGGAATTGCTTTAATACCTGTAAACGAAAGAGCTGTAGCAGCTGAGGGAGCAGGAGGTCAAGCATATATTAATACTTCTAATGTACTTCCGGAGAATCCTAGGATTATATCAGATACTTACGGTTCTCAATGGAAAGAATCTATTATAAAGACTGATAGTTATATTTATGGTGTAGATACTATTACTAAAAAGATTTGGAGAACTAACGGATCTAATTTTGAAGTAATATCTGACTTTAAAGTTCAAGAATTTTTAAATTAGAATATATCTTTAACGGAAAGAGAAGTTACTCCTATTATAGGTATTAGAAATGTAAAATCACATTGGAATAAGTTTAAAAATGATGTAATGTTTACTTTCTATGATAATAAATATGATTTTGAAGAAGTATCTTGGAATTTATGCTTCAATGAAGTATTAGGATGTTTTACAACATTCTATTCTTGGATTCCTTCTTATTCAGAGAATATTTATAATCAATACTTCTCATTTGATAGAGATACATCTAAGCATATTGCTAAATTAGGTATTTCTAATGCTAATAATGATTTTGCAGACGGAATTACATTAAGTAGCAATGTATTTAAAAATAATTCCTAGACAGAATCAGGAATGTATAAAGTAGGAATACTTAGTTTAACTAATAGAAATCTACCTGTAGGAGATGGAATTGAAATTGAAGAAACATTCACTTTAGAAAGAGATTATCAATTAAATAATAAGAATTTTGAAATTCGTAAGATAGAAGATGAGTGGTGGTTACTTTCTAAAGTTCCTGCATGGGAACTAAGTACTGAACAGTATTGTAGAATTATTAATAACAAGAAGATATTAGATATAAGTGATATAGATGATTGGAAATCACATACAGAAGCTAATTCTAAATTCATTTATAAAGATAATACCAATAGAAGGAAAGAAATATCTGGATTAGAAGAAGCAACTTCTCATAATAAAGTAATTACATATTTAAATATATCTTGTTCTATTACTGTAAAAAGAACCTCTGAAGATGTTCCTTTTGCGGATGCTTATGCTAATGGATTTAATGAATACTATACTACAAATGCAGGATAGTTTAAGAGTAGAATTGCAATTATTCCTGAATATAATCTTTAGTTCTTAATTACTGATTTTTGGAAGCATGGATAGTCTGGAATTATAGATATTAAAGACTAGATATTACCTACTCATTGGTATGGTCATCAACATCCTTTTGAGTTTGAATTTATAGTAAATCAAGGTCCAGATACACATAAAATCTTTGATGATCTATAGATTATAAGTAATAGTGCAGAACCTGAATCATTCCATTATGAAATAATTGGGGATTGCTTCGATTTTGCAAAAGACAAAAAAAATATGTATATTCGCCAAGAAGCAACTAAATAGTTGTATCAATACAATGGATCTGATATTGTATATGATCACGACTATAAGAAACTTCATACAGAAGAACATAGACCGTTATTAGATTAGGATTATAATCCTATTATCGGATAGTATGATAAATCTACTATAATGCCATTATTTTATTGTAGAGAGGATAGAATAGATTATATACACGATCTCTACTTTACTTTAGAAAGTATTGATGGATCACATAACTATGATTCTTTATCAGGAGGAGAAATAGCTTATAATCCAACTACTAAAGAATACTCTATTATAAATCACGTTAAAGCAGTTAACATGCAAGATCCTAAACAAGGAAGAATGTATGGTAATATGCATTACAAAGAAGATAAATGGCATATACAAATAAATCCTTTAAAAATAGTTCAAAAGAATGAAGAAGATTGGAGCGAAGGTTTTATTAAGAACTCTAGTTCAAAACTTATTCCTGTTGAATTATGGAAACTTCCTATACCTAATGAGAAGATTTCCAAGAATGCTACTGAAGAATAGATTAATCCTGAATAGATTGAATTACCTTTAGATTGGGGTAGAAGAAACATTGTTAAATGGGGAGATCTCGAGACTCAATGGACTGAAACCAAAATGAAAGGTAATTATATAAAAATAAAGATAAGATATAAAGGAGATAAATTAGCAATAATACAATCTCTTAGAACTTTATTTAGTATAAGTTATGGTTAATACAGGATTACAAAGTCCTCTTGTACCTCCTTCTGGGATAAATTCTCCTTACGTTATACCTTATGTAGATCCTTTGAACTATAATCCGCAATATTCTTTAACTACTATACCAAAATTACCTAATCTATCACATGAAGAAATTGCAGCATAGATGCAGAAGTATTCAAAGAATCTTCCAAATCCCGAATTTCGTGTAGATCCAAAGTCTCCGAAGCTAAATTCTCAAATTACTTCAGGTGTTTCATCAGCGATGAACTCATTAGGAACTAGTTTAAGTGCTGCTTCTGGAGCATATGAAGGAGAGTATGGTGCTTTGGCTCAAGGTGTTAATTCTGGTATCACTACTGTAGGAAATACAGTGGGATAGTTTGTTCCTGCTGTTGGTTTAGCAGTTGGGGTTGGTAATGCTTTTAATGGATTAAGTAATTCGTTAGTTGGACCACTTGATAATATGACGAAAACAGATGCTATCATGTCATCTATTCCAGGATTAGGAGGACTTTATTCTCTTACTGGAAGAACTTCTGATACTTTTAATATAGATAATAATGTTAGAAGTCAAGTTGGGTCAAGTTATAGTGATACTTATTCCGATATGGATAATGCAATGAAAAAGTCAGGAAAGAAATACGGGTTATTTAGTTCAGGAGCGTTACACGATACAAATTCTGAAATATTAGATGCTAAGAAAAAACAAGGACTATTAGAGGGAGTTGCGGATAACGCAAGTTTATGGAATGATTTAGGAAATTCCATGTCATCTGTTAATAGTCTTAAAAGAAAATTCTTAATGCAAGGAGCTTATGATCAATCTGCTGTTAGAGCAGGAAAAAACGGAATGGTACTATAGGATTTATATAGAGCTAAGAGAATTGTAAGTTCTCTTAAGTACTATTAGACAGGAGGAAAGATTGAAAGCACAGAAGAAGATCCATTTGAATATTATCTTTCTACTCTTCCCGAAAACTAGAAAAATAGTAAAGATTTTCGAGTAAGAGATTATTGGGAATACAATGGAAGACCTAAGGATTTCAACGAGGCTATTTTCCGAGGTATGTTTACCAAAGAAGACGACGGATACTACCATGCTCATTCAGTACAAGAAAATCCAGAAACAGGAGAAATAGAATTTATGAAATCTTCTACACATCCTAATCATCATATGGAGATAGATTGGTATAACTCCGATGATCCTGAAGCTGTTAAGTTTAGAAATGAGTGGGAATTAGTTAAAACTGAACCTTATTGGAAGTACGTAAAAAGGCAAACACAACAATATAAACCTTATTATAAAGAAGGAGGAAGTATTTCTTCAGTAATTACTGAAATATCTATAGATAATATTTCTTCTGAATTCAGAGATAATGTTATTCGAGAGATATCTGTAGATTCCTTACCTATTGAATTTAAGTCTGGAGGAAAATTTAATGTAATTCCTGATGGAGCATTACATGCAAGAAAACATGGCATGGATGTTAAAGGAATAACAAAGAAAGGAATTCCTGTTGTATCATAGGAAGAAGGAGGTGAACTAGAATAGCATGCCGAGATTGAACGTGAAGAAATAATATTTAGATTAGAAGTAACTAAAAAGTTAGAAGAATTATCTAATAAATATTTTTCTGAAGATTATAAATAGTCAGAAAAGGATTAGTTTGCAATAGAAGCAGGAAAACTTCTAGCTGAAGAAATATTACATAATACAGTGGATAATACAAATAATTTATTATAATGGCTGGATATAATGATTTTAACGTGATTTTATTTACACCAGATCTTCATAGTAGAAATAACTAGAATGTAAATACAGATGATTGGTAGGAAATTCCTAATGAATACGAATCATACTTTGGATCATTAGAAGCACAAGAAAAGGCTAGAGTAGATGCATAGAATCTTGTAAGTGATATACTTTCTAGTTCTAGTTATAATGATCCTAGAAATAAAATTTCTACACTTGTAAACGCGGGATATTTACCCAAGATTTATGCTAATGTTGAGAATATGCCGTCTTCTATGTTAGACAGTTATTGGAATCAATATTTAAGAGATCAAGCTGGAAGACCTCAATTTAGAAGTAATTCTAATGAAGAATTAAGCGAGTATGATCGTCAAAGACGTAATTGGGCAGTTCGGGCTAATTAGTTAAATAATAATTTCTTTCTAAGTAGCATGCCAAGAATGTCTGATGAAATGGCATATAGAAATCCAGATGCTATTGCTTCTAGTACAATGGCTAATGGGTTTACAGCAAATCTTATTAATGCAGCAACAACTGGTTCTGCATTAGGAAGTATAATTGAAAGATTGCTTGCTTTAGGTGCTGGAACAGGTAGTACGGCAATTAGTAGTCTAGGTGCTGGAACAGGTAGTACGGCAATTAGTAGTCTAGGTGCTGGAACACCTATAATGATAGCAAGAGGTGTTGGAGGACAAACTGTGCCTATGGCACTTACTATGGCAAGATCTTATTCTCCTTGGTTAACATATTTACTTGGAGGTGCAGCAGCTGGGACTGCTGGTGCAGCAGCTGGAATGGGCATTAGAGATTATCTGAATAATAATAGTTATTCAAGTGGATATGGTGCAATGAGAGATGATGCTGCAACAACTGACGAAGATACTACTAGAACAGGCAGTGACGAGTATGTACTCGAAGACGAGGATGAGGAAGAAGATTACTATGATGATGACAACAACGAAGAAGAGGAAGAAGAGGAAAAACCTAAAAAGAAGAATAAAAAACCTAAAAAGAGAGGTAAAACAGAAGAATCAGGCGATGAATCTGTTTGGCAAAAACTAAAAAAGCATCCAATAAAGTATCCGGCAAAGAAGATAGGAAAAGGTGTTGCATATTATGCAGGCGCGGCAGCAGCGGCAGCGGGGTTGGATGCACTAGGAAATCTAGCATATGATATTAAACATAATAAACACGGGCGAGAATGGAATATGAGATTATATGATACAGTAACTGCACCAGTAAAGTGGGCTATCGAAGGATATGGTGAACAACCAAATGATTCTACTAAAAATGTCTCTAATGATTCTATACAAAGTAAACAACCTAATGTACCAACTGATTCTACTAGAAATACTTCTGCTGACACCGTACCTTTGACAGACATAGATAAAGTTATTCCTGATCAAAAGAAGATAGTAACAAGTAACGGAGACACGGTTCAAGCCAAAACTTGGAATACTAGGTATTCATAGGATAAAGATAACAAGAAAAAATGATAGAAATTGAAATAGGAAATAAAGAATATAAAGTAAAAGAAGCTAAATCTGATTCTGAAAAAGAAAAAGGACTTCAAGGAGTTAAAGAATTATCAGAAGATGAAGGAATGCTATTTTACTTTGATCCTCCTCAAGATGTATCATTTTGGATGAAAGGTGTAGAAATTCCTCTTGATATTATCTTTATAAATGATGATTAGGAAGTAACTAAAGTATAGGAAGGAATTCCTAATGATGAAACAGCTATAAAGGAATCTGATGTAGCATATGTATTAGAAGTAAATGCAAATTCTAATATTAAGGTGGGTGATGAACTTGAATTAGATGATGACGAAGGTCCGGTAATGAAGGTTCTTAACCCAGATGGAAGTGACCAATATGAATTATGGGGAGGAGAGAGAATTTTCTCTAGAAAAAATACTAAGGTGCTTATTCGTAAAGCTAAAAAAGCAGAATTATCTTAGGATGATAAAGATTATAAAGCACTTGGAAAATAGATATTCAAATATATAAGAATATAGGATAATAGAGATCCAGAATATGTAAAATCTGGAAAAGAAGAAAACTCTTAAGTTAAATAAATTTAACTATTTGATTTTTTACTTTATATCCTTTTGGACAATACATTTATTTTAATAAATTTGTTTATCCAAATTAGATAGATAAATTATTTAAAAAATAACATTAATGTTAATATTATGAAATTTAGACCAAAGAATAGTATTCAAAAATTTCAAATGGGAGGAGAAATGGAAGCTCCTGAAGCTGCTGCTCCCGAGCAGATGCCTGCTGAAGCAGCTCCTGCACCAGAAGCAGGAGGTCAAGAAGGTGGAGGTGGAGGTGATCCTTTAATGCAAGTTGCTCAACTCGCCATGCAGGCTCTTCAAGCACAAGATTGTAACGCTGCTATGCAAGTTTGTCAAATCTTCCTTCAGATGATTCAGCAAATGCAGGGACAGCAAGAACCTGCTCCCGCTGGTGAACCTGTATTTAGAAAAGGAGGAATTCTTGTAAGAAGACGTAGAAAATAATTTTTATTGAAATCTTAATAGATGGGAGTATATACTTAGTTATGTACTCCCATTTTTAATTATATAAATATGTCATTAATAAATAAATTTGAAGAAGGCGGATCTCCTCGACTTTATAAACGAGGAAATGATGATATAGAACTTGACAACTATATTAGATAGGCTGAATCTGGATTTGATAACTGGCTCGATAGAATTGATATTAAGGATAAATATAAAGGAGCAGTAAGATCAGCATACCAAGATATGATAAATAGAATAAATACTGATCCAGAATCATTTACAGCTAGATTAGGAGGAGGATTTACAAATACAGTAGGAATTACTAATAATCCTGATGAAAAAGGTTTTGATGCTTATGGTATAGCTGCAAAGTATTTAGGTGATACACTTAGATCTATGCAAGTTTATAATAAACCCGTAGTTAAGTCTGACAAAACAAAATATAGTAGACACTCAAGACTTATCGACTCTAAACTTCAAAGTGAAATACTTGGAGACAATCCAGAATATTTTGTAAGATTAGATCCTTATGATAAAAAAGCTGGAAAGAGAGGATTAACTAATAGATATAATTATCTAGCTTCTAAACTTGGAAGTTATAGAGATAGTCTTTATAATTGGGAATTTGAAAATGATGAAGATAAAAAATATGCTCAAGATCAAATAAATAATGTAATATCTATATTATAGGATGATAATCCAGATAATGATTATTTTGCATTGGGTCAATTAGGTTTAAATAATCTTGGAGCATATTTATATACCGGCGATCTAGAAGTTCCTCAAACAACCCCTTAGAATGCAGGTACACCATCAGCTAACGGAGAAGGTACTCCAAGTAGTCTAAACTTAGATAGTCCTATATCATTAGTTGATAATAGTGATAAACCTGTCGGAGAATGGAGTAAAAATCAATTAGCTAATGGAATGAGATCATTTACAAATGATGATCTACTAGGATGGTTACAAGAATACTTATCTAATTAGAGTGATTACGATGTAAATAATAATAAATACATGAGAAAATTATTTCCTCGTAATATACCTAACTTTAATACAGGATAGATATTGCAAATGTTACTTCAATAGATGTTAGATGCTAACATGCTTGTTAAGGTTCAAGATGGAATTTATTATATTCCAGGATGCGATTGGCAAGGAACTGGATATGTTTGGGATCAAACTAATCGTCAAATTGTAAACATAGACTTAAATCAAATTAGAAGTCAAAAGGAAGGAGGAGTGTTGAAAGCCCTTGGTGGGGCTAACTTTCCAGAATTAAAGATTGAAAATCCTCCTACAGTAGATGTAAATCCTCTCTATCATAGTGAGTCTTCTCGTAAACATAATATGGAGGACTATTACTCATTTGTTTCTCCAGCTTGGGCAAGATTAAATTATGGAACTAATCCAAATAATTTAGATGAAGAAGGAAATCCTAGAGTATGGGGAGCTTTTGATTTGCTTCCAGGATGGTAGGGAAGTAGGCATGATAGAAGAACAAAAAATATTGGATTAGACCCACAGACTCCAAATATAAATAATGCTTATCAAATATAGAGAAGATATGCTACTTCTGGAGACATGGTAAAGGATGTAAGAACAGCATTTCAAGACTGGAAAAAGACTAATCCAAATGGAACATATCAAGACTTTGTAAACTTCTATAATGATAGAGTATAGAAAGCTAGAGACTTGTCTATAACTAAATATGCTAAAGGATATAATAATACAGAATTTTAGGATCTATATAACAACTTTAACTGGCTATACGCATCAAGTGCAGCAGGATTTGATCCCTCAAAGGGGCATCTTGGAGCAGAACCTGATTTAAGTAGTGTATTAGGATCTACTATGTATAGTAGAACTCCTTTGGCATTTAATTCTGATGAAGATTTAGCTGATTTACGTCTAGGTACATTTGTTGATGACGATACAACACAATTCTGGATAAATAACGAAGGTAAACTTGAATTAAGATAGGCTCCTACTAAACCTACTGATCCTGAAAAGGCTAAATCTTTATCAGATATATTTGAGGGTGATGTTAAATTTAAGACTCCGCCTAAGGATAGAACTGGACTTATAAATCAAGGGCTTATTGATTTAGCTAGAGCTGGAAGACTTGCTGCATCAATTTATTCTAATAATAGAATTGCAAAAATTGTAGATGAACAGTTAAGACCTAAACTACATAATACTTACGAGTTGCATTCTCCAATAACTGGAGCATACAGTGAAATGCAATTAAGGAATAATCAGGCTGCTGATGTAATGCATGAGGCTTCTAGAGCAATTAGTTCTGATGCTAGTCTTGCAGCAGCACGATTATTAGCAGGTCAAAAACAAGCTGCTGAATTACAATAGCAAGGCTTCTTAGAAGACGATAAAGAAATAGCAAGAACAAGAGAAGAATCTCTTAAACGATCCGAATATAATCTTAAAAGACGTTCTGATCTTGCTAATTATAATAAAGATGCTATAATTGATACAAATTATATGAAAGCACAATTAGAAGCATCTAGACTTAAGAAAAACTGGGATTCAATTGATACATATCTTAAGGAGCAAGAAACAAATCTTAGAAATAAAAATGATGAAAGAGATAACTTTGATCTCCAGAATAGACAGTTCGTCGCTCAGCAAGAAATGCAGCGTAAAGTTGATCAAGTTATGGATAGATTTAAAGCATGGCAAAAGATTAAAGGAAACGAAGATAAAACCTTATCTGACTGGGATACATTTACTAATGGTGCTTACAAAAAAGCAATTAAAGCTATTCAAACTGATTATCAAGTAGCTAGTTCACAAAATTATGGAGATATTAAAGGATGGAACTTTAATTTACCAACTGACTATACACCATTTGATATAAATAATTATAATTGGAATCCTACACTTAGCAGATATGGAGGTTCTATTAGATTTAGAACAGATAAATTAATTGATAAAATTATTAAAGAATATGAAAGTAATTCCTAAATTTCAAGAAGGAGGATTTATGTCCTTATTTACTTCATATACTCCTGTTTAGACATAGGCTCCTAGTCAGCAATAGGCGACTAGGAGTTCTACTTCTAAAGAAGAAGACTCTACTAAAGGGCAACTTACAGAAAAGGATTTATTTGATATGATTTCTAAGGTAGATGGACTTCCGAATGATATGAAATCTATAGTACATGCTTTATAGGGAGTATTTGATATGCAATCGATTACAGGTAATGAAATATCTAGTCTAGCTAGTACATATTTATCTAGTCTATATTAGATCAAAATAGCTGGATATAATAAAAAGGAATATGATAATGCTTATAAAGAAGTAGTGAAAAACGGAGGACTTAACGAATAGGCTATTACAGAATCTGGTAATCTTATTGTAATGGATAAAGAAACTGAAAACATAAAGCAAGTTTCAGTAAAAGATATGTTAAATAATGAAGATAAGTATATTCCTCTTACTAATTCTAATCTTTTATATCTTAGAGCATGGTCTTCAGAATACGCAAATAAGAATCAAATATTAGAAACTGTATCTAATGGTATTGGAATCGCACAAGTAGATAGAATGATTAGAGAAAAACTAACTGGATTAGGTACAAGTGAAACTGTTAGATCTGGTTATTCTGTAAAATCGGATAATTATATTGCACAAGGTCTTAATGTTCTATCTAAAATGGAGAGTGCAGCTGTTGCCGGAGAAACAGGTATGACATTAGATGGAATGTATAGAAATAAATTAATTACTAAAGAATAGAAACAACAAGCTGAAGCAGCTTTACAATATATTTATAATACGTTACCAGAAAATGCTAAAACATTACTTTAGATGAAGTCAAGAAACGCGTCTAATCCTGTAAATGGAGCATTAAATGTAATTAGTCAAATAATCTCATCTAGAATGAGCTCAACTAATTCTTCTGAAACTGAATGGATCGGAACTTTAGAACAAGTATTAAAATCACCTAGAAAAGGAGGTAGTTCCAAAAGTAAGGGTTCTGGAAGTGATGACGATGATTTCTCTGATGATATTAAGAGTTCTCCATATTATAATATGTCTAAGATGATTGGTGGAACAACTATGCAAGTATCTATCAATAAAGGTTCAAAATATGAAATGGAAACCAGTGGGGTTCATTATTCATCAATTCCTGATATTAATAATAAACCTATTGGCAAAACTAGTCTACAGGGTGCGTTAGAATCTGGTTTACAAGGTGTAGTTACTGATACAAAGGCTATAACATTTGGTGATGTAGTACTTGATTCAAGTGACTTTTCAAATATTATGTTTGATGGAAATGGAGGAGGTACTATTGCAATATTACCTGCTAAAATGTCACAAAGCGGAGCTAAAGTAGTAGATTTAGATGCACTTGATAGATGGTAGGCTGCGAATAAAGAGCTCAATAAAAAAGGTATTATGTCTGTACTTGACGAAACACGTCAGCAAGAAATAGTACAAGTATTATATGACCATGATTTAGATGGACTTATAGACTTAGGGAGTGGAACTATTGATAGAGATGCATTAGGTCAATTTATGATAGTTGACGGATACGCTGTAAGTCAATCTGGAAACGATAAATTTAAAGATAGTGGATTTGTCTCTCAAATAGATGATGACGGTAAAGAAATTCCAATTATTGAACAGGCCTTATCCACAGACGATAAGAAGAGTAATTATAAAATAGATGCTAATGAATTTTATGACTGGAATGGACATGATAATGTTTATGCAGGATGTATTTATATTCCTATAACAAATAATCAGTTAGCAGCAATTACAGCTTCTGGATAGAAAGTGAAAGAAGGACCTGCAATGCAAAAAGAATTAGAATATTAGATGTGGCAAAAGCAAATACAGGCTAAAGAACCTAAGTTCGGATTACTATATGAGGGAAAATGATTATATATTAGCAAATATATTAAATCCTGATTTTACCAATTAGGATTTTAAGGAAGTATTAGATATGAATATGGAGAATACGCAGATGCTTCCTGAATCATACTATACTTCAAAACCATTTATTACTCAAAATGCACAGTTTTAGAATAATGATGGTACTTTTAATGAATAGAAATTTAATAATTTCTACAAATCTGCAGTAAGTAAATTTTCATCTTTTAATGATGAAGATAACTTAATGGATAATTTTGAATATAGTATTTTTGATACTTCTGCTAAACCTAATTCTAAGATAAAAGATCCAAATCTGAGATTTCTTACTGTAGCTAATCCAGATAGAGCAACTGTTGGTATAGTAGGAAGAAACAAACGCGCAGAAAGTAAGTTCTCTATAAGTGAATTAGCTCAAAAGTCAAAGATTTTTGATACAAGAACAGGAAAATTCCTAGATTATTCTCCAAATGATATTTCATTAATTAAAAATCCTTTTGGTTGGTTTAAATCTTTATTTGATGAACCTCTTGTAAAAGCAGTATGGGATGAAGACGGTACACATCCAGATCCTATAACTGGGAAAGAAGTTGTACATAAAAAAGGACAGCTTAAATTAAATGATCAAGGAGAATATTATTATGAAACTTTAGGAGATAGATCTCCTATTGATAAAGAAATTCTATCTTCATTTGATATACTAACTATAGATGGAGAGGGACTAAATAAGTACGATTTTATAGATTCAGATGGACTTGATAAATCAGTTACTGGAGTTATTGCAAAAACTGCATTAACTATTGCTCCTTTATTCTTAGGTGGACCTGCTAGAGCTATATATAGTGGAGTATTAATTGCAAGAGAAATGGCTAAATCTCTTCCTATGTTGTATGGTATGATATCTTCATTATGGGGAAATACAGAAGACTCAAAAACTCTTAATACTATTGCAGCGTATGGAGAAAAGTTTACGACTGGTGTATCTCAAAACTCAAAAGAGAATACATTTACTTTTGAAAATATTGGATCTCTTATTGGAGATGTGGCTTTACAATGGAGTCAGTAGAAACTTATTGCAAATTCTGTTAATAAGTTAAGAGGAGGAAGTAATCTAATTGATGAAGCTACTAAAAAAGCAGAGGCCTACTATAAAAATCAGATTAAAAGAATTCATCAAGGTCTTAAAAAGGGTACTTTTAAGGATATTGAAATGGGACAGTACATTGGAGATCCTACAAAATGGCAAGAAAGTCCTCTTGGTAAAGCTGCATTAAAGAAGTTCTTAGAGCCTGCTCAAAAAACTCTTAAACGAAATATGCGTCTTGGAGCAGATGCGTCATTAGTTTATATGGCAATTATTTCTAATACAGACGTATATAAACAAATGCTCTTACACGGCGCATCTAAGAGAGACGCCGCTGCTGTAGCGTTTGGGAGTACACTTGGAATGTTTAGTGTTGATAGATTTTTAGGTTTAGGAGAAATGTTCTTTGATGAACTTAGAAATGATACTAGAATTGCTATGCGAAATGTATTCAATAAAGAATCAGAAGCATTAGCTAATCAAATATTTAATGGAGCAGATGCAGTAATTAAAAATCCGGAACTTAAAGAAAATGCACTTAGAAAACTCATTAAGAAAGGAATGGATTTTTCTAAGAATCTCACTGGCGAATTTGCAGATAATGTAAGAAATCACGCTACTGGATTCTTTGGTAAAGCACTTGGTGAAGGTTTAGAGGAGGTAAGTGAGGAATTAGTAACTGACTTATCAAAACAACTCTATGAATTAGCAGGAGAGTTCTCTCCTAACTTTATAAATCAAAGTGGTATTACTGATATAGGAGCTTGGGATCATGCATTTGAAAGATATATGATGTCATTTATTGGTGGTACTCTTGGTGGCGGAATATTCTATGGTGTAGACGTATTCCAAAATAAAAGTTTTAAAAGAGATACCAGCAGAGATGAATTAATATATCTAATTGCAAATAATAAGACTGGAGAAGTACTAAAAGAACTAGATAAGTGGAAAAAAGCAGGCAAGTTTGGAAGTAAGAACTTATCTATTTCTAAATACGAATATGATGAATCAGGAAATAGAGTATATTTAACTGCAGAAAATGAGGAGGACTCCCAAAATACTCATATCTATAATATAATGAAATAGGGGGTACTACAGCTAGAAAATATGCTTAATTTTACTAAGACTAATCTAAGTGATGCAGAACTATTTAAACAAATGGTTCTTTCTGAAAAGAGATTCTTAAACTTACAAGATTATTTACAAGGACAATCTTATTTAACTAAATATCAAGAAATCTTTAGAGATGTTACAAGAGATTTGGTTAATACAGAAGAAGCACTTAGCTTAGCTAATAAGACCAAAGATGGAACTCCAGATGGAGAATTATTACCTGATGCAGCAGGGCATGAAGTAGTAAATGATCCAGTTCGTCTTCAACATATTCAAGAAATTGAAGAAAAACTTGAAGACTTAAGAAATTAGAGAGACTCATTCTTAAAAGGAGAACAATCTTTACCTTTTACTGAAAAGATGTTATTTGCTATAGATATTAATCTAAATCAACCGTTTACATCAATGACTTATGAATCTTGGTTAGAAGCAAATCATCATAAAACAGTTGATCAATTATCTCCTGCTGAAAAAGAAGCATATAAGGATGAATACTTAAAATATAAATAGACACAATAGAAATTAGACTTAGATCAATCATTTGAAATATATAAGGCAATTAAGAAAATAGTTGATCCTCATATTTCAGAATTATCTAAAAATGCTAAATCTTTCAGAACTTCTCACAAAGCATTAAAGAAGTTATTCGGAGAGAAGAGTCCTATCAACAAGTTAAAAGAAGTAGGTTGGAAAGATAAATTAGAAGGAGAAAGTGAAGAGGATTATAATAATAGAGATACTAAATTAGATACTGAATCAGATGATGAGTTTAGAAGAAGGCAAGAAGATAGATAGATAAAGATATAGGAATATAATGACGAACAGTATCGAATATTAGCTGAAGAAATTTCTAAAATAATTACAGAGGCAAAAGGATATATTGATCCGTCAACTCAACGTTTTATACATAGAAGTTTTACCAAAAGGGCTAATGATGTTGCTAATGATAAAATTAAAGCATTTATTTCATCAAGAAGTAAATTAAACCTTAGTACAGAAGAGCAGTAGATATTGGAAATATTAAAAAAATTAAAACCTGATCTATCAAATATTAAAGTAATTTCTGAAGAAATTAAGGATGTTTATAGAAATCCTATCCGAGAAGGATTACTTAAAAGGAATAAATATGTATAGAACTTAGCATATGGTTTAGAAGTACTATTTGAAGACTTTGGATATGAAGGAAAGGAATTTACTCCTTAGAATCTAAAAGCTCTCCTTGATACAATTGCTGAAGGTATAAAATCTGGAGATGAATCTATTAAGAAGGGTTTTATTAACGCTACAAGTGAGGCATATTATAATGAATTAAATTAGAAAGAGAAAGACGAAATATTAAATGAAATTTGGTCATTAGATAGTTCTGGTAATTCAGATAACTTCCTAGACTATTATATAGGAGAATAGTCTGATACACCTATTACTGAATTACAATGGGGAATTGAGTCAGGTCTACTTCAAGAAGGATATATAAATGACTTTGAAAAAATTTCAGATAAGACAGAAGAGCAAAACTTTTTAATTGATAATTTAATTCCTCATAAAATAGACATTGCTAATAATGTAATTACTAAATTAAACGAAGAGATAACTAAAGATCCCTATATCAAAATGTTTAGAGACATAGATAGCAAAGTAATTGAAACTAATCCAATTACTAAGCTATTAAAGTAGCTAAATGTAGCGATAGATCCGTAGAATAGGAGTATAGAAACTATACTTGATTCCCTTCATAGAAAATTATTAGGACTAGATTCAATTGATGATTTTACGCTTACAAGGGAAGAAGAATTAGCTATCGGAGATGCACTTACATTACTGGAATCTGTAGGTGCATATATATATGCGGCAGGAACGGATTTAAGTTATCTTTATCCAGTGGGTCATAATAAAATATTAAATGAATTTGCTAAAAATCATTCTGATATATATGGTGATTTTGAAGAATTACCTACTTTGGATCAAGATATTGCTAATATGTACTTACTAGAAATAGCAAAGTATAAGAAGGAGTTAGCAGAGGATTCACCTACATCATGGATTTCATTATCTAGAATAAATCAAATTAATAAAAGGTAGAAATTAATAAACGCAGATTCTAAATTTACCGAAGCTAAATTGGAATTTTTTGATGTATTTAAGTAGAATCAAGGATTAAGAAAATTTACTATTAACGGTAAGGATTACGATCTTCTAGATGGAATTGAATCTGTACAAGACGAAGATTCTCACGTAAAATTACATAAAATAGAAGATTTATTCTATATAAATTTACACAAAGCAATGTTAGACGGTATAACCTTTAAGTAGATTCTTGAAGAAACTGGAATGCTAGAAGGATTAACTGAAGACATTGAAAATATAACTAGACAAACTACATCTGAACTAGATGACACTATTGAGTATAGCAAGTTAACAGACTTTGATAAATTTGTATACTTACTTACTATATCTGGAATAAGTTCTAATGAATTTAATAACTTTATTAAAGATAGAGTAGAAGAATCTAGTAAACAGGAAGAGTCTGACAAGAAGATTGTACCATTGACAATTCAAGAGCATACTTCTCGAGTTGCAATGGCTCAAATAAAAAATATTAAAATATTTTAGGATGCATTAGAGTATGTAAAAGAGAAAACTTCAACAGTAAAACCAATCTTAGATCACCTAGTATTTATTGATGGTTCAGCTGGAGTAGGAAAAACACAAGTTATTGCAAAAAATGCTTCAAAGTTTGTAAACTCTGATGATATTTGGTTATCTGCACCTAAAGATACTCAAATAAATACTCTTAGAAATGTAATTGAAAAGGGAATTACGAAAACTAGAGAAGAATTATTTAAACTAATACTCGATGAGGATACATATCAAAAAATACTTTAGGAATTAGATACTGAAGAAGAGGATGTAAATGGAGAATATGTTGCTTCCCAACAAATTGAGAATAGTGCAAATTACGCTCAAACTTTAAAGCTAGATAATATTCAATTTAATTAGGTTGAAAATCCTCCTAAGTTAATTATTATAGATGAAATTACTCATTTTAGTGGAATAGAGCTTCAATTATTAAATGAGTTTGCTAAACAAAATAATATACCTATATTAGCACTTGGAGACACTAACCAAAATGGATTTACAAAACTTTCAAGAAATATAGATAGAGAAAAGATTATAGCAATTCGTTCTCCTAAATTATCTATATCTCTTAGAGATGTTAACGTTTAGAAGTAGAATAATCTATTAAAGACTTTAAGTATATTAAATGGAATGTCTAAATTAGATGATGATATTGACCCTCTATATAGACAGAAATTTGATGATCTAAAATAGCTTATTAGACATTTAAATTTTGAAGTATATAACTAGGAAGATTTAAATGGGGATCTTATTGTAAAGGATCTCACTTCTGAACAAGTAGCTAGATTACATGGAAAAGTTGGATTTGTAGGAGATACTACAAATAGTGCAGCCTATAAAGCTCTTGTTGCAAATAACGGAAATATAGAAGAAGTAATTCCTCTTAAAACAGAAGAAATTCAAGGTTAGGAATTTGATTATATAGTAGTAGATTAGAATTGGAGTTTAGATGACTCTCTGAGTGATGCTGAGGTATTTAGTTTCTTGACTAATTTATATACATTAATGAGTAGGGGGAAGATTGGGTCAATATTTATCGATAACAATCTTTCTAATATAATTGGTCAAAGTAAAGAAACTCTCACTAAGGCTACTGCACCTAACTTAAAAGATGCTCTTATACCATTTATAGAAGCTAAATTAGAAATATTAAACAAATTAGGATTAGTATCTAATGAAGATTTTGAAGCATTAATTACTGGATAGAAGTCAACTACAGAAGAAACTACTTCTGATGATGAATCTACTAGTGATGATTAGACTAGCGATGATGAATCTTCTGATGATAATTCAAGTGATGATGGAGGAACTCCTCCAAACCCCGATAACCAAGGAGGAACTCCTGTAGGTGACGATGAATCATTATATATAGAAGAATCTATTGAAACTGATCAGGATAGGGACAATGATCATGAGAATATAGATAAATCTATAGATGATACTACTGAACCAACTATTTCAGAAAGATTAGATGAAATAGAATTAGATAAGGAATTTCCTATAAGAATATACGGTTCAGCTCACTTTAGAGGTATGAAAAGACGTGTTGAAAAAAATCAAGACGGAAAAGAAATACCAATATATAGTCGTCCTAACAGTAATTCTAATGTTAGAACCGATATGGAGGTATTCATGCCTAAAGGTAAAAATGAGCTTAGAGGAGGATAGGAGATAGATGCAGTAGTAAGGCAATTATTGGACTTTAAATCAGTAATTCTATATGAAGATGATCCTAGTAAATTATCTGCTAGCATACTGAATATAATAGACATTGAAGAATTTAAAAATATTAAATATAAACTAGAAGTAAGACCCTTTAATCCAGAAACTGACGACTTTGTTGGAAGAACTGGACTTATAAATAATGGAGAAGACGGAAATAGACCTGATATTGGTCCAGGAGGATTAGTATATACAATAATTGCTGAGTTTAAAAACAAATCTGGAGAAGATTGTAAAGTTACTTTAGGATTATTAGCAAATCCTCAAACTTTTAGAGGAGCATCGAAAAATGCTATTGATAAAGGTAAACAAGCCCAAGTACTTGCTAATATTTAGAGATACCAAAAGCTATTTGATAATATAACAAGATTATATCAAAGAGATGGTAAATTTAATGAAGATATTACACCTTAGTTCTCTGGATTAACTAATATTAGACGTACTACTGGAGTAAATGAAAGACGAAGAAATGTACCAGTAAGAACTTTAGAAGAGTTTAAGAATTACCATAAATATTCTGTTGTATCTGACCCATATATTTTTATAGGTTCAAATAATAGAGGATATAATTGCGATAATTTAAGAGGACACGCAGTAGTATTTGTATCTAACGATACTACTTTATCTCCAGATGAACTTATAAATATATATATGGAGTAGAAGAAAGCAGTAAAAGATATAAAAGATCCGCAAACTGGAAAGATAACAAAATATGATCTTTTTAATGCTCCTGTTAAGCCGAGAGTAAGAATGATAAAACTAGATGTAAGAGGAGTATCCTTTAAATCTCTTACTTTTTCACATAAGTATAGAAATATATATACTATAACTAAAAATATTAATGGTAAAGACATAATCAATTTATTTCCATTTAAGGAAGATTACACAGGACTTAGAATGTTTACATCTCTTTGGAATTATCGTGCTAACCTATATAAATTTTTGGAAGCATATAATGATTTCAAAAAAGATAATAATTTAACTGATGAAGATGTAACACGTATTGCTAGATATATTGATGCTGAATATGCAAAAACTAATTCTAATAGTTCTACATTTGATGATGATATAAATGAAATTCTAAAAACTGTTGTAACTGAAGATGAAAAGAACTTAGTTAAGAAATTTAATGATAGTTTAGCATCTTCTGTAAGACAATTTAGAATAGGAGGAAGTAGAAAGGAATCTGGAGTATATCTTAGACAATTAACAAATATTAAAGCAGACAATATTTATTATAAAGATTTTCCAGATCCCACTAAACCTATAGGTATTTATATTACCCCAGAAGCTGCAACTAAATAGTATAATCTAATTAATGATTTACTTACTCAGACTTTAGGTATAGTAGACTTAAAGACTTAGGATGGAAAAGCATGGCCTATTGATAGAACTATAAGTGCTAAAGATGGATATAGAAACTCGTTAAGTGGATTGGCTACAGATGCACTTACAGATGGAACTATACAGGTATAGGAAGATGGACAGACTTACACTATTAAACTTCCAGATGCTAAATCATTTAAATATGTTCCGATTATCTTAAGAGAAGTATTTATAGCTGGAGGTCATATAGACAATGATCCTGAATATGATTATTCTCATATAGTAGTTGGAAAGAAATCTGGAAATCCCACTACTATATCTTGGACTAAATTAAGTAATTCCTTTCAAAAAGAAAGAGCATTTAGAGTATTTGATGATATGCTTGCTCTAGCATTTCATGGAACTACAGCTAACATAGACGATAAGACTAATACTATAAGAGCTACAGATGCATATTTTAGAAATGGAATATATGTTGATCCAATTGGATCAACTGTAGTTGAGAATACTTCTGGATCTGGACTCTTTAAGAGATGTCTGACACATCCTTCATTATTTACAGTAAATGTAGAAACAGATATGCCTATATTCACAGTTACTTTGTCTACTTTACAAGAAGCTAATGATAATGCAGAGGGTTCCATCAATCCCCCAGCTAAAGAAGTTATTGTACCTACTGAATTAAGAAAAAAATACACAGATCCTACCAATGTACCAGCTGATATAATTAGCGATATTGAAGCAATAGCTGATTCAGCAACTACATTAGTAGAATTTTATACTGAACTAGATAAAATATTAACTAATCATTATAAAACATAGATTTCTAACTTATTTGGAAACGGGGATGGAAATATTGCTTTAGATACCCCGATTGAATTTGGTTAGGGAGAAGTAACTCAAACTCTAAGACAATATATAGAGTAGAAAGAATCTGTATCTTTAGATGGAGCTTCTATCAGTACTGAACCAGGATCTATATCAATAGCATTAGCAGATGGAAATACTACTATAGAAGTGGAATATTCTAATATAAAGGGAATAATCACAAATAAAATAGTAAATAGTCCCGACCCTACAGGAGATCCAATTGTTGATGATAAGAATAAATTAGATCAAGCAGTAAATTATATAACTGATTATCTAAATAATCCAAATAATTAGGAAGAATTAGAAAGATTTGAAAGAACTTATTCAGATATACTTGAATCTTTATAGAATATAAGTCAATATGAAGATTTTGAAAGTTTAATGAAATTCTTTAAAGGGTTAGAAGGTAAAATAAATCGTTCAAAGATAATAAGAGATATAAAGGAAACTATAGCATCAATTTCAGATGGAACATATTGTTAAGTGTAAAATAAATTAAAAATGGCGTGTGTAAAAAAGTTATACTCTGATGAATCAGAATTTAGTTTAACAACTGGAATAGAAAATGCATTCTATAATTTTGATGAAGGGAAAGTAAACATAGAAGATTTATATAATAACATTATAAAATTTCTTAAAGAAGAACAACAGGTATTCTTCTTCGGAGATATAAATCCTGATTAGAAATATATAGAATCTATAAACTCTATTAGAAACGTTATTCTAAGTAAATTAGAAAAACTTTTTAATGATGATGGTTATGATAGTAAGTTCTATGATAGTATTGTAAGTAAATTTAATGATAACTTTGTAGGTGATGCTGGAATTAATTCTGGATCTGTGAAAAATAACACAGATCCAGAATCTCCTTATATGGAGAATAATCCAGATATGCCAAATGAATCTGAAAGACTAAAACAAAGTTTAGATACTATTATTGAAACATATTATGGAACTGTGATTAAAGCTAATAGTTATAGAAAACAATAGTTTGGAACGGATCTATTGAGATCTGCAATAGTTGATAGAACTAAAAGAAGAATAATAAAGACATCAGAAGATTTAAATATGGCAATATGCTCATTAAAGAATAAATATCTTAGTAATATTGTAGCATATTTAAAAAGTATAGATTCAAACTTTTCTGGAAATTCAGCACTATATTCTGATACATTTGAATTACTCCCAGGATATGAACAGACTCTCAATAAATTTTATAATGAATTAAAAGACAAATCAAATTCTATTCAAACTCTTGTAACTGAAGGGTGGAAGAAGAAATTATTGGGTTAGGATGACTTATTCTATGATGCACTTAACTCTTATGTAAATCTAGTATATTTTGATCAAATGTTACAGGATACTATTGGAAAGGTAATTTAGTTATCCAATTCCTTATATTCAGGACTTGAGATGGACGCGGATGAGCTAAAATACGTATTTTCAAAGGGAGATGAACATAAGAGAAAAGGATGGGAAAATAGCGAAAATAGAGATGCACTAAACGATATTGCTAAATTCTCTAAGCTAATTATAAGTACTATTCCAATATATTCTTCTTTAACGGGACAATTTCTAAATAGGTATGTTACTATAGGAAATTTTGCCAATGCAATAACATCTTTATTTATTAATGCCGGTTCTTTAAGAAGTAACAAAAAGTTATAGGATGCTATTACAAACTTTCATTCTAATCCTTATAAATATTCAGAAATTATCTTTAAGGAGATAATGAATGAGCAAACTCAAGAAGCATTAATAGCTGCAGGAATGAATAGGTTTAATATTAATATATTAACCTCTGTGTATAGTTATGTTTATGATACCTCTAGAGAAGACTCACTTAAATCTATAGAAACTGCTTCTCTAAAGAGTGATTTTTCAGTTGATGGATATTCTATAATTGACTCTATAAATGGAGTAATTGATAGAACAATGGATGCCACATATCTTTAGATGGTATATTCTGGAAAAAGTGATATGGTAGAGGTTACTCCTAAAAAGAAATTTACTGATAGAAAAACCTCTTATAATATAATTAATAGAATCAATTAGAGTAATGTTTCTAGAACAATGGAATCTAGAAGAAATTTATCTACTAGGTTTCCAGTTACAAAAGGAGGAAATATAAGAACTTATTAGGTTAAAATAGGAAATTCAAATATTACTGCTACAACTTCCGATTACAATGGTATACTATCTCCTACTGTAATTACATTTAAATACCCAAGCGGATCATTAATAGAACAAGTTTTTAGCCATGATCCAGAAATAAGTAAAATTGATTTAGTATCTCCTGAATCTATAGATAGAATATTATCTAGATAGAATCTTTCTGAATATGAATCAACTTTTGTTGAAGTAATAAGTTTTATTGATAGTTTCTTAGGTACTAGATTTCTTTCAAAAGATGGGTTAGATAAGTTATATCTTTATTCAATGATACATTCTGACTTATCTAATTATATTGAAGGAATGTTATAGAGTGCTGTTAGAGCAGCTGTTGTAAATGATTTATATCTTGAATTTAACAATGAATTAGAAGATGGTAGATATAAATCAGTAATGGATTTTAAGAACTTTCTAACAAAATCATACGTTAAGTTCGGTGAGATATTTGCAGATCCTGAGAAAATGAGAGCTTACTGCTCTACTAAATTTGGAGTACCAGAACTAATATCAATAAGATAGAACGAAGAATGGATTGACTAGATGAATGAAGTGGAAGCAATACTTACAGGAGAAATATCCAAATCTACAATTAAAGATATAAATAAGAATTCTATTGCTAATAACAGAACTTCATTTTTAGGAGGAAATCTAAAGTATTATTTAGGTAAATATAGAGGAGCAGGTAGTATTGCAGCTACTAGTTCTTTACTTTTTACAAATAATGATAGTTTAATTGCTGGAACTGTATTTAATACTGATGCATAGTCAAGAATGGGAATAAGAAAGAGTGTAAAAGATATGAAATCTGGAGAATTATTTTATTCTTCAATAATTCATAATTTTTATGGAAACTACTTACAGTCTTAGATTAACCCAGATAAATTCAGTAAAAGAAATAAATTTAAGAATACTTTATTTATTCAACCTACTACTTATTCAGATAAAACTACCTTTATAATGTATGCTATTCATGGAGATTAGAAATTAAATGGAATAAAATCTCTAAATGGAGAAGATGTTCAAAGATCTTACCATGATAAAACTATTTGGGAATTAAATAGTAATGAAATAATTGATTTATATTAGGATACTATTGGAGAAGGATATGTAAAGTTATATAATAATGTATTATCTGATTTAAGAACTACTCTTAAAAAACTAAAGGAAATTAGAGAAAAACAAGGTAACCCTCATCCGGTATTAAGTCAGTATACGAATGAAAGTATATCAAATTTTACAGGTGAGGCAATTAATGATGTATTACATACTATTTCCCAAGAAGAACTGTTAGATGCTGCAGCAGAAGCTAGAATTAGTTTACAATTAGATACGCATTATAGAAAATCTGGAGACGGTTGTAAACTCAATGAACTATTATATCATTATGCAACTGATTTATATGTTAATAAAGAATCACTTTTAAAGAGATTTGAAATTGAAAAAACAAATTTCTTAAACGATTTACTTCTATCAGGAGTTAATTTTTATACAGCTTATTACGATTCCGAAGATATAGAATTATCAAAAGGTAGTTCTAGTAATATAGTATCAAAAATAATTAGCAAATTATACTCAGGTGAGGATTTAACAAATTATAAAAAGAATTGGATAAGTGGTAATAAATTAATATTAGCAAAAGTAGACGGTAAACCTATTACTAGTAGAGTTGAAATAGAATACGGACATGATATAGAGTTGAATCCTTTACTCGAAAAGTATTTCTATACAGATTCTTTATTATCTAATAATTTAAGACTTGAATTAACTGGATCTGAAGTAGCACATCCTGATAAAGCAAAAATTGATTTTACTGCTGAATTAGAAAAAGCAAATATAACTCCTAGGTTAAATCCTGAATATTTCAAACAAAAAAATCCATTTTCTAATCCTAATAATTAGATAATATTTGCACATCCAGGAATTGGTAAAACCTATTCCATAACTAATGGTAAATTTAAAGATAAATTTATTGACTGGGATGTAGAATTTAATGCACTTAGAGATAAATTTATATTTGACCATTATGGAATAAGAAAGGGTACTGAAGAATTTTAGAATTTCTTAAGAAATCAGAGAAGCTATGATGACTATCTAAAATTTCTCGATAATAATTGGATAACAATTAGAGATAGAGCCAAGTCCTAGGGAAAAATATTATTAGTATCTCCTAGTATACTCTTAGAGAGACATTCATAGGATTTTGATTATATTATAGATATGTCCTAGGATGACTTTGTTTAGAGAGATATAACTAGAAGAGAAAGTACTGAAGAAAATTCTATAAATTGGAAACAAGATATAGATAATGTCATTTCAAGAAATCCAAATATTCCAAGATATATAATTCCACAAGGAAAATATCTAGAAGATTTGTTTGTAGAAGCAGCAAAACCAGAAGCAATAGATAACTTTAAGGATCTTATTTGGTTAAAGAATGAAGCTAAATTACATCCTGTCTTACAGAAAGTATTTGATAGAGCTATTATAAGAACAGAAGCAGTTGCATAGGGTACATAGCTCAAACGTAATGTAATTATCCCTGCGACTCTTCAATATGAGTAGCAAAAAGTATTAAATGGTATTCCAGCTAAATTAAAAGTAGCTATAATATCTGACGTTTAGGCTAAGATATTTAATTTTAGAGGAGATAGCTCAAAAGAAGATGCTCACGATGGTTCGGCTTGGATTAACCCGTTTATATCTTTACTTGAAAATAAATCTCTTCAGGACCAAGAAGTTGGAGTTGATAAAAAACCTATATGGCATTCTTTTAATCCAAATTTAATGGCTGCTACATTACTAAAGTTTGCAAGTTTCACTATTACAAATGAGCGAATGAGAACCTCTCTTAACAGTGATATGAGCTTGTATAACCTGTTTAAGAAAATGACTAATCTATAGTGGTCAACTAGAAATGCAGATGGAACTGAAGTTTGGAATAATTCAAGAGGTGAATCATTTAACTTGGTAAATACGAAAGGATTAAAGAAAAATCAGTATGATAAAATTCAATTCTTTAAAGATATATTAAATACTAAGCCTCTATATTATGAGGAAAACGGATTACATTATTAGATTGTAGATTTTGGATTTGATGAAGCATCTGGATACTACTATACAGATGAAGCTAAAGTAAGTAATACTGGATCTAGACTTGGGGCTAATAAGACTAGGGTATATCACGCATTTGATTCTAAAAGTAATCATCTTAAGTTTAAAGATGCTCTACCTCCTACAGAAGGATTTCATAGAATTAATTCACTTTTTGAATTATTTAGTGCTTTAGGAGGAGTGTATTCAGAAGAATTAGCTACTACTGATTCTGGGACAAAAACTTTAAGATATTCAGATGATTCTTCTAGAGCAGTAGTAAATTTTATGAATAATGTATCAATTAGAACTGGAAGCGATTCTAATAATCTATCCCAAGATACATATTATTAGCCTTTAAAAGAAATGATGATTTCTTATGCTGCTAATACTTCTGCAGTGAAGAACGGAGCTGCAAATATAAACGGAGAAGGTTCTTGGATGAATAATAAGGCTCTTCGTTATATGGAATTAGATTCAGATGGTCTAGGTATTCAGATGGATGCTGATCATACTATTGATGAATCTGAAATGACTGAATTCTCTCAGGTAATATCTGCACTTGAAGCTGGAGGAAGGTTACATCATCTTACAAAACAAGTATATAATACTCTTGGATATTTAGCTGTATAGGCTTCTAAAATTGAAATAGATGCTGTTGCAAAATATATAAGCGCAAAGAATAAAGGAATACCTTTAGATAAAATTAAATCTGAACTATATGATATACTAGGAAGAACATTTATCAGTCATTTTAAGCAAAAGGAAGATAGAGTAGAACTTGCTACTCCAATTATTGTTGAAATAAGAAAGAAATTCAATCTAAGTGATGATCATTCTTTAGATGAATTTTTAATTCCCTTTAGTGATAGTAATGTTTATGGAAATGTAATATCAGCTTTTGTATCTAATATTAATTCTAAATCTATTAAACGTAAATATCCAGGATCTGGATGTGTCATGATTCCTGGATATAATATCATTCAGAACTTTAAATATAATAATAAAGTTAATTCTTTCGATGATGTACTAAAGGAAGCGAGAAGAATAAATAAGAAAGAAAAATTCTATGAAGATTTTAATGGTAGTAATATAGTTGAATATAATAGATCTCTTGTTAGTGCTTATCTACAGAAAATACAATCTGAATATGATAAAAATGCTACAACTTCATTAGAAGGATTTATCCCAACTGATATAATCGATGTATTATATGAGGAGGGTGGTATATTAAAAAGATTTACTGTAGATACTAATGGAATTGAGGATTATTATTCTTTTAAAGAAAATCCTATTGGATATGTATCAAATAAAATATTAGAAAGAGATGGAAAACTTCCAGATTTATCAGGAGGTGTAAGATATGTAATAAATGTAACTCGTCCTCGTAATTTAGCCCCAGCTAGAATATGGTGGGAATGGACTGATGAAAATGGAGTTAGTCATATAACTAATATATTTGATACAGAACCTGTAAGAGAATCTTTCTTGAGATCTAACGACCCCAACTTTGATTCAGTTGCAAATAGAGAAAAAATCTAGGAAATGTTTGATAGTTTGGATAAAAATGTATATATTTACAAAGGAAAAAAATACAAAGTAACTAAGTTACACAACGAGGCTGCTGAATTAGTAATATCCAATATGTATGCTTCCAAATTTAATACTAGAGGTAAATCTATTTCTGAAGTACTTCAAGCAGGTCCTGACTTTTTTAAATTTGGAGAACTAGATAGAATATACTCTCCTAATTATGATATAGTTTTTACTACTAATAATGGAAAGCATCAATATATTTCATTTAGAAAACCAAAATCTGATAAGGAAAATGCCTATAGGCCTAAGGATATTGGATGGAAAGACATTAGAGTAATTGGAAATGACACATACGCTACTACCAAAGACGGACAAATATTATTTAAAGTAGGTACTAATATAATAAGAAAGGATTTAACTTTTGTAAATAATCAATTTAGAAATAAAGAAGGAGCAGTAATAGGTGACCCAAATCTTAGAGTAAACAGTAATGGATAGGTAGTTGAATACGTAGAATTCTTATCTAACTATAAAGTAACTGAAAAGAAAGCAAAAGGTAGATTACAATCATATTATTTATATGTAGTTAATCCTTCTAAAATAAAGAAAGCTCAATATAATGCTACTGAAGAATCTATTAATGAGTAGATTGCTAAAATATTAAGTGATGTCTACGGTGCAAATAGCTATAACGCTATAAGAATAAATTATAAAATGTCTGGAAAATCTGCTATAATGACATCCTAGGTACTACCTAAATTAAGATTAACTGGTAAAGTTAAAGATTTAGTAAATTTAACAGTAGAAAAATATTTATCTAATATTAATCCGGAATTACCTGTATTTAAGATAAGTAACGAGGATGAATATAATGAAATGCTAGAAGATTATTACGATTAGTTTGCAGAAGAAATCTTTGCAAGTTTTGAGAAATCCTTAACATTTACTGCATCTCGTATTCCTGCATAGACACTTTAGTCATTTATGTAGATGCGAGCAGTTGGATTTACATTAAGTTCAAAAAACATAGCATATGTAAGCCATTGGCAAACCTGGCTTCAGGGAAGTGACTATGATATTGATAAAGCATATATAATGGGTTACACATTTGATGATAATGGAAGATATATTGGATGGAGCAACTTATTTGACTTATCAAATATTGATACTTTAAAAGCATCAGAGTATCTTCCAATTCCAAATGGTGTAACATATACAAGGACAAGTGATGGACTTGATATCACAGAAGATATAAGAAATATAGTTACTAAACTTAATAAAGCTGATTAGATAAAAGCATACGCTGATTTATTGATTAAATTAGGTGAAGCTAATGTAACTTATTCTGATAAAGGAAATAGATAGATTGCAATATCGTGGAATGATACAGTTCCAGAAGATATTGGAAACGGAGTATTATTTAACTTAAATAGTCACTCAAATACATATCTATCTCCTAGAATGCTTGAAGATTGTTTAAAAAATTCTGTTTCTTCTTCTATTACTAATATTATTCAAAATCTTAGAAATATGGATTAGGCATATTCTCCTATTGAAATGGATAAAGTTCGTAATGCTGCAAAGTAGAATCCAAGAAATAAGTCAACTAGAATGACGCTCATGAATCCTTTAACTAAATTCTTGATGCAAGAACAGAACATGGTAGGAAAAGGAGTTATTGGAATTGCAGCAGTTGGAGAAAAAGTATTCTTCAATGTCAGTCATTATTGGAATGAAGGACTTAGAAGAAGGGATGAGACATGGATAAGAAATATGCAATTTAGTTAGACATTTGATCGTATTTAGGGAAGATCAAAAAACAATATAACTTCTGTAACAAAAACAACATTAGCAAATGTAAATTTTGAAGGAGTTGAGGATCTTATTTCAAAATTTGTTAATATAAATGCGATACAAAATAGGATTGCGTAGGATCTAAGAATAACTGATATTGATAGACAAAATAATACAACTAATTATCAATTATTCTAGACTAGAGTAAAAAAAGAAATAAAAAATAAATTAGGTTCTTATACTTATGCAGACGATATAATTAGTTAGTTATTGTCAGCTGCAACTGATAATGCTAAAGAACTTATATTAGCTCAGATTAATGCTGGTACGGATCTCGCAAGATGTTATCTTCATTTAATTATGATGGGATTCGATATAAATGATATTGCTAGCTTCATGATTAGTCCTGTAGTATCTACAGTAAAAGATCTTGCAACATCAAATATGTTCGACGAATACTTGTATGATGTACGTATTGATGAAGCTATAAATACCTTAAAGGGAGATTTTCCTATATATAGATTCTTTACCGGGCAGGTTCAAATAGAAGGAAATAGAACCTCTTATGCTAGTCTAGCCTTTAGTAAACTAAAACCAAAATTATAGAGAAGATTACAAGAGATTCAAGATTCGCGAAATCAAGGAAAAACAGAAGAAGAAAAAGAACCTCGTAAAGTCTATAAAAATCTAAAAGAAATAGTTAGAGACTACTTTGATGAAAGACTTAAAGGGAATATTACAGAATCTCTTATTGACTTTATATAGGGAGGAAGAAATGCAAAAACACGATTATTAAATAATATGGCTGCATTCTCTGAATTTGTAGATAATGTAGTAGAAAAAGTATTAAATTCAGGTGTAGATATGGGTAATTTCATGTTAGACTTACTTGAATTTGAAAAAGTATATGAATTAGCTACAGAAACAAGCACTTTAGGATCCACATTCTTAGGATTAAATCAAGGTATTCCTACTTCTAAAGAGGATCTCTTAAATAAGATATTACAGATATAGAAAGCTGTAAGTAAGAGAGAAAAGAAATTTAATATAACTACAAAAAATTTGGCAAATGATAAGGTAAGACAGAATATCTTAGCTGAACTTGCAGATAATAACAAACTTCTAAAGATTGAAGATATAAACTCTGCACTTGCAAAAGCGGAAGAATTAGGAATAGTAAATAATTTCAATTTTGTAACTTGGTTAGAAAATTCAGAGTATAGAAGAGCAACATCAGATTATTATAATATTATTAAAGGAACCTGGAATATATTTGATATAATTGATAAATTACCTCATTTCAATGCTATATTTAAAGCATTTCATACCGTATTAGTTATGGATGAGGTTCTCATAAAGAAAAGTTATATTCTTAATACTATTGTTAAGGATTTATTTTCAGATGATGATTTTATTGATTCTCAAACAATTTCAAAATTACTTGATTATGTAGATGATTTGTTAATTCTTAGGTGGTTAAATGATAAATCATTTAAAATGCCAATATTTAATGGAGACTCTATATTTTCATTTAATGGATCTGAAAATACATATAAAGGAGAGAAACCTTCAAGTATTGTAATACAAGATGAAGCGTCTAGAAATACCTTAAAGAAAATAATCGAAGAGAGATTAGTTCCTCACTTACAATCTGGATACTATTATGATGTGGATGAAAATGGAAATATGGTTAGAATCGATCTAAAGGGAAAGAATAGATTCCTTGATATGATAATAACCGATATTGATAATGATGGAAGACGATATTTAAAACTTGATCTAGATATGTAGAATACTACTTCGACTGTTAACAATGAGACAAGGTATCAAGAATGTTTAAGTGATTTTATTAAATTAAAGAACTATAAATTAGGAGGAATGTCAATAGCTGATTGGATTATGATTTATAATTTACTTGTAAACAAAAATAAGTTCGGATCTGATCGAATGACTACCTTATTTGGATAGTTTATAGGAATTATTAAAGAAAATTCTGTAATTAAATCTTTCTTAAAAGATGCAGGTAGTTTTGATTTCTCTAATATTAATACATAGAATTTTATTGAAGATTTAATAGAATGGGGATATAATAGAGATGATGCTTTATATAAAATTGCCCCTATAATAACTAAGGCTCAAGAAGCTAATACTAAGGCAAGAATGGTAAAAGAATATTTAGATGGAAGACTTGTAGTTAAAAGAAGAGGTATATATGGATATGGTAGCAAAGTTATAGAAATTGTCCCAGAAAATGTAAGTCTTTCAGTAAATGATTCTGATTCCAAATTAGATTTAATGATTAGATATTAGAACTTTATGAACTATGGAACAATACCAATGCCTTTCTCTAATAAAAGAGCATCCTCTATAACTAATATATCATCTGGAGATCAGAACCTAATGATAAGTGCACTTAAAGAGTATATGAAATAGGGTATTGTTGAAATTTATACAGAAAATTGCTAAGTTATGGCATGTGATATAGTACTTCAAATTAACGGAGAATTAAGAGAGGGATAGAACGAAGAAGGTCTTCCCTCTCGAATTGTCCTAAAGGATTCCTAGATTATTTCTAGTTAGAGTCTAGCTACTCTAGATAATATAGTGCTAGAGTTATTACAAACTAAGAATTAGGAATAGTATTCTTAGTTAATAGACCGTATATAGAGTTTAAAATATAATGATAATATAGCAGTAAATGCTTAGGAGGTAATGAAGAGAGGAGTTGTAGGAAACAGAAAGTACCATACTCTTCAATATAAGTATGCATCTGAAGGAGTTAAATTCCCTCCGCTAAAAAATCCATACGATCCGGATATATTATTAGTAAATAGACTATCTACAAACGGATTAGATTCTAGAGATATAGTTTATGCTAATGGACAAGGAGGGTATGTATATGTTGTGTATGATAACGTTGATAGTATAAAAAAATTAGTTAATCATCTTAAAACAAGAGACAATATATTAAGTAATTTTACTTCTGATTATAAGTTAAAACAATTACTCCCTGAACTTGCAAAAGTTGGAAAGAAATTTAATTCAGAGAAAGATGTATTATTAGACTTTATTGTAAATAACTCCAGTTACAGAGATATATTAACGGATAAAGGTTTATATGGAATATTAGATGGTATTATACGTCAATTAAATGATCCAAATGCTTAGGTATATGAGAATGAATTAGATAATACATTTCAATCAAGGTCCCGCCCAATAAAAGGAGGAAAATTTCTTCATAAAATTTCTAAAGAAGAGTTTATTTAGATGGTAAAGGACTATACTCCTAATATTCTTGAATCATACTCTGATTAGTTAAAAAATATAAAGAATTTAACTGATGAGGATTTTCAAGATATATTTGAAAAGTTTTCAGAGTATTTAACTGATTTTAAAGTAAAACTTGATAAGATTACTTCGACTCACTTAAATTTTAAAACAATATTTAGAAGTATTCAGAATATATATGATTATTCGTACTCTGAGGTAAGAAAAAGTTTTAAATTAGAAGACTCATATCGAGGATACAATATATATAGTTATAATACTAATTCCGGAACTAAATATTTGTATACAAAGGATATAGTAAACCCTTATACAGAATTAAAGAATTTTAAATCAATTAATGATATAAAACAATTAATTGATTAGAAATACGAATCTACAGATCCAAATAAAAATATAAATTTCTCATAGTTTGATCCTAGTCTATAGTTTATTTCTTCAAATGAAAGAATTAGTGCAATTAAAGCAAGAAAATTTTATGCTCCAGGATCAATTATAAGGGTTCTAAATATAGAATTAGATAGAAAAACCCTAATTAATGAACAAGAATAGGCAGTTATTAGCGGAAGTAATACATTATAGGATTTTTATAATATGTTTAGAAGCTAGTTAACTGATAATTAGTTTCTAAGATTACAAGAAGAAATTATGGATATAGATACTGCAGGTATTTTCGTACATCTTGTAAATGAAAGAGTTAGTAATGATATAAGTAAAAGAAATTTTACTTAGGACTCAAGTTAGTTTGATTAGATCTTACAGGAAATTAAAACTGCTAAAGAGAATAATAATTATAAATTATACTTTATACAAGATGTGCAGAAAAGAAGTAATGCATACTATACTAAATTGATTAATATTAATAGTGAAACGGATGTTGATGTAGACAATAACTATAAAAGAGCTACTCCAATTATTGGATTAATAACTGAGACAGTAGAAGAATTTCAGAAAAAATTTGGAGTAGATGCTGAAGTATTAAATTAGGAATAGATTAGTGAAATGTTTCCAGACATACCTGTGAATGTTAAAGCCTTTATTAGAGAAGGTAAAATCTATATAAATGGAAGTACTGCTACATCAGAAGATGTTATACATGAATATACTCATTTATTTCTAGGTGCGTTAAAAGCTAAGAATTTTAAGGTTTATGAAGCTCTTCTTAATAAAGTTATGAGTTCATCATGGGATTGGGTTCAAAAAAGAAAAGAGAAATTAAGAAAAGTATATCCTAACTTAGCTGATTCTGACTTAAATGAAGAAGTATTTGTGTCTTTATTTGCAGAACATTTAGCTGGAAAGAATCCATCTGATATATTAAATGAAGTTGAATCTACAGTGGAAAATTAGGTATTTAAAAGTATATTTAACGCTACTCCAGAAGACTTTAAAACAGGATTCTACAAAGGAAGTGTGAAATCAGTATTTGGAAAGTTTGCGATTACAATAGGTAAAGAGTCTAATGGTTTAGATTTTAATTCAGGAACTGTGTATAGACGTGCTTCTAACTGGATAAGTGAATAGATAGGAAAATATAATGAGTCTGAGGGAAAAGAAGGAATAAAAGAGAATTGTAAGTAATATGGAGTGTCGATATAAAATTGTTAATGATCCAAGTGGTAAATCATATAGTTATGAGGAACTTGTAAAAGAAGTCATAAAGAGAGATAATATAAGTGATTCACTAGATATAGTATTCAGCAAGGATGCCAGTCAATCTCTACAAGACTCTATTTATTCTAAAATAATGAGTGTAAGAGCATAGGGTTTTGTAAAGTAGAATACATCTTATATAGATGGAGAACCAATTATATCTGACGATCATTCTAAAAGTCTTTAGGAATTCATTGATATGCCTTTGTTTACTTATAATGGAAGAAGACTTATTACTAAAATGAGTGATAAAACAACTATTGTAGATGATATTGCAAGAGCATTAGTAAATGAAAGTAAAGGAACTATGAGTGAGGAACAAGCTAAATATATAGCTAGGTAGGAAGTAGAACATTGGAATATTATTGCAAAGGATGCGACTGATTTACATACTTTAATATCTAGTTTTAGTTTTTCTCCTGGAACAAAATCAGACTTTTTAGATCATTTGAAAGATACAAAATTTAAAAAATCAGCTGGAGAACTTTACGATAGTGTAGATAACTTTATGCGTAAGACTTTAGGAAAAATAAGCTAGAATGCAGGAGGTCTTCCTTCAAGAGTTATACGGAATATTAATTTAAAGTCAAAGGTCGATGGTATAGATTTAGATATATTTGGACACATAGATATGATAGTTATTGACGGTTTAGGAGATTTGCATATTTTTAATTATAAAGTATCTACTCATGCTATATCTAGTAACGAAACTAAGTTGATTAAATATAGATACTAGATGGCACTTTTAAGATAGATGCTTGCTAGTCATGGAATATCTGTTAAAAAAGCTACTCTTAATATTGTTCCAATAAGAGTTAAATACAATGATGATTACTCTCAGATCGAATCTACGATAATGGATTATAAACCTACAGAACTAACATTTGACAATGGTAAGTATGTATTTAAAAATTATGATGCAGTAGCTAAACACTTTATTCGAGCTGAAATAGGAACTGATAGGATTATTTCAGAGGACAGAGATATTGCGGATGAGTAGTTAAAACTTATATTTCCTGACAGAGATGTAAAAGTAAACGGAGTAAGATTAACTGCTGAAGAGTGGATTAAAAAGAATAAAACTTCTATTATAGAAAGTAATGATCCTGAATTTGGGTACGTGATTGACTTTGGAGATGGAACAAAGAAGAAAATAAAATCCCATGAAAAACCAGAAAATAATCAAGAAATATATGAAGCTGTGCTGGAGCATCAAGAAGCACTTAATCCAGATTCTGAAGTATTTATAAATAGACTTATTAAGTCTGTCAGAGGAGGTATGCGTAACGGAATGTTCTCATTTACCTAGGATTTAGCATACTCAAGATCTGCAGCATATCTGAATCATGTCTTTAAAAAGTATTTTCCACCTTCTAAAGATACTTCTTCAGATTGGTCCTTTCTTGAAAATGACGTTCTAAATAGTGCAGGAATTATGTTATTTGCACATAAAAATGGGCAATTAGATGTGGTGGCATTAAGTCCTTATGATCTTACTGTAAAAGGTTTTAATAGAGACCACATACTCGGGAAGTTTTTAAGAAATACTAAAGCAGGATCTCTTATAAACTATAGACCTACTTTTGGAAATATAGAAGCCATAAAAACAATGGTACTTTTAAATCAAGTATTACCAAAACTAGAAGGAGATTTTACTCTAGGAAAACTTCATGTGTTATCGTTACAAGGAAATGGTCAAGGTGTTCCTTTTAATCTTGAAACATTAAATAAAGAATGCTTTTCTAATATACTAGAAACAGTCAATAGTAATTTTCCAAATACTAAAATAAAGAATAATCTTGTAAAATATAAATTCTTAGATAGAATTGATATATTAATCTAGGAATATAAAGCAATAGTTGATGAGTTATCCAGTTCTGAATCTCAAGAACTTATCGATACTGGGTTTGAAGGTCTTAATGTAGCAAATGGTATTGAAGCAAAATTAAATGCTTTGAGATAGATTCAAGCAGCTATGGTAGAAGCATATCCTGGACTAGAACATGGAGCATTAAGAAATGTTACTAAGAATATAAGTAATACAAAGATAGCATTACTTTATCAAAGAGTTGTAGATGCAATAGCGTATTATGATGTAGGTGATATAAGTACTGTGGAAAGAAAACTTAGTGGAATTGATAGACACGTATTTATTAGTAGTAGAGTTCCAAATAGAAACTTTAGACTTGTAACAAGTATATATACTAGAGCAATTAATAACATTGCAGAACAAGCAGAAGCAAAATGGATTTCTATGAGAGATCTATTCTTCAAGTTTTATGATGATATTGGATATTCAAGAGTACAAAATTCTACTATTGGTAATCAAGCAAGTCAATTTAATGATTTATATAGGAAAGATAGAAATGGAAATAGAACTCTTAGATTGTTAAATCCCTATGATGAAAATGATATGGCTCAAATAAAAACTCATAGAGGAGTTAAATAGCAATTTCTTAAGAAGATACTTTTTGAATTTGCTAAAATAAGGTATCCAATGAGGGGAATAAAATTTAACTTTACTAGTGAAAGTGATCCTGCTCTGCAAAGGTTCATAGAAAATCACGGGGATTATTTCGACATTCCTCTTGAAAAAGCATCTATATCTACAAGACGTTAGAAATACTCTTTAAGATAGAAATTAAAATATATAGGTGACAAAGCAAAAGAAATTATAAGAGATCCGAAAAGAGGATTTGAAGAATTTGTTAATGATGTAGTTAATAAACGTGAATAGGAATTAAGAGATTAGGCAATAGAGTCTAAACACTTAACTAACAAGTTTCTTTTAGGAGAAGGAAATAATAGACAAGGATACTTAGCAGACCATGATGTAGATTACTTTGAAACCAATCTAGAAAACTTAATGGCAGATTTTATTGAAAGAGATATAGAAACTAGAGAGTATAATAAAGCATTAATAACCATTAAAGGTATTTTATTTCAATTAGATCTTCTAGGAGAGAATCCTAATTAGGCTAAAGTAGTTGAACAAACTAAGGAAATGATTGAAAACTTTATAAAAGTTAATATGTTTAATGCTTCTATTATGGACGAAACTTCTCAAAGAATATTAGGTGTATCTGCTCCATTAAGACATGTAGTTTCAAATACTCTTATTGCAGGAAATGTTATATCTATGTTAAGAGATGCTTTTGAAGGAATTTGGTAGAATACAATGAGAATCCTTAATCATTATTAGACCGATATTGATGCTAAATCATTGTCTAGAGCATATGTTACTGTAGTTAAAAACTCATTTAGTGATGGGCGTACTATAAATATAGTGAATTAGCTTTGTCAGATATATAGATTATCTAATATTGATGTATCTAGAATCTCTGAAGGATTAAAGTCTGAAAGAGGAGCGATGAACTTTAAAAACTGGATGTATGCAACTCTTAGAAGACCTGATTTCTTAAACCGTATGACACTTTTTGTAGCAAAATGCTACAAAGATGGAGTATACAATGCTTTCGATATTAAAGATGGTAGATTAGTATATGATTGGAAGAAAGATGAGAGATTTAAGGTATTTGCATCTGGAAATAAGTCTGATAAAAGATATAAGGAACAAATGGGGGCTTATTATAATGCAGTAAGAGCATATAATCAAGATCATCCAGAAGCAACTATTGGATTTGATGAAGACCTTCCAATGCCTTATAGTTTCCAAGAAGTTGAAGTAATGAAGAATGTAGCAAATAGTATTTATGGTTCGTATGATAAAAGTACTAGAGCAGGATACGAACACATGGCTTTAGGAACATTCTTTGGTATGTTCTCAACTTGGATGAATGGTATATATGCTAATTATATGACAAAGCCAGGTTAGTATGAGAATGGAGAATTTGAATTGCAATAGGCTAAAGATAGTTCGGGTAATTTATTATTCTTTGATGATACCGGTCAAACTATCGTATAGATATTACAGGAAGATGGAACTGCTAAATATTACTATGAGGGTACAAATACTGAAGTTACAGAAAATCTAACCAATATATAGAAAGTAATGGATAAAGTACCTATTGTAGTTTAGGGTATCTGGTATACTGTAACTGACTCACTTCAAGCATTGACTAAGGGTAACTTTAGAGATGAAATATGGTTAGATCCTGTTCAAAGAAAGAATTTAGATAAGTTATTTTCTGATCTATTAGCTCTATTATTATTCTCAATTATATACGGATGTGTACTTAATCCAGCTTACAAAGGATTTAAAGAAGGAATGAAAGAAAGAGATGTAGTTACTAATGGAGTAGTTGAACTACTATATAAATCATCTTCTAGATCCTACGATGGATTTAAGGGAATATATAATGTCTTCCAATTCCTTGGTGAAAATACCAATCCTCCTGTATATACTTAGAACATGAAACTCCTTAAAGAATTAACTGCTGCAGCAATGGGTAAAAAATCAGCTGTTGATGTATTAACTGGAAATGTAGCAGTATTTAAAACTTTCTAGGATACTTATAGAACTTATACAAAATCATAGGAAAAGAATGAGTAGTAAATTACAGAGAAGAAAAATTAATCCATTAGGTATTCCTAGACATGTGGAAAGGAATGATGCTATTCCACAGTATAAAGTTCCGGAATAGCATAAATGGATTAAAGACGAGGAACCAAAACCTCTTACACCTAAAGAGTATGTTTAGGCTCGTAGAAAAAATCCAAATATTAAAATATTACCAACTTCTACAACACAACAACGTCTAGTTTAGAGAAACTAGATATAGAAAGTAAGTCATAATCCCAATCTAACAAAAACACAGAAATAGATTCTAATTAGCAGGGACTATACTAATATGCTTATTGACAAGGATAAACCTGTATACTATGTTGTACAGTTAGGTGATAATCTATATCGTATAGCTAAGAGAAATAATCTAACTCTTGAAGAACTAAAAGCTCTAAATCCACAGTAGAAAGGAGATACAATTCATGTAGGAGACAGATTAAGATTAAGACATGGTAAATCTAATTAGTGGGTTAATGTATTAAAGGAACAGAGTTTTGAAAAAAATTATAATACGTCTAATAAAGATGCTATATTAAATTATAGACATTCTGATACATTTGTTATAATAGATAAAGCTAAAGGTACATTAACAGTATATGATAAGTTCTCTAATCCAATCTATACTACGACTAACATGTCAACAGGAATATCTGGAGATGATTATAATACTATAACATATTCAGATGACAGTGGAGATATAAAATCTTATAGTGGTAATATGTCTACTCCTGCAGGAATTACTAGAATTGGATCTATTTATAAGAATAATGATGGAAGTATATCATTTACTAGACAAAGGTAGAACAGGGATGGTAATTGGGAAGATATAGCATCATCTATTCACTCTGTCATATCTGCTATTAACAATTCTCACTTGAGTAATGGATGTATTCGAGTTGATAAAGAAGATGCAAAAAAACTTACACAATATATACATAAAGGTACCTTGATATATACTCTTCCTGAGAAACCTGGATCCAGATTTATATTACGAGCAGGTAAATTAAACTTTGTTGCAGATAACCCATATGGAAATAATACTGGACCAAAAAAATATTGGGATGATTATAATGTACACATAGATAAGTCATATAACCCCTTAAGTATTAAGTTAGTAAAAAAGAGAAATAATCCTGTATATAATATAAATGCTCAATAGTACGCAGATGCAATATCTAGTGAAAAACGAAGAATACAACAATAGCTTGGATTAAGTAATGATGAATATAATCACTTAGCTCAAATAGCGATGGGTGTTGGCTAGATGGAATCTGAGTTTGGAACAAATAAAAGATATTTGGTAAAGACTTAGTTTGCATAGACAGTGTATCATACTGGAAAATATATTTATGAAAATCTTAAGGGTATAATTGAAAAAGATCCTAAATATCATCCTTTAGTAAGTAATTCAAGAGGTATAACTTAGATAAAATATAACGATGATATATCACAATCCAAAGATTTGAGGAAACTATACTCTCAATATGGTATAAATGACGGAGATGATCTAGAGGATCCAGGAAAAGCAGGTATTGCAACAATACTCCGACTTGGATACATTTATAATACTGAAATAAAAGGAAGAAACTTTACTGGACATGGTAAAGAAGTATCTCCTTGGGATGCACTTATCTATGCTTATAATGGTAGATAGGTTCAGTTAAGAGATAAAACTGCGACTCCTGATAACAATGGTTATATTAAAGGAGTAAATAATAATGCTAAGAACTTTGAGTACTTAGAATATAGAACATACGATGAATAAAAAATAAAGGGAGAATCTCGAACAATAAAGTTCAAGACTCTCCCTTAAAAAATAAAGGAAAGTACAGGCTTTAAACCTATACTTCCCTTTTATTATTTAAATAATACTATACTCAAAGTAAGTATTATATTTATAATTAGTAATATTATATTAATAATCTCAATTGATATAAATTTAAATGTTTTCTTAGATTTAAGCGGAGTAATTTTATCTATTAATTTACATATAGATTTAAAGTCAAATCCTGGCTTAATATTAAATACCCTTGGATTAATATTAGGATCTTTAGTAAGGAATTTCATGAGCTTTTCAACTTTATAAGCCTCTGAAGGTCTTATACTCCAATCAATATCTAAATATATATATTTGAAAAGCGGTTTTGCATCTAGTACAATACATTCGTTTACATCTCCAATTAATATTCCAGCAGGTAATTTAATCCCATCTTCACTAAGTCGTCTTAAATAGAATACTATTTGAGAAAGAACTTTACAAATCTCTTTTTTAGATTTAAGATTTACATCATATTTATATTCTATTAAAAGTTCGTGTGATAGATATGCATCACATCCACAACAATGGTAAATTTCATCATCTGGATAGTACCATTTAATAACTTGTGTATATGCTGTTTCTACATCTTTTTCTAGTGATGCATACTCGAGAAGTTTACATAAGTCTATCATTTATTATTCATCCACATAACGGTCATTATGGCATAATTAGCCATATCAAGTAATGTATCTTTGATTGATTCTCCACTTACTTGAGCTTCAGATGTACTTAATTTTTCTATTCTATTCATTTTATCACCTAAACGTACTACAGCAGCAATGAGTCCAAATTTGTCAAGTGATTGATCAAAACTATTGCCGTAATCATGATTCTTTCTAGTATAAGTATCATGTAATTTATCAGTAATTAGTTTGAAACTATCTGTCTCAAATGTATTATAAATACTAAATTCATCAGTAATTGGTTCAAGACATTCTTTAATTTTATTAATATCATGTAATGAAGAATAAGTCGTACCTGTCGTAATATTACGCAGATTATTATCATCATTATTAAATACTATAATGTCTCCTGGACTCATTAATTTTACATCCTCTAAAAAATACTTTTTTATACATTTATATTTCATAATATATTAATATATTTAGTTGTAGAAAAATTATCTTCTTTATAAGGAATTGGATATTCAATTATAATATTCTGAACCTTATTATTCTCTTTAATAGTACTTAAAGCGATACAATATACAATTAGTCTGGAAATTACTTCTTTTCTTAATTGATTAATCATAAATAACATAAGGATTTTTATATATTTTAATAAACATATCTAAATCCTTGTTACTACATTCTACTATTATTTCATCATCATTACTATCATAAAGTTTTGGAGTTAGGTTATATTTATCACAGAAATCAATCTGATATTCATTAAGTTTCTCTTTAGCTTTTTCTAATGTAAGATTATCATGATGTATAATGCAATCATAATCGTCTTTCTCCATCCTTACTACATCTATTGTATAAACATTATCATTATCAACTACACTACATTTCTTTGATATGAGTTCTATTTTCTCTACTTCCTTATCATTATATTCAAGTATGGATAATAATGATTTAAAATTATTTACTGCAATATATGTAGTTATATTATTTGGATGATATATTTTATATAATTCTTTATTAATCATTGT